TAATTTAATTGATGTTTGAATTCTCCTCCAGTTCCGGAAGAAGTAAAGGACATACTTGTACTACCATCATTGCCAGTGCCTTCACCCACTAATGTTCGACCTTGTCCAAACTGTTCCCATGTACCACCTAAGAAATTTCCGGGATTGTTGTTATTGTAAGTAATATAAACAGCACCAATAGGGAATAATTTATCCAAAAGACTTTTCCCCGCAAGTTTAATGATACCGTCAACACTCAAATCTTTTGTGATGTGTCCGTTACCACTAACATCTAATGCATACTCAGCTTGAGGTACACAATTCAATCCAACACCATGTTTACGTATTGCTACGTTTGTTTTTATAGTTGGCACTATATAAGATTCAGTAGTATATGTTCCAGTTTGAAGTTTATCCGCTATTCTTAAATAAATAGTATAAACAGATTCAGTCGATAGACCAGTAACGGTTATTCCATTACTAGAATTATTCCAAGTTGAATTATTTGTACTATACTGCTGTGAATTAATATTGTTTAACTGTGTTCCTTTAGCGTCAACACCTTTATCGTATGCATATATTTCTGAATAAGCCAAAGTATATGTTAACTTCGCACTCGTTTGAGGATTGTCTAAACGTAATGCACTATAGTTACGAATGGTTGGCACATTGTAAGGCTGTATTCGTATTTGTTTTTCAACGCTAGTACTTAGCCCTCTGGAGTCGGTTGCAGTAACCGTTATAGTCTTAAGTCCTGTACTTAAATGAGAAAAGCTTGCACTACTTGAGTTCTGTGTATTAACTCCAGTGCAAGCTATTTTATAACTAATTGATGTACCACTTGGTGCTCTACGAAGCCCTGCACTGGCACTAGCAACTTTTACAGTGCTAATACCTGATGCAAAACATGTAGAAGGGTATCCAAACGCACCTCCACTAATGGTAGGCGCTCCTAAAGTAGGAGTTGCACCTCCATCAGTATTTATGTTTACAGTTGATTCTTTTATAACATATCCACTACGTGAACCATTTGAATTCTCGATCCATGCTATAGCATAGATTTTTGCGGAATATCTGCCTGTTCCTAAAGCATTGATGACATCAGTCTGAGAAACACCAACGGTAATACTAGTGTTACCATAAGATGGTTGACTGCAATACCATTTGACTTGATTTTCGGCAGTATTATACATATAAATATCTGCCTTACGCATAAAAGACCCACCATTAGCTTGTGAGCCACCCGATAGCCCAACTGTAAACGAAGTACTAGAGTATGGATTAAATGGATTTGGCATAGAGTCAATAGATGGTGGATTTAAATAATTTAATGTTACGATAGCTGAATATACATGGCCAGACCAACCAATATTATTGCCACAACATACTCTAAATTGATATGTCGTTCCTTGACTGCGATTGGGAAGGGAATATGTATAACTTCTTCTATCCCAACCTAAATCACCAGAAACCCATTCCCAACTTCCTCCGTTTATACTAACATCAACACGGTAAGTACCTGAATTGTTATAACTACTTCCTGCGTTCCACGAAACGGATAATGATGTTGTAGTTTCAGAAGCAACATAATTGCTCGTTGGAGAAGTAATACTTCCCATAGATGGTGCAGTTCCTACGTTATCAAGTTGAACGTTTCCACTAATTGTTTGATTACTTAAGTTAATAATTCCATTAAAATTTGCATAACCACTAATATTAATTGTTTTATCACCAGTATATGCAACCCAAACAGAATGAGAAATTAAACCGACAGCACCGTTAACAGATCCACTTAATTGAGCGCCACTGCCAGTCTTTTGATTTCCGTTAATTGTAACTCCGTAACCACCATAAACATAAGCTGAAAAATACCAATTGTTTTGGTTTTGTGCAATTAAAGTAGCATTAACGGTAGAACCACTGTTACCTTTGGAACTACTCCAATTTATACCTAATCTACAGTTTTGACCAGAACCATTACCAAAGCTTCCACTTGCCATAAAATTCCTCCTTTCTAAATAAAGTCAATGTTGATACCATTAGCGTTTTTGGTGAACTTTAATACATTGCCGAAATATAATGTGTTATCAACCGTTATGTTATCCGTTAACGTATTTCCATGAACTATTAAGTTAGCCGATTGATTTGCAGTACCAACATTTAATTCGTTGTTAAATAAAAAACCACTTCCATTGGAAGTAGTCGTTAATGTTTTATTGTTTATGATTAAACTTGTTGAGTTTAATGTTGTCTTATCGGCTATGTTTATGCCTTTAGAATAATAAGCAGAGCCATCTTGTTTTAATGAAATCATTGGTGAATACGTATTATTTGTAATAATAACATCCTGGGCAAAAGAGCTTGAAGTATTATCCGTCAACTGAACTCGTTTAACTCCATTTGCACCATTTTGAATCGTTAATAACGCATCATTTCCTGATGACGCACTAGGATCGACAATCGAAATGTTACCAATCTTAATATCACCAGTCCAAAGGCCACTATATTCACCTTGAGTTGCTTTGATTGAACCATCTGAATATACGATAAATGGAGCAGACTCACGTTCTTCAAATGAAGTGCCTGCCCAGAAACGAACTTGCTTTAGTTTATCTTCGGGAGCAGGAGACCAATCTGTTGCAACATCGCCTTCTTCAAGTTTAAAGTTTGACAGCGTAATATTTGGAGCAGTTGAGTACGGATTTGAGTTATCGTCTACAATTATTTCAGCATCAGCCCCAACATCTGAATCCAACACACCAGTACCATAGCAACGTCCATTTTTATTAATAATAAGAACAAATGACGATCCCTGAACTCTTACACCAAAAGCCCAATCAGGTGCACTAGATGGCACGTTAGAAGCATCACAAGATATCGTGTATGTTTTACCCTTTATTAATTTAACCCAAGGTTTTAAATAAAAATATGTATTGCCAATTGAGCCGACGCCAACGGTTATTGATGAATCATCTATTTTGGTAGCTCGCTCCCCAGCTCTTATATACCGCTTAAGTAAATTTCGCCCGCTACCACCACTAGAAACGATTCCTCCATCATTTGTAATAACCGAACCTCTTGCAATAATGTCGTTAAACTCAGCAGTTCCATCATTATTGATAGACCAACCAGTTTTACCAATATTGTAATTAGAAGAAGATACAGAACCTTTGATTGTAACCTCACCATTGTTTGTAATATTGAATGTTTGTTGGTTATTATCTTTATTTAAGACAGATAGGCCATAAGCATTAATACGTTCGGCAGATAATTGACCAGATGTAATACGGTTTGCGTTGATTTCTTGGGCATTGATGACGTTCATAGCTGCCGATCCAGTAGCAAAAATATCATCGACAGCTAACTGGTCAGTCTTAATGGTGTTAGTTTTGATATAACCACCATTGATTGTGGTTTCACCATTAACTGTTGCGTCTTTTGCCCAGTTATCGATAATAGATTGATTTGCTTTATCTTCTGGAGCTGGAGTCCAGTCTGTAGGCTTATTACCAAATTCTGCTTTAGGTGAACTAATCCAACAAATACTCTTTTTCCCAGGACGTGAATTGCATGTAAAGTTAAACTTCACTTCTGTGCTGTCTTCAGCTACGCTAAATGTTGCATAGATATAATTCCATCCAACTTTAAGCTCTGAAGCACTAGGAATGCAGACCGGATATGATATATTAGGATTAAACCATTGATATTCACCATTATGTGTAAATAGAATTCTGAACTCATATCCATCAAGTTGACCTACAGTTTCTATATAAATCCACATGGATATTGTTATATCTTGTCCAAGAACATCCGCCAAATCCCATGTGGATTTAAGGTCATCAACTATAGTATATTTTTGTGATGTACCCGATGTATTATCGCAAATAAGTTTTAATGTGTTATTACTAAATTTAGTGTACTTATTATCAACGTATACTTCTTTATTTTTTTTAACATCTTTAAATGCTGTGTTTCTTAATAAATTTCTTCCACCAACTTGTAAGTTATCAATCTTATTATTTGCATCATTAATTTTATTTTGTGTACTGCTATCTAAACCTTTAAAAGTTACTAAACCTTTTAAGTTAATACTATCAGCAACCAACTGAGCAGTTCTGTCAGTTAAAGTGAAGTCTGTAGCACTACTACCAGACTTGACTATCCATTGGAATTTAGAAGCAGTTTGACTAGCTATAGTTTGAGCGTTATTTGCAGTACTATTTGCATTATTCAAACCAGTAGCTAGAGTAGGAGTTGTATATGTTGTTGAACCATCGTTCCAAGCAATAGCATCTCTAGTCCAATAATATTTGCCATTAGACCAAGTATCTTGTGTTGTTTTCCAAGACCCACCAGATTGAGCGGTATTAGAAGTAGATAAATAATATTGAGGCGTTACTGAACTAATACCTTTACCAGTAGCTCCTTTACCACCAGTATCACCATAGACACCAATGATAGCAGGTGTAGTATTGGTCGGACTGCCAGTTGTATAATTAATAGTCTGATAGTACCATAAATATTTATTAGTTGTAGTAACACTACTAGGAGACGTTTTCCACCCAGTAGTGTTTGTTGTAACACCAGTAGTTACGTTAGTAACTAGATAGTGATGCACAATGCTTAAAATACCTTTTCCATCAGAACCATTAGCTCCATCGCTAACCATCATCAAGGTAACAGAAGAGCTTGCTTTAATAGCCATAATTATCCCTCCAATTGAGCACTAAATGTAGCTTTGTTTGAAACGTCTCCTGCACTAATAGTATATGTCGTACCTGTCGCCACTGAAGTAGTTCCTCCATCTTTATACCATTTGATAGTTCCTAAACTAGATAAAGCAGAACCAGTTACTTCAACTCCACCTTTATAAACGTGAGCAGTTAAAGTTGTAGCAATGGCAGTGTTTTTGAAGATAATACCTCCGCTAGATGTGATTGCCATTGTGATAGCATCCTTACCATTTGTTCCATTGATTCCATTTGTGCCCTTGTAAGATACAGAAAATGATTCAGTAGACTTTCCGTCTGAATATGTTACTACTGTTTTTGTCCATAAATACTGGCCATTCGCAACACTAGGAACTGTTGTACTCCATGTTCCTGTTGGAGCAGTAGTACCACTTGTGCCTGCTTGATATGTAACTGATGTTGATTTTACAGTAACGCTTGTACCGTTTGAACCGTTCGTACCATTTGTACCTTTATAAGAAACTGAGTAGGCCTCTGTCGATTTGCCATCAGAGTATCTTACTACAGTTTTTGTCCATAAGAACTGTCCGTTTGGCACATTAGGTACTTCAGCTTTCCATTCTCCAGTTGGCTTAGTAGTACCGCTTGTACCGACCTGATATGTTACAGAAGTTGAACTTACAGTAACACTTGTACCATTCTGCCCTGTCTGACCCTTGAATGCGATTGAGTAACTGAATGTCTTGTTAATAGTGATATCACCATTGACAACGATAGGGATAGTGATAGTACCACTCTTCGTCAATGCAGATGTCGCAGTGATAGTGATTGTTGGCATTGGTGTCTTACCATCAGAAACTGCAGAAATTCCCGTAGGACATGTAATAGATCCTACCGTGCATGGAACCTGTTCGCTACCACATAATGCCATCACCTGTGTAGTAGTTGTCTGTGTACCATTTACGGCACTAGTAGTGCCTAAGAATGTATAGTTGTCATTTGTTAACACGACGGAATAACCATCGGTTAAGTCGATTACATCAATTTGATTTACAGCCTTAATTGTCATATTTTGTTTCCTCCTAAATATTTAATTCACAGTTAAATACTGCTTTGAATTTTACATCTTTCGCTGAAAGTGTAAATATAAATCCATTGTCGTTCAATCTAGAATCATCTAATGGAATATTCGTAAATTCTTCTTCGCCATGTCTTTTAATCAGCCATTGCAAATATGCACCATCACCATACATTTGCTTTAGCTTTGTTGAATTGTCTATTATTGTGCCGCCAACATAAATGGTTACTGTAAATATAGTTGCGACACTACTGTTTTTAAAAGTCGTTCCATTGCTGGAATCAATATAGAGCATAATGGCGTCTTGTCCGTCTAACTCACCACTTTCAACTTTATTGATTACATCTTGAGCTTTGTTTAATGCGTTTTCTGCATCTTTTTTAGCTTGTGTTGAGTTGTTCAATGCGTTTGAAGCATCCGAACTTGCTTTATCCCATTTGTCCTTATTCGCAGTGACCGTTGTAGTAATACCATCTGCGGTTTCTTTGATTTCTGTAATAGAACTTTCCATCTTTGTTACTTTGCCTGTAACATCATCTACAGATGTTTTTATGTTAGCGATTGTTGTTTTATTGCCTTCAACAGTCTGTACAGTTTGATTGTAGGCGTCTTTTAAAGATGTTGTAGTTCCATCTCCATTATCAATAGTTGTTTCTTTGATTAAGGATTCAATTTTACCTTGCTGCACAGTAAAGTTTGTTTGTAATGTAGTAACAACATTCTCTATATCTTTTTCGCTTGGTTTAAAATCTGAAGCAATATTACCAAGTTCTAACATGCCTTCATAAGCATACAATGTATTATTGGCAGGAATTGTAAAGAACACTTTCTTTGATGTTGCAGTATTTGCAGAAGCAGTAAAAGATACTTTCTGCCATTCAGAAGTGACAGGAAAATATCGACTTCTTTCATTAGAAATTTGAATACTAATTTGGATCTCTGAATCTGCTCTAAACCAACATGAGAATGTATATTCTCGATCAAGTTCTAATATATCACCAAAATTATAGACGACTTCAGTGCTTTGTTCATTCGTAATCTTTAGACAGTCGTCTAACTGCCCGTAAGGGGATTGTAATTTTGTTTCATTTACCATGCCATCACTTCCTTTCTATTTTTAATACACTACTAGTTTGAGTAGCTTCATTACCAAAGTTTAATACGCTATTTGCAACAGTAGGTATATTTGAATAAATATGTAACATACCATCTTTGGTTTGATATAAATCCGCAGTTGTTAATGTTGTCAATCCATAGTCTTGAAAAATCATCGTTTTAGCATTTCTAAGCAGATTGACCGTTCCTAACTTTAAATTATTAACCTTAGATTTAACCTCTTTGAAAGATGCACCAAGGCTTTGATTTTCTTCGTCAATCCAAATTTTATTAGACTTAATAGATTGTGTGCCATCATCATTCAGACGCTCTACAACAGAGTTAATGTCTAACTTAGATCCTGCAATATTTGCATTATCAGAAACCATCTTATCTATAATTAAACCATCAGGTACACCAGAGGCTTTAATACCATCTTGGTCATAAAGTGTTGTTTTACCGTCGGCGCTTCTAACAATGAAGTTGAAGTTGCCTTTAGCATCTTTACCAATCTGAACTCTTACGTTGCCATCTTGGTCTAAGAATTGTTGGGTAGAGCCTTTAATTACAACCCCACCATCATTAGATTTAATAGTGAATTTATCCGTACTAATATTGCCAGCTTTTAAATCACTGACATTAATCTTGGCAGCGATTAAATCTCTAACAACAGCTTCATCAATCACAACATTTTCGGCAGTTAAATGTACAGTCTGTAAAGTACCAGTTCCAATATTGCCCGCTAAAATACTATTGATATTTGCTAATTGAGCGTCTAACTGTCCAATCGTAGCTTTAGCAGCATTCAATTCTTCGATAGTGGCTTTGTTAGCAATTAGATTATCTAATTCTGCTCTTTGAGCTTTTAATTGTTCAATAGTAGCGTATTTAGTATCCAATTGATCAATAACACCATGAATAGCTTGTAGATCATCTGTAATAACTTTATTGGCCTTAACAATTTCTGCTTGAACATAATCAGCATCGACTTTAGCAGCAACCAATTCTTTAACATTCGCTAAATCAACATTTAACGTTTGAATTGTAGCGTTGACAGCCTCAAGATCTTCAATGCTTGCTTTTTTAGCAATTAGCTTATTAATCTCTGCAGTCGCAGCATTTAATTTTTCAGTAGTAATATACTTTGCATCAAGATCGGTAATCTTAGCATATGTTGCTTCAATATCTTTTGCCTTGATATAATCTGCCTCTAATTGTTTGATAGTTGCATAACTAGCTAGTAACTTTTCAATTGTTGCCTTATATGCTTCTAAATCAGAAACTTCAATTTTAGTTGCCTTAATGTTTTCGATTTCTGCATTCTGAGATTTTAACAAACCTGCAATTGTAACATTGCCTGCTTCTAATTCCTTAATTTGTGCTTCATCAGCAACAAGTTTTTTAAATTCTGCTTTGAATGCTTCTAGATTTTCTATTTTTGCATATTTCGTTAACAACGTTTCTAATGTTGCGTTTTTTACATACAAATTTTCAATATCTGCATAATCAGTAACAACACGATCAAGCTTGTTGCCAATTTGGATAATTTGGTTAGTAGCTAGGACAATATTTCCATCACTATCACAATAAAGTTGAGACTTACCGTCCTTCTGGATATCAAAAATACGCCTATACGTATTATCATCACCTTTTTTAGCGTTGATAACCAGACCGTGATTATCGAAATTTAACTGCATTTTCGAATCTTCTGAGTAAATACCTAATGAATTACCAAGAATCATTTGCCCTACTAAATTTTTCGCTAATACATAATGAACATTTGTTTTAGACACGTACTTTTTATTTACATAATCATCTATTGTAAATCTATCTATCATTTTTGGACTCTTAGTTCCATAAATATCCATATAATATAAAAGCATATCACCACCCACAATCTCGTTATTGATACTTTGATATGCTTTTCTATATAAATTCTTTATGTCAGAATCAAAATTTCTTGAAACATATTCGTTTAATTCATCGTTATTGCTTCCAGACACAAGAACACCGACACCATCCTTAGAACCTTCATATACCATAACATCAAAATCTTCATAAGAAGAAATCTGATAGATACGTACTTTATTCTCAAAAATAGTACCAATCATAACCTCTAAATCATATTGAGCAACATCTAGAAATTGTTGTTGTAAATAAGAAGATAGAAGGTAAGGGGAATTATGAGCATCCTTATATGTCTCTAAATAATCAAATGCTAAACGACATAATTCTAGATTACCTGCTGTAAAAACAATAGTATTGCCAATCACTTTAATTTTTTCTGCATTATTAGCAATTCGGCTATATCCGTTTTCATCTTTTAAACAAGCAGCAGTATCTGCTGACATGTATAATTTGTCGTTTTGATATAATATTAAACAACTACTCATGCCTTTTTTACCTCCTTCCAATCATCCAATATAATTTGGGTATAAGAATAGCCACCAACTAATTTGTCGATGGCTTTAACTAATTGTTCTTCTGTAGGTAGTTTATGACTACCCTTAATTCTCAAAACTTTCCAACCATAAGATTTTGATATTTCATCTCTTCTTCTGTCTCTTTGTTCATCTTGATGCCAATACCATCCGTCATACTCGATGTCTATTTTAAAATTAAACAATGTCGATACTAAAGCTATATCAAAGCAAAAACCACGAAATGTTTTATTTATAAAAACAGAACATGAAGGATATAGAGAAGAGATTAATTTATAAATTTCAATCTGTTGAGTTGATGTTTTAATTTCTCCATGTTTACTAGTACTTTCTAATGCTTTTTGTAAGAACTCTGGATTTTCCAATGGAGTTTTAACCCCGTATTTTTCCATACATGTCAATTGTTTCTTTTGTTTAATGGATTCAGCTTGTGAAATATTGTTAACTCCATATTTTTCGTTCACTGTTTGTCTGGATTTGTCTCGGATAGAAGCAACTTGCATAGGGTATTTATACCCATATTTTTTTAAATTAGTTTCTGCTGCCTTATCTGATAAAACTTTTCCATAGTTTTCTCCATATTTAAGGATTTTAGTCTGCTTAGTCCTTTCGGGTTGATCACTTGGCATATACGCTCCATATTTTTCCATACGTGTTTGTTGTGCTTTTTCTTGTACAGATGGTATTGCCAACACACTAGATACTCCATACTTTTCTTTTACAGCAACTTGCAATAAACATTGTTTACAGTAATGTTTAGATTTATCTAATCCATGCTTGAAAAATGATTTATAAGAAGTTTCATAAATTTTACCGCATTCATCGCATTGAAGTTTAACTCGAGATTCATTTGAATTATTCAAATCCTTTAATGGTACAGTAATTGTATCCCCAAGTTTAACATCATAACCAAGATTGCGATAATGACGCACCGCTGTTGAATATACAGTTACATCAAAATATTGATTAGGGACTATCATAAAGATACCCCCTTTAATTTTACGTCTTTTACCTCAGAATTTAATACACCATATCCAATCTCTTGTTTCCCAGTCTCTGGGTTGATGTGAATATACTGCCCAATACATGCTTCTGTAGAACGCCAAGCATCCTTAGTTAAATAAAGGCCATTATTAATAATGCGAAGTTGCATGTTAGAATATTGAGTAGAGAAATCTTCTTGTCTTCTCATCAATAAACCCGAATCGCCCATAACCATGTTTTGATTAGAAGCGTTATTTACCACTTTCATGACGGTTGCATCCAAACCATTATTAACAAAATTACGAATCAACGAATCTGATTCACTCGTTTTCTTCATAGTAGTCTTAACAGAATCATAAGTACTGCCAATAGACTGCGCTTGTTTAATAATAGAAGACAAATCACTTGTTCCAGTTCGAATCTTCGTTACATCAGAGAATTCTACTTCTAAAGATTTAATATCTTCTCCAAAACTAATCTGATAAGACAATAGTCTAAGCTTATAAACTTGATTGTCATATTTAACACGAATAAAATTACCAAGTTTGAAATTATTCCTCAAAGGCTCAAACGCTGGAATGGCAAGAAGATTTGCCATTGAAGTTGCAATTCTATGTTGCTTTTCACCAGACTTATACAACTCATCTTTAGCAGTATCAATAAAGTCCTGAGCACGCTTGAAGATTTCATTGTTTTCTAAACCATCAGAAATATAATTGTCATTTGAATATTCATCTTCACGTCTGAATAGAACAAATTCATTGTATAAATCAGTGCCTAAATACTTTTCAAAATTCAATGTCTTTTGAATTTCTCTTTGGCGCTTTTCTGCAACGTCTAATTTTGCTTCATATTCTTTAATCGTCTTTGTGCGCAAATCAATTTCATTATTTGTTGCTACTAATTTTTCATAGTAGGGAACATATAGCTCTTCATATAACTCTGCATTCTTATTGGCTTGGTCTGATTCAATCATGATGTCAATTGCACCTTGGAATGCGTCTGCAAATGATTTCAATCTATTTAAGCAATACAATTTAATAGCTTCTTTATAATCTGCTAATTCTTTAATAGAAAGCACATCATAAATACTGCCATCTTTTTTTGTATCTTCGTCTTTTAATTTCTTGTCGATCTTTTGTTGTAAAAAGTCATAATATCTGTTTGTTACTTTAACTGTCACCATAGGTGTCGTATAAGTATCTTCTTCATCTGAGTAATTCGTTACAACGAATTGTCCAGTCCAAGTTCCATAAAGGCTGTTAGCGTCTCCATCATTACCATTCATATAGAATGTTGCATTTTTAATATCTGCTTTGAAATATCCTGCTTTAATAAATACCTTTGCATATTGTTTCATTGCAGTATTAATCGTTTCAACAGACGTGCTTGCCTTTAGCTCAGGCATGCCTAATGGAGAAAGATTTGTTGCGTTTAACTTAGCTCCTTCTTTTTTAGCGTCCGTTGGATCGTTTTCCCTTTTTGGCATCATACTAGACGTATAGTAAATCACCTTATCAATGTACTCATACATATTCTGCATTAACTCAGAATATTCTTGTGTATATGATTGAACTAACTTGTCATAAGACTCAATCTTAGCAACAAGTTCTTGACTCATATCTTTTTTGCATTCATCAGAAAAATAATATAAATAGTCAGTTCCGTTAGGGTTACAGTTGATAACTGCGGCCGTCATATTGTCATCGCCAGCTCGCAACTTAAAACAGTTCTTATATTGATCCGTATCTACAGAATGCGTGATGTTATCAGCTAGATTCTCACTGTCGACGTAAACAGTCGTATCTTCACCATAGAATTTTAAATTTGTAGAACCACACTTAGGACACGTATCTGTATATTCACCACGATAGCCACAGTCCAAGCATACGTTCTTCAAATCATATGCATTGATTTTTCTATTAACAGAATCAAAAGTAAAAAGACAGCCAACTTCTTCAGCGACTGTCTGTGTTAAAAACTCATATACATCTGTATTATCAACGCTAAAAGTACGCTGAATCTTCATTAACGACTTATCAACGTCGCCAATAGAATATTGAGGTAATTTGTACAGAATACGATTTAATAATGAATTTTGTGGTTCTAGTTCTGAATAGAAGATAGTAGGGGATTTATAATCCTCTCGCTTGATATCAGCTTCTGAGTTTATTTCTATATCGAACAATTTGCAGTTTGCCAATTCGGCTTCACACGCAGAAGTACCAGTAACTGATTTATACTCAGATTCTTCTTCTGTGCCTTCTACAGTTATTTCATAAAATTCATCTAATTCTTGAACATATACATATTTAAAATCGGTAATATCATCCCAATGAGGCGTAATTTCGCCTTCATTTTTATCCTTGCCATACTTATATACCTTAAAACTTAATTCGTTAGCTGCATTCATAGACACCTTAGAAATAACGCTTTCTTTGTCTACTACAAGATCGCCAATCATATCGTGATTACGTTTCGCAAGTATAATATGATAATCTTCTACATATCCATTTGCATCAATCTTTATCATATAACAAGTCCTACTTTTCTAATCGGGTTGTATTCCATTTTAATCTCGCATGGCAAGTTTGCTGTAAATGTGTTTGTTCTAGAAGAAAATGTATTTACCAATCTAATATAATTAAAATTAAAATCGTTTGGCAATTTCTTATGTGAGTCCATAGACGTTGTGATAATTTTAGTATCTCCGCTCATTGTGATAATTTCATTTGCTTTGCAGTTTTTGATGATTACTGCGTTATATTTATCTGCGCTGTTTTGAATAGTTAAATCACCTGCCGACTTAACAGTGATTGTAGTTTTGCAATATAAATGTCCAATTTCATCTGAAACATCCTCAATGGTTAATGGAGAACTACCTAACGTACCATTAAACACTTTAGTTTCTTGATATCCAAATGGAGCATTACAATTTAGTGTTAATCTTAAACCTACAATATCTCCTCCAGCTTTTAATAGACTCATATTAAAATAAGCCATATAATATACGTCTGCAAAACTACCGTCATTATAGATTGGCTTGAATTTGCAATAACTTTTACGGTTTAACCAACGTATTAACGAATTTAATTCCGCATCTGAAATTACAAAATCATCATAATTATCACAATTATATTTTGTTGTATAGAACTCTAACTGATATGGTTCTGTATAAGAATATCCAGCACTAAAATAACTATCTGCAAACTGTCCTTTAACATTTACAAGCTCTAAGTTGTTGCCAAGTTCTTGCTCATCATCAGGATCAGAAAACGATGAAATACTCATCTTTAAACTAGATAATTTAATACCATCATATTCAAAATCAATCATATTCATACAGAATTCCTCCTTTCTATTTTGTGTATTGTTTTACTAATTGTTCGATTTTTGCTTTGTACTCTGCTTTCAATAAGGTAATATCATGTACCTCTTTTTTATATTGTTCTTTAAGTTCTTTCAGCTCGTTCATTGCTTGTTTAAACTGAATGGATTGTATAGTCACATCATCTACATCTTTAAAGTCTTTTACGACTTCAGACAGTGATGTATTTTGCTTCTTTAAATTTTCGTTTTCTATTTTTAATTGCTCGATGTATCTGAGCAGATTTTCTGTTTTTTGTTTATCTTCCATTTACTCCTCCATAAAAAAAAGAGGAGGGAAGTGAATCCCTCCTAGTATTTGAATTTGTTTAATGTATTTTTACCCATAGCTTCATCTATGGTAATTGCTTTAATAACTTGTTGTAATGTTCTATTCGTTTGAATAGCCTTAACAAAGTCATTTGCATTTGATACATTTGGCAAGCTTAAGTTTAGATTAATATCATTACTGATATTGTTATTCATTGACTTGTTCGTCACACCATCTAAGCTAAATGCTCTTAATTTTTCAAGCTCTTTGCTAACGTCAGGTAAGAAATCATTTACTAATGTTTCAAACGCTTTGGTTTGCGTTGCATTTAATACACGTTCTTTAGCGTGAAGCATAGCAAAACCTTCATTATTGCCAGTATATCCACCAGACTTGAAAGCAGAGTAGTGGAATCGACTTGCGTTGCCACCAAGATTATTAATCCAATATCTATACAAATCACCATTATATCCATGTGCATTAATATAATCTTGGACTTTACGTGCGTTTTCTGCACCAATCTTTTGAGTTAACTTACCACTACGGAATGGATCATTACCCCAACCAGAATTGCCCTCACACCAAATAGCTGCTGCAATGCCTGCAATCGTATCTTGGTTGATATTATTCTTCTGACTTTGTTGTTGAGCTTGTTGTTGCTTTTTAGCTTCTTCCTGTTGTCTACGCAATTCTTCTTGACGTTTCTTTTCGGCTTCTGCTTTAAGTCTATCTTGTTCTGCCTCTTCCTTAGTTCTACCACCCATCTTATGGAAGATGTATAGTAAGTATTCAGTAATAGTAGACATAGATGATAAGAAGTTCGTAGAGTACTCAGAAAGAATGCGTCCAACACCATTATCAGTAGAATTCCAAATTCTATTAAAGCCTTCGCTTACATCATAGCCGACTTTTTCAGAAGCTTCTGTAATTGTTTGTCTTACATTTTCTGCATTTTCATTGCCATGATTAATAGCATCAGTTAATAAACCATCAATGTTATCTAAACGAGTGTTCAAGACTTCTTCATATTGTGTATATAAATTATCAAGCAATTTTTCCTGGTCACTGATAAATCTATCATATTCAGTTTCCTCTAAGTCTGATTCAGCTTTCTTCAACTGGTCTTTTAAACTTTGAACCTTAGATTGAGTTTCTTCAGAATCATCACCACCAAGAGCATTCAATTGTTTCTTCAAATCAGTAATTGATTTAACTTGTTCTTCAATATCTTTAGAATATTGATATAAATCCTTTTCATTTTGCAAGAAATCTTTACGCTTATCAATAAGTTTTTGAAGAATATCGAGCATTTTGTTATAGGATTCTTCTGTCAAATCACGGATAGATTTCTTTTCACTATTAGCATTCTGAATCATTTCACGTTGTTGTTTGATATACTCATTGCGTTTATCAATCAACTTAGTGTTAGAAGGATCTTTTTCAATTTCAGCATTTAATTCGGCTATTTTTTCTTTGTACTTATCGGCTTCTGCCATATAAGCACCATAGTTCATAGCATGAAGGGAATTAATAGCATTTCCTTTATCATTAAAACGACCAGTTTCTTTAACAAAAATATCGTTATCTCCAACACGTAAAATATTTTGCAAGAATTCCGATTCGTCTGTGATATCTGAAAAATACTCCATGCCTTTTTCAAAAATAGACCAATCCATTTCATAGGCTTCGTTTTTATAATCAACTAACTGCTTTTTAGCTTCATGCCATGCTTCAGAAACACCGTTGATTTCTTTTATCATTTCATAGTAGGCAGAGCTTCCTTCTTGGACTTTACCTGAATCAAGAGCATCGTACATTGCTTCTGAAAGACTCATATATTGATCATGTAATTTTTCAACATATGCTTCTTGGTTTTTCATCATAGATGTGAAATAATTTTGGCCTGCAAACATGCCTTTTCCCTCAATAATACCTAATTGAGTTTCCAATAATTTATTTTCATGACCAATGATTTCTAATTGGGAAGAGAATTCATCATTTATATTGTCAAATTTTGTCTTAACAATATCACCAAGCTTATCTTCTAAATCTTGAAGAGCATACTCACATTCCTTGCATTTGTCGAACCATTCCTCAAACTCGCTAATCTTATCTTTTAAAGTTTCGTCAGTAATATCTTCAATAGACAACATACCATTACGAACTTTGTTTTTATAATCTTCAGATAATTCAATAGAATTTGCTTTTTGCAAATAAGCATTATAAGCATCTTGTTGTAGTTGAATTTCTTCAGTTACTTTTGTAAATTCATCGCCTAATGTTTTATTACGGTCACTGAATTTACGGTATGCACTTGAAGCCTTTGCATCTAAATCGCTAATTACATCCTCTAAACGTTTGATTTTGATTTCAATCCAATCCATTGTTTCAAGAAATTTATCTGCATCTGATGCTGCAGCTGCTGCTGTCTGTTTGGCAGCTTGTTTTGCTTGCTGTACGTTACTAGCAGTCGAAATAATTGGCTTTCTATTTGAAGCTCCAGTATAGATGTTCCATCTACCGCCACCCCAAGTACCATTACCATAAGCTTGTCCACCCACTTTAAATAGGGAAGCAGCTTTGCCAATTGTTCCATTTAAGAAAGCTTTTCCTCTGCCATTAACATACCCATGCTCGAACAAATCCTTTGTTTGTCTAGCATTAAATATGATATCGCCTTTGTTAATTTTTCTAAACTCAGCACCGTTTTGACCTAATAGCTCCCAACGGCCTGTACGTGAATCAACACGAAGCTCAGGATCTTCTTCACCTACAAGGGCAGTTTCAGTTTGTTTTGCACCCCAGTTACCAGTAGTTCCATTCGCATATGCAGTGCCACTAACATGAGCAGTACCATTTAATTGACCTCCACCAAATATTTTTCCTATCGCATCTCCGATAGTACGTATTGTATACGTAACCGTTCGCACTATATCAGGTGGATTATATGTATCGACAGCAGCACTGTTTTTACTATATGTAACGACTGCGTCTTTTCCACCCGGTTGATAATTATCTGGCTGCTCACTATTTAATAAATATCTCGCTAAAGCTTGTTTTTCTGCTGGTGTCCAAGCATCTACGCTTTCGTGATGAGCAATAAAGTTTGCAACTGCTTCCTTTTGAGCAGGAGTCCAACTGTCAACATCAGTGTGACCAGCTAGATACTCTGCAATAGCTTGCTTTTCTTCTGGCGTATATCTATCAATGTCACTATGGTCAGCAATGTATTTAACCACTACGTTTTGTTGCTTTTCAGACAATTTTAAATCATCAAAATCGTTATAAGCAGAAACGACCTTTTCAGCTTTTTTAGTTCTTGTTTGCGTTTCCTTTTTAGACGATTTTTTAGTTTCTGTTTTTGTTGAATCTTTATCTCTTGAATCTTTAACATTAAGGTTAACATCGGTATTTTTAATACTATTGATTTCTTTTTTTAACTTATCAACTTTATCTTTACCTTTAACCTTAACTTCTTGAGTTAAAACAGTAGTATTTTTATCTTTCTTTTTGCTTTTCTTAGTATCCTGCCAAGCACTCTTTTTAATTTCCATCTTAGACAGATAATCACCAGCAGTGCCTGAAGTAACATTCTTAGCATATTTGTTAATCTCTTTTTGAAGAGCCTGTTTTTGTTGCTTGCTAAGTTTTTTATTGCCTAGATCGCCGTTGATTTTGCTAAGATTTAATTGTCCTGCAGCTTTAGGCTGTTTAGCTACAAAAGTATTGATTTCTTTTTGCAAATTTGTTTGAGCTTCTTCAATTGCTTTCTTGCTGACATGTAAGCCACGCTTTTTGTTATTTTGTAAATTCTGTAAATTATTTGCAGCTTCTTGAATGTTTCCAAAACCTTCCACAATCTTTTGTTGGTTTGTATTCAGTTGGCTAGTGTCCACATGTACTTTTACATTGCTATCACTTAGCTCCCATTCTTTTTGTTGGATTTCATTCAGTAATGCTAAAGCTTGTTCTCCACCTTCGTCAGATAACTTAATTTTGATATTTCCTTTTTTATCACTAATTGCGTCTAGCAGTTTATCTGCTTGAGATTGGAAATAAGAAGCATCTGCAGAATCCCAATCAACATCCATTTGGGTTCTGTCTTTCTTTTTAATTCCTTTCTTTTTCTGCTTTCTGTTAAGCTCTTTGTTAATTGCGTTTTGAGCATCAACTCTTGTATCTTGTTTTAGTTGTTCAGTTTCTGATCCTCGTTTTGCTTCAAGATAATCAAGCTGTGCATCAAATGCCTTCACTTGGTCAGAACCTTCTTGATAAGCTTCAACAAGAGCCTTTCTTAACTTACGAGCTGATTCAATTTGGTCATCTAATGAATCTCCTGTAGCATTCAAATCAAATTTAAAATCTTTTTGTTCCTGAGAAAGCTTGTCGCTATTCATTAATTTTTTATCTGGATCAAGTTGATCCAAAGAACTAAATGCTTGACCTGCGCTAACAGCTGCATCTCTCATTTCACGAAGATTATCTGCCTCTTCAGAAAAATCTAAGTCTGCTCCTGCACGGTTCATCTCTTTAAACATTGCGTCTACTAAACTCTTATCAAGATCCATAGCTTTTGCTAGTGTTTTAACTGAAGGCATCTTAGTCCAGTCAACATCACCAGCTTCGTCAATCAATCCCTTTGCTTCAGGAACAGTTTTTGCTATGTCTTGAATAAAGTTATTAACACCTTGTCTGCCTTCCGCAAAATAGCGTTGCATTCGACCTTCATTTTGCGTAAATACTTGCTCATACACATCAGAAGTAGAACCAGATAAATTTTTATTAGTGAACAACTGTGCATAAGCTTGGAATTTTTCATCACCAATCCAACCTTCATCAAACAATTTCTTAGCATCCTCATATCCTGAACCAATGTCTTGTGTTAAAGAATATGATTGAGCATTTTGCCACTTAGTGACGGAATTTGTCATACCTTCAAATACTGATTGGTATTCTTTAGCTTGGTTGATTTGTTCAGAAATATCATCTCTTTGTTTAATTAAACTATACTTTTCAGATGCATCTGAAGTTCTAGAAATTGCAGCACAAAGCCCTTGGTACTGTTTTTGAAGATTAGTAACCTTGTCAGTATATTTCCCATATTCTGTTTTCTCGTATTGACTTTGTAATTTAGATAATTCTTGTGCATTCAAATGCATTCCAGAATATGTCTGCTCAAATAACTTGCTATAATCATATCCTTCAAGAGAAGAGTAGGCATCCTTGACTTTTTGAATATCATCAAGCGTCATACCACTCGAACTATTTGAATCAGTTTTAGCTTGATTAATGGCATCAATTTCTTCTTTAACAGTAGTTAGATTAGCCTTTAAGTCATCAAGACTTGTCATATCAACTTCAACTTTGTATTTTTGAGTTTCATATTGTCTAAAAGCTTCATCTAATGATTGTGCATTTTGAACACACTGATTTAACAACTCTAATTGATCAGCCGTATGTAAAGCATTGTCTTTAATATATTTGCCCAATCTTTTCTTTGCAGTTAACTCTTTTTTAGAAGATTTTTCAGATTTTTTCTGAGTCTTTTCAAACTTTTTAGCGTTATCATAGACATTTTCTACAGCTTTAACCGCATCATTTGCACCTTTTAAATCTAATTGTATTTCAAGCTTGTCTTTATCAACTCCAAGAGTATTCGACAACGTATCTAAATCATTTTCTAAAATTGATTGGATTTTTTTAATGTCTGTTTCGTCTCCAATACCTAATAAATTAGACAATGCATCTTGTGCTTTTTTCGATTTTCCAATTTTATTAAAATATTTAAGAGCATAGTTTTGTAATCCATTATCTTCAGAAGCTAATTTATTAATTGTTTTAGCATTTGTTTTTGTTAACAGAGTAGCAATGTTGTTTGATACGTCATCACTTAGCTTACTAAATTCTCCATCACCTTTAGTTAAAGTCGTTATATAATCATTCAGTAATTGTTTATTTGTAGCAGCAGTTGCTTTTATGGCTTGTTGTTGTTTAGCCATTCCTGTCTGCAAATCGCCAGATTTTAAAACCTTTTGCCAATCTTCGTATGATTGAATATTTCCAAACATACCTTGTAGATATTTCTTAGAATCATAGGCTTCAGTAAAATTACCATCAACACCATTCTCAAATAATTTTTTAACTTTATCAAAATCATCTTTTGTAGTGTATGTTGATAGTTCTTTTAAGAGGTTATAAGCTTTCTGATTACCATAGATTTCATCATAATAATAACCACTGCCCTTTTTAATTCCGTCCCATCCTTTAGATAAATAAGTTGCAAACTCATTCCACCATCCAGACGTACCATTTACATGTTGCGAATTTTTTTGATATGCTTCAGCATTTTTTTGGATTCTAGATAATGCCTGAGATGATTCTTGTTTGTCTAAAGCTTCATTTAAAGCTTCAACATTACCTTTAAGATTTAATATTGCATTTCCTTGAGCGTCATAACCACTAATTGTCTCAGGTATAATACTAGCAATTTGCTTATTTAAGTCTAAATATTTCTCATATTCTGCAGATGTTAACGATATATTCTCATTGGTATTTGTATCAACACCCTTAGATAAATTCGACCATTCATCCTGAATTGAAACAACCGCATCTTTATTCTTTTTTAAAGCCGATGTTTGATTTTTATAAGTTGTGCTTGCTTTGCCAACCGCTTCTTCTGCTTCTTTAGCAGACGTAGTCATTAAATCAAACGCTTTTGAGCCAAGTTCCCAAACCAACATTGCAGCTCCGATGCCAGTAAGAACTTTACTAAATCCAGTCATAGATTTCCAAGTGGCACTAACAGCACTTTTTGTTGCATTCCAATTATTGTTTAAACTACTCAAACTATTTCCTAATTGATTATTTGCTTGAACCACTTCACTGGCATTGGCTTTATAATCTTTAAATGCGTTTTTAAAAATACCAAAAAGACCATTTTCACGACCTTCTGCATTCTCTTTCGTCCCTAATGTTTTGAAATCAGCCTTGAATGTACTACCGGCTTTTTTAAAAACATCAAAAATGCCGTATTTTCCTTTTAAATCATTATCTTGTTTTAATTCGTTGTTAGCTTTAGTTAAGCTATTTAACAAACCACTGCTCGCAATTCCTATAAATCCCGTCATTACTTTTGCAGTTGTATTACCAATACCTGGTAATTTCTGCGCTGTTTTAATCATAGCGTTAAGAGCACCAGTAATGCCATTAAAGCCAGTTACGACAGTGCCAATATTACCAGCACTAATAATTGTATTGAAGAAATCTTGAATGTTAGCTTTTGCATGATTCAATTTTCCTTCAACAGAATCCATGTATTTGTCTTGTACTTCATCTATGAAGTTTGTGTCATCCAATGCGCTTTGAGCTAATTCTTTGGATTCGCCCCAAGTACTCATCAATGCTTTGAATGTGTTGATGTTTCTAACCTTTCTGTTACTTTACCTTGTTAGTAGGTAATTAACTATGTAATAACATAGCGGTTAGGACGTTAATCCTAACTCTCACGTTTCATTTTTAAGTTATATCGTGAGTTCAGACCATACCTTCACCCTCAAAAGAGTAGGGGAGTAGCATATCCTATATAATTACTTATATAAGTGTGGTCGTTGCGGGATTTTGATTAATTAATAAAAATAGAAACAAATGTGCTAATGCACATCTGTTTCTTGGATTACATTATATTTAACAAGTTGATCAAAGAGATAATATTGTAAATCATCATACTCCCAATATGGAATTTCTATCAATGGGATGTTTTTGGACTCGCAGTATTGCCTTTTAATTTCATCATGTTTTTTTGTATATTCATATTTATCTTGTGCTTCTTGAAAATTTTGCGTCCCAAATTTTACTGGCTTGTAGTGTTGTTCTCCTTGGTATTCAATTAAAATATTGTTGTCAGTTAGATAGTAATCAAAAGGTAATGCATTAACATCTTTGCACTCTTGGAAAGATTTTTGCGGTATATATTTTATACCCCAAGAATCTAACATATCGCCGACTTCTTTTTCTTTGATAAATCTTTGACTCTTTGGACAACAGGAAGAGCGATTTAAAATATCACAAGGAGCACTTTCAAAATCATAATTATGTATAGTACAATGGAATTTCATTTTTGTACTACGATTAATGTACGGACTTTTTATTTCTAATTCAGGATGAATTATTGCTAGTTCTTTAGCAAAATCTTCATCGCCTTTTCCCATACGATTTCTAATATCTTCCTTATAACATTCGTCACATCCAGATTTTCCATGAATCAATCGATACGCAGATTTTTCAAATTCTTTTTGATGTAATGTGCAAAAACACTTCATATTACTTTGTATCCCATCATATCTACTCAATAATTGAATATGAGGATTCAAATCGTGTACTTGTTTTTCAAAAATTTCATGACTTTTTGTGTTAGCAGTATGTAAATGTTCTTTTCTACATTGTTGACACCCATTATAACCCCTAACTAAATTAGATGGGGAAACATAATTTTTTTCGTGATGAATATTGCAAATACACGCAACCTTTTCTGTTTGTCGTACATATTGACTCACAACAGTTACAGTATCTTTAAATACATCATAAACTTTTTGAATAAACGTCTTTTGTTTTAATTGTTCCATAATTGGCATTTGACCAGCACAATACCTACAACCTTTATTTCTTCGCAAGTTTTGAGTTTGTACAAATTGAACACCCATATCTCTATGCTTAGGACAAATGATTTTTACATATTTAACACCATCAACGACTTCAACTCCAATAAATTCAAAACCTTTTTGTTCTGCTATTTCTTGATAATAAAAATCAGGCTTCAACGAAGCCTGACGAGTTCTTTCTCTGCCGCATAACATACATCCTTTACCTTCACGCAAATGATAATAACTAATTTGCTGTTTGCCATGTATAGGACAAATATAATCTAGTTTTTGAGTACTATTTTTATATTCTTCCTTTGGTGTTAATAATGTGTATCCTCTTTTTTCAAAATCTTCTTTTGCTTGTTCATATGTATATTTTTTTACACTCATGTTTTCTCCTTTTTAATCATTTAATTAATCAAATCTTACCCACAGAGTTGTCCACTTCTGGAGTTTCTCTGTTTTGAGCTACTTTTTCTTATCGTATATTACTATACGAAGCGAGCATTAGATTCATACCCGCTGCTTGTTCTGAAATATAGTTCACTATATATACTATTTTCATAATATCGCAGACTATATCTTCATCCCATAGGGATGCTTGGCACTTCAAATGGTATCCATATCCACCTTACTAATTAGTCGTTGCACTTTGCTATATAAATAGCCTTAGCACAGGATTGCCATATCTTTTCAGACTGTAGGTTTCCCTGTTAGCACATATATTAATTATCATTTCCTATAATTACTTAATCGTTATATGTACACCCACTGGATAAACGTGGTTCACCAAGTTGCACTATATTGTTACCAATATAGGACGCTCATTAATATATCCATATCTATTGACTTAGGGCATATTAAAACTAACGTTGTGCGTCAGAAAGATTTTTCCACTTACCTGATAACTCATCCAAGATTTCTTCTAAATCTTTGAAATTACCTTTATTATCGTAAGTACTAATATTAACTGACGCTAAAGCTTTTGCGGCATTTGAACGATCTGCGTCAGATACATCACTATCTGCCGATTTACTACGGCTAATTCTAGCCATAATTGTTTTATAGGCATTACCTATAGTTGAACCTTCTAATCTGGTCATTTCGGAAATTTTACCGACTGACGCAGCATATTTTTCGAAGCTTAATCCAGCTTCGTTAGCAACACTACCCGCAGTTTGGGTTGCGTCACTCATAATGTTAATTCCTTTCAATTTGTTATCTCATAAGTTTTTTATCTTATGATTCTGGGATTTTCATCCATACGTTCAAAGAACGATACGTCTGTCTGTTCAGACCAGTTCAGCATATATTTTCATCCTCGTATCACGTTAGGGAATAGGGAGACTAATTCCTATCCAAATAATCTATTAATTATTTATGTAAACCACTCGTGGCAATATTTTATTCTATATAATATAGTTTCAATTGCTATGCGTTACGGTGCATAATATCTTTTACATATTATGTTACCTCGGTATTAGCATAATTAATTTTAATTTTAGCTTTTACCGATTTTGGTTTATTTTCATAAAACTATTTCTAGTTTTTGCGCCAAAGTTTTAGCGAAGTCTATTCCAAGACCAGCTGATATTTTTTCCAATGAATTGACAATTCTGGTCTCTTGGCCTTCCATTCCATCAAACTGATTGATACATTATATTGCTTTGGCTCGTTACACCAAATATAGCTTACGCTTTCACATAAGATTAGACCATTTCTTCACCCTCTCTAATAGAGTAGGGGTATACCTTTTCCATTTAAGGGATTTTCACCCACTCACTTGAGCCGTACTCCTATTGTTATAAAAAAAATAACCCTATAAAGGGGATGGTCGTTGAACGTCTTCCATAATATAGATTGGCTATATCTTAGGAATTTCGCTGCAGATCTGGGATTGTTACTATACTTAGGCTTTTGACCATATATAATCTCTACGTTGTTTCTACTTTCGCACCTTCATAGTCTAGTTTCCTGACTATTGTGGGGTAGAGCTTTACCCTTTACCTGCAATTAGATATATTCTTGTATGCACATTACTGTACATATGAGCTATCGTTAACTCCTTGCACCTGATCGGCGACCGTACTAATATCCTGACCAGAAGCATTCTTTAATTTGATGGTTGCTTGTGATTTTTGTAATACAGACTCTGTAGTCTCGTTAGCATTGGCATAAATCTTTGCGGCATCAATTACATCAGTGGCCGAAGTTCCTAGTTCTTGTCCTGTACTGATTGCTTCTTTGCCTAAGTTTTGTAACTGACCTTGTGTTGCCTGCATTGTCATGCCAATATTTGTTAAAGCAGAATCATATTCCTTAACAAAGCTAATGCCTTGTTTTACTTGCGCTAAGATTTGGTTCTGAATTTCAGCACCTGCAATATATTGCGCTAGGTTTTGAAATTTTGTTTTAAATCCAGATAACCATTTTTCACCAGCAGTTTGATATTGTTCAACTTTTCGTGTTGCAACACGAACGCCTGCCTCAGTCTCTGATTTTTTCGCATTTTCTAAATATGCACGTTGAGTAACCTCTTTGTCGCCAACCCGTGTTGTGTAGTCGTACATATCTTTTTGACTATTTACCTTTTTTAAATTCTTGGCTTCAATTCCTTCGGCATTTAAAGCTTTCGTAATAGCATTAATTTTGTCAACATCACTTGCATTGCCAAATCCTTCTTTAAATTTAGCTTGAGTTTGAAGTAGCTCGCCATTAGAGTTTAAAATTAGATTTTCAGCTTTTTTATATTTTTGAATCGTATTCAAGCTTCTATCTAAATCTAACAATTGCATACGCTCATCATTGGTTAATGAATCGCCAAGTTGTTTATCTTTAAATGTATTTACGATTTTTTCTGCCTTCGTTTGACATTCATCAAGTTCTGTCTTGACATCACTAATTACGTTGTAACCATTTGCTTTGTAATTTTCCAAAATTTCTTTAGCGTTATCAAGCTTTTTAAAATTTGCTTCACTCCATTTTTTAGATGAACCTTCTTCTCCAGAACCTTCTTTAAGAGTTGTAAGCTCCTCTTTATGTTTGGACTTTAAATCCGTTACATCTTGTTTTAATTTAGTGTTCTTAGCTTCGAGTTTTTCATTTCGCTTCTCAATTTTCTTAGCATCGCTGAGACGCTGTTTAGCCTCTTCCAATATTTCGTTTGCAGCGTTTTTTGCTTCGGTAACAGCCTGTTTCTTATATGATTCAAGTTGTTTGTTCATTGTTTTAGAATCAGAAAATTTCTTAACACCAACTTCATTTAAATTCTTTTTTAAACGTAGAACTTCATTATTCATATCTTTAAGAATCTTCATCGGTGCATTAGCAGCTTGATTAACATTCTTAAATGCATAATTAAAGGACTGACCAATAGATTTAAGGTTTTGAATTGTACCTTGTAAATCATAATCGTTCAGTCCTTGTGTTAATTGTTTAAGATTTTTTAATGAATCGCCAGTTTTAATGTTGATGCTAACTGTCTTACTTTTAGGTATAGACTTAATGCTTTTTTTAACCGAATCAACAGATGGCGTAACAGATAATTTAATCTGCATACCTGTATTAGTTAGATTGTCATTGTCCTGATTCTTTTTGGTAATTGTCTTCTCAGAAGAATTAACAAATGTCGAGCCAATTTGAGTTCGTATCCTTGCAATATCATCATCACAGTTTAAGTTCACCTGAATAGTAGCTAGGGAAGACTTAATTCGAGCTATTTCATCATCAACCTTCAAAGTGACAGGAATATCCATTAAAGCAGTAGTTAATTCTTGTCGAATCTGTTCGACACTAATTTGTGGTTTGACTTCATTTTGCTTTGCTGTTAACTGTTGTTTAATAGCCTTAGTATAAAATTCATTTAATGAATTATAATCAAACTTAGGCATTTGCAACAATTCTTCCATACTCTCAGGAGATAAATCCTTTAAAGATTGTTTGCGTAATTGTTTTATTTTTTGAATCACATTGTTATATGTCGACTCAAGCTTGCTCATAATTTCTGAGTATTGTCCGATATCATATCCTTGATACGCTTTACTGTTTTGTAAATCATTAACAATACTCTTAGCAGATTTGTTTCGACCACCTTGAGATGTAAAAGTTGCATCCATATCGCCATTTAAATCCTGATAGCGTTGCATATATGCTTTTAATTTAGTCAACCAAGTTGTTTCATAATCTCCATTAGCAAATTTTTTAGGATTGGCATAAAGTTTTTGAATTTTTTTAGTTATACTGTCCAATTCTTTAGAATTTTCGCCACTAATTAAATCATCAAAAACACCACGAGTACGATTTTTTAAACTTGCCGTCAATCTTGATATATCTTTTTCAACAGACTTATATAAATTTGGATGCTGTACAAGATCGTTTAAACCGCTTTTTAAATCTTTTAAATTATCAGCATCTAAACCAACTTTGATTTTTTTATCTTTAACTAAACTATCAAGTTGACTTAAATTTGATTTATCTACTTCAGCAGTTAAATGTATTTTTCCGTTTTTCTCAATTCGCTTCACACTATCTGCAAGACTAGTTACTTTTGCTTCTGCTTGAGATGTGTTGCAATCTACATTGATTGTAATGGTTTTCGAACCATAATTTGCCATAATATCAACTCCTTTCCTTAATTAATATCATTGGAAATCATTTGTTTTAATTGTTCCTCTACAATGTCCCAGTCAGTTGTTGTTTGCATATATTGATCTAAAGGTTCATCCATTCTATGAAAACAAGGATTGACCCAATCTGAAACTGTACTATCTGCCGGCAAACCAATAATTCCTTCTTCCCAAATTAATTTAGAAACATATTCTTCACTTGGTTCGTTTTTTTCGAGGGCAATACCATCCTTGGCCTTTCTGGCTTTCCACGCTTCAGCTCTTTCAAAATCTCCAACACCTTCCGTGAATGTATATGAATGAAAAGTAATGGTTGCATTAATCCCAGAAGCGCTAAAACGAGTGTCGACATGTTGCTGCTTATCAACACTCCATCGAGTTCCGTCACCAATAACAAACCACTTTAAAATCATTAACCCACGTTGCCTTTTAATATAATCTTCATATTTTTCTTGATTACGCTTGATTGTGTCCGAAATACGTCTCCTTACTTCTTTTTGTACTATGTCTATAATCCACAAAAGAGAACTATCCATAGAAATATCATTCCTTTCCCAAATTCAAATTGCACACTTTAAGTAACAAATTGTAATCTGCGTCTATATACCCTAATACAAGAGGAAGAATATCTGATTCCATTAATTCATCAAAACACGAATAACTCATTTCGATATCAATGTTTGTATAATATTTGATAACTAACAAATGAAAATATACGAAACCAATAAATGGAATTGCACCGTTAAAATCATCTTTATGCTGTTGAATAACATTTTTATATTCTTCAGCTAATTTAAATTTGTCACTAGTCTTTAAATAACGTTTCACAGAGCATAACTGATCAATAGTTCTTTTCCCTTGCTGTGCTCTGTCTTTAATCTGATTAATTTGAACCATATTACATCAGCTCTTTCTTGACTTTATTCATATCAAATTTTTCCATTTTGCTAAAATCAGGCATCTTTTTAGCGAACATCGTTACTCCCTTAGACAAATATTTAGTTAATAGATTAGGGTCAACTCTATCTAAAATCATATTGATATGGTCACCAAAATCTTGCAATAATTCAAATGAATCCTTCATTCGTTCAGCAGCAATAGATGGTAATGAATATTCTTTTTCTTTATTTACACAAGCAGCATTAACAATACGCACAAAATCTTTATAATCTTGACTAACTTCTTCAATTTGATTAAATACACCATATTGATTTAATTTGTCATAGACATCTAAAGCAACGTCTTCTAATTCAATATTTGTATACAAAACAACGCCATATAATCTAGTATTTAATTCCTTCATAACTTCATCAATTACACCAACGCCATTATCCATTTCGTCACAAACGTCTTCTGCAATTAATTTTGCATATGCAATTTTTCTATCAACCGGTACAACTTGCTGTACAACTTCGTATTCTCCATTTTGTTTAACTTGTTCTAATTTAATTTTTTCCATTTTCCGTTTCCTCCTATAAAATTTGTTCTCGTATAAAACCTTCAGCCCATTCCATTTTTTTATATTTTTTTACTTGTTGGACTTTTTCTAAACTATTAATTTGATTTTTAAATTTAGACATTAAAAAATAATAAAAATTCTCCTCAATCAAAACAAACTTGCTTTGATATTCGGGATAAAATTGACGAAACATTTCTAATCTTAATTGACTTTTTTCATCCATCCATCCCTTGATTTCAATCCAAAGATCATATTCTGGTAAATAAAAATCAGGTTGATAACTTAATACCCCACCTGATTCATAAGGAAATACAAAACGTTGGCATTCATATTCCCATTTTATGTTATTATATGTTAAAATTCTAGCAAAATTAGCTTCCCACGAGCTTCTAAAGTAACAGTTCAAATCATCTCTAAATCCTTGCTTACAATTGGAATATGCATTTTGAGACGTACATCCTGTCCCTTTAATTGCTCGTGTTCTAGCAGATTTTTTAGCTATATTACTTTTTTCCTCATCGGATAGTTTTGAAAAATATTCAATATGTGACTTCGACATTTTCGCACAAACATCTGGAGTGTGATGTTTTCCTAACATACCTTTCGGATGTTCATGTACTTCAAAATATACTTTTAAAGAATTGCTAATTTTTTGTTTTGTTTTTTCTCCATCTTCGCTTTGATAACGCATATTAGAAATTTCTTTTTGTTTCTCTACGGATGCCAAAGAAGGCTTTCGATTTGATTTAGTCAACCCAACTTTGCGAGCGTACCTGGAAATACTAGTTTTTTGTCTATTTATTAATTTAGATAAATATTCTAAATCAAAATAATCATCATCTGTTGTATTATAATAATTTTCAATTATTAATTTCTCATTCTCTGTGAAGGGTTTAAACTTCGTATTTAATCCTAATTTTGTTTTCATGCCTCTTATTGATCCGTCTGTTTTATGCAAAATCTCAGCTAATTCTTTATTACTGTGACTTGGATATAATTCTATTAATGTTTGTTTTTCATCGTTTGTCCAAATATTTTGTTTCATTTTTTCTCCTTAAATTTACTACAAGTTAAATTTTCAATTTCAACCTGTATTTTTCCTAACTTAGCATTTTTTAATAAAGAGCAGTTTCTACCATATCTATTACATGTCTTACATTTATCTTCAAATTCACACAACTGTGCTTCATTATCAAAAATACCAATATAGTCAACCGGGTAAATCTCTAATTCAAAATGTGGATTTTTATTATCATAATAAATATGATTAATATGATTACACACGACATTATCATCTACCCATACAACTTTAGATTCTGTAATAGAATCTGCAATAACCTTGTCATAATTAGCAGCATCCATATCTACTCTTGGGAAATACACATCCCAATTGACATAGTAATGTTGTAATCCAGACTCATCCTTAACCCAACCTTGTTTTTTTACTTCATTTTGTATATCAGCAATGAAATTCTTTTTAAACTCTTTTGTTTCATTGGTTGGGTAGGGAAATACTATATTTTTACGCCCACGCTTCATTACTTTATAATCTAAATAATGATTATTTGATGGACATATTGGAGCAACTAATTTCAATCTACTTTTCTTCACGATTACTCAACCACTCTTCATAAGCTTCATGACTATCCGTCTTATCTACAATGAAAACCAAAAGAGGTTCACCAGTTTTAAAATCATTGCTAGGATAGAAGTCTAAAATTTCTACTTCCTTTGACATATAGAATGCCACTTGTTTACAATTCACCAAACGAGCCGTTTTATTCGGATCGTAAATCTTTCCGGTTGTATAACTTTTCTGCATTAACATTTTCCATTTCCTCCATACAAAAAAAGGGCTATAATCTAGTGATTATAACCCATAAATTTAATCACTATCTTCGTTTCATCTTCTTGATAGATTTATTTTTAGGAGTTACGATCACATCTTGTGCTTCGATTTCTTTATCCATTTGCATAGTTACGACCTTTTCCTCCTTCTTGTCTAACGACAAAATATCTTTAATAATGCGTTTTGTCGCATTACTAAAGTTTTCGATTTTACTAATATCTAATTGTTTTACTTCATCTAAAGCACGCTCACCATCAATTGTTTTTGCATTATAACAAGACGCTACGTTATAAATACGTCTACAGTTGTCTGAACAAAAACTCATCATCCAAGACGGCTTATGACTATCGCATGAATTACAGTAATGATATTCCTTACCGCAAATCACGCATTTAACGTTATTCTTTTCTTTCATTGCTTAACCTCCATAATTGCACTAAACAAAAGCGAGACGAATTCTCGCCTCTCTTTACTACAATAAGGCGCAGAATATCTACGCCTTAATTACATTATTCATCGTCTTCTAAGAAATAAATTGAATACAATTCTTTATTAGCTGAGCAGTAATCAGCCTGAATGTCACCCTTGAAATCCAAAGTAGAATCTGATTGGAAATCCATAGTTGTTTCTGGACTTAATTTAGCACTCTTAATTTCGATAATACCTACTTTACCTTCAACAGCATCACATGCTTCATAAATTACAGCACGAGCTACTAATTTAATAGTTGAAGGGAATTCTTTAGCGTTGTTAGTAAAGCCAACAACATTTTCTAAATCTGCATCATAAGTGATTAAGTAAGAAGTAACTCCTGCTTGTGCACCGGTAGGTAATGTTAACTTGCTTCCCTCAGTAACGAATGAAGCTTTTTCAGCAGTTGCAGCAGTATCTACTGTATAAGTTTTAACAATTGCAGCACTTCCACTAATACCTGCTACAGTAATAGTTCCTTCTTTAGCTCCAGTTAATACAACCTCAGTTGTACCAAAAGGAACTTCTTTTGTCATTGTCACAGAAAGCTTAGCATCTGATCTTCCTTCTTTTAAACTTCCGCCACTAATCAATGCCTGAGCACCTGCGTGCAACAATGCATTCTTGAATGTAAATGTACCAGTTTTACCAGTATAGATTTTCTGAATTAAGTTTCCTTGAGCATCTTTAACTTCTTTGCTTTCAGCAGAGATTTCAATAGATCCTTCAGATACGTTTTTCAAAACCGCCATTAAAGCATTTGTTTTTGGATTCAAAGCTGAAACAGTTAAGAAACGGTCTACATAATATTCACCTAATTTGATCATGTTAATTGTCCTCCTATTTTTAAGTGTCTATAAATTAAAAAGAGACAAGCTACTTGTCTTTTGGTTTGTCATCTTCTTTAATAGAAGCTGGCATAACCTCGTACAAATCTCTTGTCCAATCTAATTCCTTATCTAAATTTTTCATTTTGCTAGTATCTAGCATTCCTGAGTATATGCCACCCAGTAAGGCATTTGATGTATCAATTACTCGAATACGTTTAACGGCATCCATGAATTGAAAAAATGTCAATTCTTGTACTTCTTGCAAATTATATTGAAAGCCTGCATGATTTGTAACAGCAGAAAGTAAAGGGAACAGAGTTGAGTTTTTCCACAAAGTATTTCCTTCTAATTGTGCCTTTGCTTCCATATCTGCTTTCTCGCCATCAATAACTAATTGCTTAGAAAACTTTCCTTTGATCTTTTCAACTTTTGGATTTGAGTTAAACACCATTCGTAAGTAACTAACTAATTTTTCATATATTTTTCTATCTATTTGAATTAACGGATTCACTCTATTAATTAAAATGTAATCTTCATTTTCATCTTCTAAAACATCAAACTGACTAAAATCTAAATCACCAAATAATATAGAAGTCTTTTCTGGCTTCATATTTGAAACAAGCGAAATAAAAAGAACAAAATCATCCATTTTGTTCCAATCTTGTCCTGCATCCCACAAAGCAACTCGCATTGATGTAGGATTGCATGTAAATAGAAATATAGTATGCCAGAAATTTGACTCGCCAAAATCTATAATTTCTTGAATAGTAGGCTGATGAATAACAATACCATCAGACACTACAAAATCATCACCTTTATAGATTTGCGCTATATCAAAATCTGTATATGAATAAGCTTGATAATTCATTATCTACCATTCATTTTCTTGTGTAAATTACTTGGTGGGGTAGTTGTATAGACAATTTCACGATAGTAATAATCATCCGCAGTGACTTGACCATAATCTCTTGTCTTAACTAAAGTTAATCCAAAGTCACCGTTCCAATCAAAAATATCTTTCACAATCAGAGCCCTGAACCTCCCATGACTAAAGTCACAGGGTTCTCGGTCAATAACTCTATTGAGTTAAGTATCACCGAGCTATCCCCGTAGTTCCTACGGTTCTTATATATTGCTTAAAGTTATAATATTCTTAATCCTTCATTCAAAATATTAATGGCAGCATTAACATCTCTATCTAATTCTGAATTACATTTTGGACAAATCCAAACCCTAACGTCTTCTGGTTTCTGACCATCTCTATGTCCACAACAATGACAAATCTGTGATGATGGATAATATCTATCAACTATAAATAATTGTTTTCCATACCATTGAATCTTATATGTTAACATCCTACGAAATTCAGACCAAGACACATCATTTATTCTTTTATTACGAATAGTTGAGTCTGTTTCTTTCATAGATCGCACATCTAAATCTTCAATCGCAATCACATCATAAGTCTTGACAATGTTGGTTGTAAGTTTTTGCAAAAAATCTTTTCGTTGATTAGCAATATGGTTTTGAAGATTCGCAACTTTAACTCTCGCTTTATTCCAACGTTTACTACCAATTGTTTTTCTTGATAATTCATGTTGTAGCTTTGCAAGTTTCTGTTCCGACTTTTCATAAAACTTAGGATTTTGAATTTTTGTTCCATCTGACATAATAGCAAAATCTGCTAAACCTAAATCTATTCCAATCTTTTGATTAGTCTTAGGCAATTCATTGCATTCTACATCTGTACAGCATAAAGAACAGTAATAATGTCCATTTGGTTCTTGCGATATTGTGGCATTCAATATTCTTCCTTGAGGAATTTGTTTGTCTCTTGTTTTAACAAATCCCAACTTAGGAAGCTTAATACGCTTATTTTCAAAACGAATATTGTTATATATGCAACTTGTTCTATAAGATTTAGAACGGTTCTTTTTTGATTTAAAGTTTGGATATCCTGCATGTTCTTTAAAGAACTTTTTATAAGCCTTATCTAGATCTCTCAATGCGTTCTGCAAAGCGTTTTTGTCTGGTTCTTTTAACCAAACTAAATCTATCTTTAATTGCGTTAAATCTTTACTACACATATTGTACGTAAATGTCGATTTGTCATTTTCATACACTTCTATACGTTTGTGAAGATAATAGTTATATACAAATCTTGTGCACCCAAAAGTTTTTTGTATAAGCTCTTGTTGCTTTTTATTTGGATAAATTCTATATTTATAAGCTCTTTCCACAAATCACACTTCCTTTCTAAACATACTATTTATGTATCTGTATATAATATATCATACAGTAAATATTTTGTCAAAGAAAAATATTTGTAATATTAAATAATGCATATTGATACATAAATAATATATGTTATAATCTAAATGTAAGGAGGTATCACTATGATTAGCTACAAACCATTATTTAGATTATTATTAGAAAAGGACATGACAAAAACTCAGTTAAGAACAGAAGTTGGATTTTCTACTGCCACTCTTGCTAAGTTGTCAAAAGGGGAATATATTTCACTTGAAACCATCGAAAACATCTGCAAATATCTTAATTGTAAAATTGAAGATGTAATAGAAATTCAGTGAATTACTCTGACTTATAGAAGTCGAAGTTTTTTATATTTCAATAAAATATTTTTTAAGTAATATATAAGAATCGTGAGACTCTTTAATCTTTTAGAGGTTGTCGTTCACATAGGATCGCTAATTCCTATGCATCCTTATCCGCCTTATTATTTAGCGGTAGGTATCTTACACTTTCATGTAAGCACAGACTATATCTTATCCATATCGCATTCCTGCGACTTAGGCGTAAACACTTCGGCACGCTTGTGCCTACTCCCTTCACGAGGGATAGTCGTTGAGGGCAGAACTGTTCGTTCTTTCCCTGCTGATTGCCGATTTTCATTTAACACTTAGGATTTAACCTTATGTTATCCAATTAATTTTTTCTGCTTTCGCAACATTCACACTTAGATTTATTTCAATCTTATGTTTTAGTTTAATTGGCTTTACGGGTTTCCAGCATATTCGTTTACTTTGTTGGATGTTTTCACATCACTACGTACAGGTTTCCCTGTACGCTGACTATCTTGCAAATGCTCACTTACTCACGACTAAAGTCACGAATGTGCGTTCGCAATTTAATCAAATCTTGTCGAGAGATGCCCCAATCAGTTGGAGTTTCGCCCTTATAAGACACAACTCTAAATGTAATAGTTCGTGTCACACGGCTATCGTATGTACTAATAGAATCATTTACTTCAAAACAAACATAGTTTTTAACTTCATGCTTTAAGTCAGGAAGTCTTAAATAATCAAATATATATTTATCTCGATATAAATCACCGTTATCTAAATCTGAAGATCCAATATCCGTTGCACGAATACAAGATAACAAATCTTGATTACTAGTTAACAACTCCATAATTTTGTGCTTAGTTCTATAGATTTCATCTTCATGAACCGCTAACTCTGCACCCAAACTACGTTTTAAAACATCTCTAATATGAGTAGACAACTTTGGTTCTTTTACGTCATCTTTTGGTTTAAATGCCATTATCTAACAACCTCCATCTCTACAAAACTGTAATATGTTTTATCTGCATCATAAACTGCAATCTTAACAATATATTTAGCTAAATCTAAATTTATACATTTGATATTTAATTTGTCTTTATCTGATTCAATTATAAAATCATCTTTTAATTCATCTATTTGATATTCTTCACTGTCTATGAAGATATGCCAATCTGGTACTGCATCAGGATCTTCACATAACGCAAGAACCGTAGCAAACTGCCCATTAATATAAAGTTTAGTAGCTTCGCATTTTAGTAAGAATTCTTTCGGTTCAGGCTGGACTTCTTCTTCTACCCGTGCGTTTAAACAACTACAAATATAATGATATTGTCCTCCAAACCCATCAGGTAAGTCTTCTGGTTTATCATCAAATTTAAAACTAGACAAATCATCAGGCAAAATGCCACAATAATCTGTATGAGCATTAAATAAAACCTGCTCTAAATATAAAGCGGTAATACCCAAAGGCACTGTATCTTTTATCTTAATAACCTCAAACACTTGAGGATTTTTTAAATCATCAGAAACCATTAGTCTTGATCCTAAATGAATAGTTTGACTTAATTCACTAGATGGCAACAATATATTCATCTCACCATAAATATATCGACCACCCAAATCGTTATTTTTTGGCTTTGTGGAATTTTCGGTTATACTAGAGGAATCTCTCATTACGCATACAGCCCTATGATATTCATTGTTGTCCATCCATTCCAAACACCAATTACATTTATACGCATTGTATCTGTCCATTGCTGAACGATCATCTTTACCAACGATTAACCATTTTTCAAATAAATTTTTCGATATATCTTTTACATCAATATAGAAGCCCAATCTTTCTCGTCCATCGTTTTTGTAAAATTTATCCTTAAACTTAAATTCTGGATTATAATTCGGCATGAAATGAATCATATATTCAACATCACGACCTTGGGCACTATAAGTTTTATTTTTTTCAAATTTAAAATCCACTTCTTCAAGTGGGTTCATATCCCAATCATAAAGCATACCGTGTCGGTAGTTTTGGTCATGGGAAAAGTTTTTAGCCTCTATAATATTAGTGCGATCTGTAATGGCTTCACCTAAATTACCTTGAGGCATAATCATCTGCATCCTTTTATTAAAGATACTACTCATCTGAATCACCAATCTTATCTACTAAATCATGAATGTCCAAGATAATTTTTCGATATCTTTTATGATTATGATTTTCTTTGTCTTGATATTCAATTCGTGCAGATTCAACAAGATTCATCATTTCAACAATTTGAGAAGGGAAGTTTAACAAAGAATTTAAACCAGCCAACTTTTCTTGTACAATCTGAAAATATGAATCTAAAATAGGATTTTTTTCATCTTCATACACAAGCAACCAATGAATCTGTCCATGAAGTCTTTTCTTAAACTCTTCAAACTGCTCATTGGTAAACTTGCCATATTTATTCTCAACCATTATTTATCACCACCTAAATAGTTATTATTTCTATAGTGATAACCTCTGGCTAATTTCCTAGCTTCTTTATAAGCTTTGGTCTGTCTGGTTTTCATAGACTCTGCCAAATCTTTTTGATTCGTCCATTTTTCACCACTCACACCAATCATCATAACTGTTGTTTCAATAGAATTGATTTTTTGCTCATACCATGAAACCACCATTACTTTAGACAAAAGTTCTACCTCTAAATTATTTAAATCATCAGTAAATTCCATTAAATCATCATCTTTTTTATTTAAATCATGCTCAAGCATTAAATCATCTGCAGTCATCATAGCAATGGCATCATTTAAATAGCCAATCATGATTTCATTTTGTTCTGATTCTTCAAATTTAGGTAAAATTTCATCTTCAATTCTTTTTAAGAAGCTATTAAAAATAGTTTCGTAAGGTGTCATCTAAGCACCTCCTATTGATATAGACTTAATTGCTCTGATAGTGCAGTGCGATACAAATCATCTAATAAGCGAATTTTTCGTACATCATATAATGCTCCGTCTTGCATTAAAGTTGAAGCAACGCTCTTAACTGTTTCCTTCAATCCAGAAGGCAGTGAGATCAAAATGCTACGTAAATCTTCGACAGAATCATTTAACAATGAATCTTCGATATCTTCAACGTCAATCATAGCGTTATACAAATCCTTAAGTTTTGGGTTTTTATTAATAACGTCTTCATCTTCAATTAATAGCAATGGTTCGTAAATATATTTAGAATATCTATTAGTAATTTCAGCCAATAAGTCTTGATATTCAACATATTGAATTTCGCCTAATGTTTCCCAAACATATACATTTCCACTTCTACGCCCGACCAAAGTACATGATCCAGCAAATACGCTTTTCACTTCAATTAAATCATCTTTTTGAAATTCACGAGGTTGTTCAGTTGGAACAACTTTTTCTTCAATTGCTTCTTGAACTTCTTCTGCTTCTTTTGCAATTTCTTCAGCGGCTTTGTCTTTTTTTGAAGTTGTCTTTTTTGCAGGAGTCTTTTTAACAGAACTTCTGCGTGCTGATTTCTTTTTTGTTTCTTCCATAATTTTCTCTTTTTCTCCTTAATATAAAAAATGCAAGGCACGCACGTAGCGTACCCGTTGCTCCTTGTACCTACTAATTACGTGTCAAGTAACTCCTTGTACACTGGTACACGAGCTAATGCAAATGACATATTAATTACGCCATAAGATACTCCTTCTACTCTAGTAGACGAGCTAAAAAACTGCTACACAAATGCATAGCAGTTGAATTTATAATTACAAACTAACCTGTAATTTTGATTGCACCGAAGTATTTACCTACTACAGTAGCAACACCGAATGACTGTTGATATTCGAAAGTCATCATATCATCTTGGCGAGCACCTTTTTCAGTAACTTCGATAATTTCTGCATCACCTGCATTAACGAACTTAACAAATTTGTCCATTCCGACTGGCATTACAAATAATTTATCAGATGCAATCATTCTTTCTAAACCAGAACCTTTACGAGCTAATCGTTGAGGTACCTCTACTCCATTGTGTTTAACATTTATTTTCCAATTTTACCCATGTTAATTGTTCTCCGGTGATTGGGTGTACACCGCAATGTTTTCTTTTTCCATTAATACAATTTGAAATATGATTTTTATTAAAACCGTATTTATCTTGAACTTCTTTTGCTCCCCAAAAAGATTCATCTAATTCTGGACTATATACAGGTGTTGCACGTGGATTCTTAGCTCCAGTACGTGATTTACTCATATTTAACCGTGCTTCATCTGATGCTTTTACACCAAGCCTAGCCTGTCTAACCCTCTCACCGTATTCTGGTGGCATTTTTTTACCATAATTCCACGCCCTTTTATTTGGGTCAGGTTTATAATTTATATGGCTTTTCTTGCCAGCCTCAATGAGTTTAGCACGAGTACTTTCAGCAATTATTCTATTTACACCTCCACCACATTGAAGGTTATACCCTATATTTTCATCCATTGTATTCATTTTTAAAATATAACTAGTTTCTTTTTCGTCTAATTCATCAATATTACATAATTCCAAAATCGAAAAATCAAAACTATCTTCTCCGTATTTATTCCAGGCAAATTGCAAATGTTCATTTACGTGTTTACCTTTATTTAAATAACTTTTATGGACTTTCCATCTTTTGTGTATATTTTTAGATTGTCCAATATATTTTTTATTATTTACCGTATTTGTTATACAGTATATTCCACACAATTCTTTCATTTTATCAATCCCTGTTCTTCTTTTATTTGGAAAATAAAAATGGGTCGCTAACCCTGTTGTTCTTTTAGAACCTCTAGCTTTCGCTAAGAGTGCAGACTATATCTTCATCATCAATAAATGACGCACACCACTTCGGCTTGCCAATCGCTTGCAAACCTACTCCCTTACGGGATAGTCGTTGAACCTTGCTCTGTTCGAGCCTTGGCTGCTGATTGCCCATTAAAAAAAAGAGCAGGGGATTTAACCTCGCTCTCATATAAATATTTCTTTTTACTTTCGTAGCATTCACGCTTAGGTATGTTTCATCCTTACGTTGTAGCATATTTATCTTTAGGGTTTTCCAGCAATTCAATGTGTATTTTTACATACAAATTTCTTTATACGGCGTCTATAATAGTTTAAACGCAGTTCCTTGATATAAACCTAAACGGCCTGTTTCATATTTTTCATTCTTAGCGTTAGCTGAAATCCAGTTAACATCTACTAAGTTTTCTAATTTTGCTAAAGCACTTGAAGTACCCATAATAACTACCTCAGAGTTGTCATTAGCAGCAGAAACATTTTCAATTAATTCATCTAATTGTCCTTTAGTTTCTTTTGAAATTGCCATTGCTTTGTTAAACATTGAAGAAACTGGTAATTTATCTCCTACGTTCATCACTTCTGCGTAAACAGTATCTTTAACTTTCTTGTCAAATGCTTTATATACAGCATTTACCAATTCTGCCCAGTCTTTACGTCCAGTTAAGAATAAACGAATGTCTGTACCTACAGCAGCTGCATAAGTTGAAGTAGTTACTGTATAATTCTGGTTACCACCTAATCTTTGGAGCATAATATCGTGGTGATCTCCACTTACTAGTGCAGTTGTTAACATAACTTCTTCTTGTGTAACAAAAGTAGCGCTGTCTCCGTCTGCAATGTTGTGCATATCAACAAATTGCATGAAGAATGGGTCGTTGCTCCATCCAGTCACTAACATGTCATCCACAATATCTTCGATAACTTCGAAAAATTCATCTTTGTGATGTTTTAATGCACGTTTTACTAATTTCTTGTTATTTAAATCTTCTGGAGCTAATTCAAACAATTTTAACATTGCTGTACGAATTGTTTCATTAGCTTGTTCTTTTGTCACACCATCTTGGTATGAATTATAAGCAGCATCTTTTAATAATGCTTTAATGTTATCTTCTGTAACATTTTCTACGTTAAAATATTGTACTAAATTCTTCATGTTCGTCTAAACTCCTTCCTTAGTCTCCAACAGTCCATTTTCCAGATGCATAAGTTAATGTGTTTTTAGCTGCTGGTGTCTTGTCGAATAAATTTGCTGACAATTCCCAAATGTCACCTTCGTGTGCTCTATATCCACGAGCAATTTCACCCTTTGCGTTATAGAAGTTTGCTTCGCTTTCAAATTCTTTTGTAAATTGTTCTGCAATCATTGGAACTGAACGAATAATTACAGCATCACCAGCTTCAGTAATACGCACGTACCAATTTCCATTAGCTGCTTGTTCTAAAACTACTGCTGCTAATCCAGCAGGTTCTTTGACTGAGAAATATTGCATTCCTTGCCATTCGTTTAATGCTACAACTTCACCATTTGCACGGTCTTTATCCATCAATAAGTCGTACATGTGTTCGCCACCTTTTCCGGCTAACACGTTAGTAGGGAAAGCATAGCCATGTTTTGTAATTTGATATTTAATTGCCATTTTAATTTCCTCCTAAATTTTTATTTTTTAAATAAGTCCCCATATGGACTGTCAATTTTGTTTTCAAAGCTAAACACTTGATGTCTAGGCATAGAAAAAGACGCATTTTTAGGTGCGCCCAAACGTTTAATAACTTTTCCATAAGCAGAATCTGCTTTTTCTTTAAATTCATCTAAAGAATATTTATCCATACTAGCTTTTAATTCTTTAAATTCTTCTTCATCTAAATATTGAGAGAATGTCTCATCTTTGATTAACACATCTTCTTTTGATTGACGTGCTTCATTTAATTTGTAAGTTTCTAACTCACTAACCATTGCAGAATAGTTGCTACGCATTTCATTCAATGCCGCATATTCATCATTAGTTAAGAATTCTGCATGCACTTGATATGGCTCATCAATAAGAACTAGATTATCATTTGCATCGAATTCGTATCTTTGACCAAACAATTCATCATCGTTTCTGGTATAAATTCTTGCAATAAAATAATTGTCATACACAGTAAGTAAATCAAGCCAACCAGTAAAGTCTGGATCGTTTTCTATTTTGCTTAACGCTTTATAAATCTTTCCACGTTTAGCATCATGACTTAATTCAAAAGAAACTTGTAAATCACCATTCTCCAATTCATTAACAGACAGAACGGATTTTTTCTTTTCAGACTTTTTGCCTTCTTCATCATCTACAACAACTTCCTCAACAGGTTCTAGCTCCTCTGTACTTACTGTTGTTTCTGTTGTAGATTCTTGAGTTCCTTCAGCATGATCTTCTGTACTTTCAACTGTATCTTCAGCACCTTCTTCAGCTCCGGCATCTTCAAACAATTCTGTAAGTTTATTTTCTAATTCTTCATCAGACATATCAGCATAATCAAAATCAATATCTTCTGCTGTCTTGTTATATTTAGCTAATAATTCTTCAAATTTGTTCATATCCTCATTACCTCCTTTCTGTTCGTTATTTTCAAAACATCCATCACTAGATGTATTTGACATAAAATCTTCCAATGTTACTTTTGCTCCTTCCATCCCGGGCAACACTTTTTCGACCTTACCAGTCTTAACGTTCACCTTAGAACCAAGCAACGTAACACCTTTAATAAAGAACGATTCGATATTTAAAGTTTTGTTTTTTGCATCGAAAGAGAAGTCTTGAATTTCTAATTCGACCGAGCAATCACTACCATTCTTGTTTTTTAAAATTTCACAAGCTTTTGTATATTCTTCATAAACAACAGCTTTACCAAGAACGTAATATCTATCCTTCTTCTTTTTATCTTCTTCTAACCAAGGTTCATCATTTGTAAAATGTCCAATAGGACTTTCAAGATATTCAATCTCTTCTTCTCCGTCTGCATTCACAACTGTTCGTCTATCGTGTTGTTTAAAATCATAAGATCCATCAGGCAACTGATGAATATATGCTAATAACGGTCTATTTTTAATAGAACTCATATATTTTTCAGTATTTTCTTTAGAGATAAATGACTTGTTTCGATTTTTTCCAGTATGGAAAATCTTAACTTTTAATCCCATTAAACCTTCAGTTTCTTGAATTTCATCATCTTCTTCAGCTTCAAAGTAGCCTTGAGTTGAAACTACTAGACGTTTATTAGAATCTTCAGCAGAGAAGTGAAATATATCGTTTTCTACACAACATTTATACAAATCATCAACGGTTAAAATACGTTGTTTTTTATCCATTTGAGCCGTTACCACCTTTCTCAAAAATAAAAAAGAGTCCAGTAAAGGACTCATCTAAAAATACAAAGTATTCGTAAATTCTATATTTAATTTTTCAAAATTTGCTTGTAATTTTTTAGGTTCATTAACAAAAACATACATACCGTCATTATTATGAATCTCTAACAAATTCCAAGACATAAGCGTTTTACGCACGTCTTTATCATCCGTAACAATAAAGTTTGAGTTTTTCTCATTCATATCCTTTTATCCTTTTGCTTTGTCTCTCTTATCTATGGACTTTTCGCCATCAGTCGTAAGTGTTTGACTATCCCCATTAATCTGACTTGTATCTTGAGTGTTTGAACTCTGTAATGGAATAAATTTCTGTGGCAATTGCAGAATATCATTTTCTAAATATGCCATAGACAATGTGTCTAATTCACTAAATCCATTTAACGTACCAATCAACAATTTATTTGGCACACCGTAAGTACAAGCCTTGATTACACTATCTCTAAATGCATCTACTGTATATGTAGTAACACCAATAAACTTAATCTTTGATGGATTAGATAATTGAGTTGATACTAATCTATTTACAATAGTTTGAATTTGAGGTAATAGGGAAGAAAGAGCCATATCTTCGTCTGAACGAATAGCTCCATTCCATGCCGTAGTTCCATCTATCGAGCTACTATTCAATACCTGTGCCCCACCAGAAATATTCAAAACAGATTTAGTTGCGTTCTCAACTTTATTAACATCACTAGTTTGATCCCCGTTAAATTGAATATCTTTGATAGGAATAGGTGACAATAATGCAGTCGTATAGTTCGGTAATGCATCTTTAATTAAATTAAAATATATTGCTGCCGTTTTCAGATCAACTGCGAAATCATCTACATCATCACTACCACTAATTAATGGAACTGTAGCAACCAACATTTTATAAATCTGTTGTTCATCCACAATAGCAGTAATGTTCTTTAAATCTTCTAAATTGATCAACGAATCAAATAGACCAATAAATGGTGGAATAGGATTCTGCCAATCTGTCATGTCCACTTTTAAACAAACGCAATGTTCTTCAGGCATTGGTTGATACCTATTATTCATTGTGTCTTTTTGATACTCTTTCCACATTGTCTGGAATGGTTCTCCCCAGTATTCTAGATAGTCTGCATTTTTTTGAAAATAAGTCATATCCATCCAGAATGCCAATGAACCATCTCCATAGACTCCTGCAATCTTGCAATAGTCTGGATCAATTGGCAAAATAAAAAAGCCTGTATCATCTAAATAAGCACATCCAAAGAAAACATCTTCTCTGAATGCTGTGATACAAGCAGGCTTAAACGCCAGATTTAAATTCATTTTTTCCAACAAACTCAAAGTATCTGCATATGACTGCAATACTGTTTGTGGATCATTATCTTCTGTTATCTGAAATGGTGGAATAACAGAGCGATATTGCAGGTTAATCATATTTGCATTATATTGAATCAGACGTCTATATACCTGACTTCTATAATACAAATACTTACTCAAATTACGTAAGTTCTTTGAGTTGGAAAAGGGGTTCTCTAAGTAAGTCCTTAGATTTTCCTTTGTAAAAGTAGAAAACGCTTTTGTAGCACTCTTCGTTGGATTCTGTACTTGCAATAAATCTAAAGCCTCTTGTGCTTTTTTAAATGTTTCAATAGTGTTTTTATTTTTCTCATACCATTCTTGCATTTCTTTAGCACTTCTTTTATTCGTTCTACTTAATGTAGGATTTGGCTTTTGAGCCACTTTACTGGAAGGCTTTGCCTTTCGTTTTGTTACAGTTTTCGCCATAAGACTCCTCCTTTCTAACGTAATAGTCCATAATCTGCTTTCTTAGAAGTAGAAGCTAAGAATTCAGCTATGTTACTTTCTTGACGCTTTGGTTTTTTCTTTCTAATAATTTGTTGTAAAGTCCAGTAATTATAGGCAAGGGAAGAGTATCTATCCTTACGCATACCAGACTTTTCCATAATTTTAATATTTCCGTTCTTGATTTCATGCTCTAGATTAACTAATTCATTAATTAAAGCAGAAGTTTGAACATATGGAATTTTTAATTGAGTTTGTTGTTTAGTTGGTAATTTATTAAAACTTTTAAACTTAGTGCGAAGGATTTCTTCTCCCTCAATCTCATGTTTTAACAAATTAATCTTATTGTTCTGAAAACCTGTTCTCAGTAAAATACAAATTTCATTATTAAATTGTGCAGTCGCTTTAACAGACCACAAACATTTATTTGCATCAGAAACTTTACATCTTGATGCCATTTCGTCATCATTTACACAAGTAAATGCTTTGTATGTTTCTCCAGTTTGTGGATCATACTGATCTTTAATAATAAAATCAAACAGTCCTAGACCAATTCCATTGGTATCGACAACTAATTGAGTACATTTATATTTATAAAAAGTTCTCATAACAACTAAACCTAATTCATCCGTTGTCAATCCTTCTTCATTTTGCATATATACAATATTACTAATGTAGTTTGTTTCTGAAGTAGGAATTGCACTATTTATAAGTAATGACGAAGCATCATTTGCGTTCTTCTTGGAACTCATTAACGCAACGTCCACTGAAAGTATTCTTTCTTCTCCTGCTACAAGTTTTGGAATTGTAATATCTTTTTGTTGATAAACATCTAAAGGATAGAAACAATTCTTTAAAGTTCTACGGTTATTAAGCTCGTCAAACTTAAAAAAACTTCCGTCTGTATCGCCGTAAAACAAAGCTTCCATTTCCATAGAATAAATCGTTGGATCGAAATCATCTTCTGACATTTCATCCTCTACTTGTTCTCTCTGAAGCAATCCTTCTTTAATTGCAATTTGATAAGGAAGTGAAACTACAAAATAATTTCTACCTAACATCATATTTTTCCAAAAAGCCTTTACTTTTTGAAAACTCCAATGACTTGAATACCAAGCAGATGTTGCATAAAGCTCTTTATTTCGTTCTTGTAAATTTGAATATTCTGGCTTATCTAAATAACCAGGATGTCTAGGATCGCTTAAGAACTTTCTTAAAACAGTATCAATAACATGTTTAGATACCATTCTAAATTCATCTACTACTATGACATTTGCTCGTTTTGAACGTGCATTGTCATTTGCTGTAACAATCTTAATCCATGATCCATTTTTAAATTCGCAACTTGAATCATTTAAACCCACTTTAATATCGCTAATCTCATTCCAAAGATTTGCAGAACCCCACTGGTGCTGTTTAAGAAAATCATCTTTAATTTTTCCAATAACTTCTGAAGCTTGTGATTTTACACCTGCAGATATAATGACTTTTGTACCGGGATATAATATACATCTAATAACGCAAAATAGGCTTATTAGGTAAGTCTTACCCTGACCCCTTGACGCAATGTATATAAAATAATTAGTACACATCATCATATATATCAGTATCTTCTGAAATAGTTTTAATCTAATATGTAAAAAATCTTTAGCAAATCTCTGAGGGTTTGCTCTATAAAATGAACACCATGCAGCTCCCCCATCCATTATTTTGTTTGCTTTATCTTGGACAACTTGTTGAGCACTTTTTTGTTTAGCCATTATCTGATACCTCTCCAAATATCTTGTCGAATAACTCTTCTGAATCATCGTCTTCTTGGTATTCAGGGCGAGTAACAGTAAATTTTTTCATAAATGACTCGTATATTTTCTGTAAAGGGTTCTGCAGATTTAACATCTTAGCCATATGACCTTTAAAAAACACATCTATATATTGTCCAATTTTGTCAACATCTTTTAACTCTGGGTCACATTCAGGAATAGGTCTTTCAGTCTCCCATTTCTGAATTAATTGACCAAATGTCTGTCCTTCTGATAAAGTATCTAATGAATTTTGTCTTGGTGTAATATTCCCTGTAGACATCAATTGTTGATAGCTACTGTCTAAATCTTTTGTCGGTTTGCCTTGCAAAGTTGCTTTGCGAATTTCTAGTTTTTTAAAGCATAGCCTAACAAAAATTTCTTCCTGTGCTTTAGTAGAACATTCATAGCGTGTTACCCAATCATCATATTCATCTTGTAAAAACAAATAATCGTCATTGGTAAATCCATTTCCAAATCTTTTAATAGTTTGTTTCTTAACATTTCCTCGCATTCCATTATTTTCATAATCGGAAGGCAATTCACTGTCTTTGAATGTTTGATTGATATATTGAGGTAAACTCAATAAACTAGTCAGCATTTGTTTAAAAGGAGAACTTTTAACTTTTTCTCCTGTTTCGTTATAGATTGTATGAGCACATGATTCATATAGTGAATCAACGTATGGAATATCCATTTCACGACACATGTTAATAACCGATTCTTTCGTCTCATTCGGTTTGTCATCTTTGTCTTTAATTTGCTCTACTTTACTAATAACGCATTTTTTACAAATAGGGTAATAACCTAGTCCATACTTGTTTGATTTGTAAAAATTAGAACGAGCCAACCATTCGCCACAATGTGGACATTTGATCAGCTCGTCATTTAATATCTTCTTATATTGATTGGCCAATGCAGTATACTCTTTTCGTAGAGTAGGAGCAGTAGCCTTTTTGATTTCAGCAGGAGTTTTAGGAGTTTTCATATACGCCATAGAACCACCTCCGCTTATTTATTAAGCTTGACAGTTAGAACATTCTCCGCAACATGCGTCATTTTCTGAACTGTCTTCTAATAATGTAAAGAAATTATGCACAAAACTAGTCATGACAGATTTAGCAATTGCCATTTCTGTGTAAGAACATCCTTCCTCTACCATATCTGCAAAAGTAAGGTCAATAGCGTCCTCTAATGCCACCATAAAATCGTCAATGGCTTCATCTGCAATTTCTTCTCGAATTTCATCTAATTTATTCATATTTTCTCCTTAATCCAATTGAATATTGTAAATACATTCAATACCATTTTTATCACACACCAATGTTGTCTGAGATGGTTTTCCATTCAAACGTTTTTCGATGGTGTATGAATCACCACAACCTGCTACGCTTCCACTCTGAATTACTTGAACCCCGTTTAATTCACTCATAGCAGGATAATGCATATGTCCTCTTAAAATAGCAGTAGGGAACACTCCTAACATAAAAGATAGATTAGCAACACCTTGTTTAGACATTGGGTCAAAATCTCCATGACATGCTAGATACGTTCTTCCTAAAACATTAATATCAGCAATACCATTATCTAAATTTCTATGGCTTAGATAATGAAAGTTATCTACATTTGCAAGCATAATATCTACCGCCCAGTTAATTAAATCGCCATATCTCTCATCATGTAATGCATCTTCTTTTTTGTCGAGTCTATCGTGGTTTCCATTAATAGCAAAATATTTTACACTATTAAATTCATTTGTTAATTCATAACAGAAACTTGCAATTAACTCTGAAGCAATTTTAATTTGCTCAATCACGTTCTCTTTGTTTGTAATTTGCAAAGTCTTATGGATACTTCCACTGATGGTATCTCCTAAATTCACAACGTTAACACTCCCAATATTATGTGTTCTACCAATCTGAATAATCTTATTTAAATATTGGTTTAATCTTTGCTTAGCAATGTCCGTATTATATTTGCCAAAATAAGAATCAAATGTTTGTCCGATATGTAAATCTGATAAACAGATTATTAATTCTTTTTCGCCATGAGAATCTGGAATTTCATGAACTTTAAATTCAACATTACCAATCTGTTTTAGATTATCTTCTAATAAATGTAATGTTTCTTCTAAACGTGCATTAGCATAATTTTGCTTATTCCATGCATTTCTTTCATCACGAAACTTGATTTTCTCACGTTCTAATTCACGTTTCTTATCTTCTAACTTTTGAATATATTCGTCATCTGAGTATTCTTCTTTGGCATTTTTTTCTTCGTAATACTGTTTAACAAAAACAGAACCAAAAATTCCTGTACAATTCTTTCTTAATGTGTCTCTATTAATATCTAAACCATGTCGATCAATAATATCCTGCCAGTCATCTTCACTTAACCCAGACATTTTAGCTTCACATTCTGAAAGAATCTTCTCGAATTCTTCTGCATTAATTTCTTTTCCTTTACTTACCATCCGACAACTATTCCTCATCTACAAAATCCTTGGCATTATCAATCATCTGTTTAGAACGACTTGCCGCCGTTAAAGTAAATTCTTTATCGCCAAATACAGCTTTCAAATCTTCCATCAATTTAACAATTTCTGCCTCTGAATCAATTAAATTGCCATTTCCGGCAAAAGATACATTGTCTAATTTATAAGTTAATTTCATTTCCTTTGTAATCATTTTAAATCCGTTACTGAAAACTTATAAAAAGTAATAACTTTTATGTTCCATTCCTATTTCATCGAGTATGCTTTCATACTGAATAAATCCAGATACTAATCACAAGTTCTTGTACTCTCCATAGGCGTAAATTCCCGATTAACGCTCAGTACATATCTGTAATAACTTGAAATTGTTATACTACAGATTGTTGTTTTAAAACATTTTCTCCATACATTTTTAGATTTAAACTTGCCTGAAAATCTCTATCTATGACGTTTCCACATGCACATCTATAGATTCTATCTGATAGTTTCAAATCTTTCTTAATATTTCCACAACAACTACATAATTTAGAACTCGGAAAAAATCTATCTGCTATAATTACTGGAATATTATTCCATTCAGACTTATATTCAATCTGTCTTCTAAATTCATAAAAACTTTGTTGTTGCACTGCCTTGGATAAATGTTTATTTTTCATCATTCCACTTACATTCAAATCTTCCATACAAATAAAACTTGGTTTTCGTTTTACAATTTCAGATGTTGTTTGATGTAAGTAATTTTGACGAATATTTGTTAATCGTTTTGTTACTTTTAAAAGCTCTTTTTCTCTTTTTATAATGTTACTTGTTTTACAGTAATTACTTCCTTTCTTATTTTTCTCATATCTTCTTGATATGGAACGCTGTAACCTACGTTTTCTTTTCTCTAATTTCTTTACTTTTTGAGTTTTATTAATATTCCTATAAGTATTTCCATCAGAAGAAATTACTAAATCTTTGATGCCTAAATCTATTCCAACTCCATCGTTTAAAGGAAGAAAGGTATTGTCATCTACCTCAACTCCAACTGACACATACCAATATAATCCGTCATAAGTAAAACGTGGATTCATATATTTACAGTCAGTTGGTATTCTTCCTTTTTCACAAAGTCTAATCCAATTCAGTTTTTGTTTATTCTTCTTTTTACTCATTGAAAAACCTTCAACTTTCACATGGGTATTTGTAAACCGAATCTTAACATTATCTTGATAAAAAGATGGAATAGATTGCTTTTTACTCTTAAATTTAGGATATTTGCATTGCCCTTTGAAGAATCTTTTGTAGGCATTGCAAGCATCTTTAATGGCTTGTTTTGTCACGTTATTACTTACTTCATTCAGCCATTGATATTCTGGTTGTTTCTTTAACTGTGTAAGTTCTTTTCGTAATTCACTATCCGACAAGAATTTATTTCCTTGTTTATAATTCTCTTGTTCTCTTACAATAGCCCAATTATAAGCAAATCTTGCACATCCAGCATATTGAAACAACTTAGTAAATTGTTTATTATTTGGATTCAATCTCACTTTTATTGACTTTATCATTTTTTAAACAATTTCCTGCCTCCTAAAATATAAAAAACTGCCAACTTCTAGGCAGTTAAATTCATTTCTATAATATTTTCTAAAGCATCGGCAAAATCTGTTAAATTTTGAACAGACGTTTCTTTGCCGATAGTAATACGAATGCTATGCAAAGCATCCTCGTCAGATAATCCAATAGCTTTTAACACATGACTTGGTTTCGCACTACTAGAATGGCAAGCAGATCCTGAACTAACTTCAAATCCTGCTTCATCTAGCAACTGCACAATCTGCATTCCACTAATTGAAATATCTTTAATTCTAATGTTAATATTAGATTCGGCTCTCATATCTAAAGAACCATTTAATCTAATATGTTCATTTTTCATTAAACGGTTTAATAAGAATGTTCTTTTTGACTTAATACCAATTAAATCATCATAATTTACGTCATTTAACGCATTAGATAAAGATTTAATAGCGAAATCATTATAAGTTGAACCTCTTAAACCATTTTCTTGTTCTCCATAGATAATAGGAGCTAATTTGATGCCTTTTTTAACATATAAAGCTCCGACTCCTCTAAGAGAACCAACTTTATGCCCAGAAATTGACATCATATCTACATCTAGATATTTGACATCAATCTCTGTCTTTCCAAATGCTTGAACTGCATCCGTATGAACAATGCATCCATTTTTATGAGCGATCTCAACAATGTCTTTAATTGGTTGATATGTTCCAATTTCGTTATTAACCATCATAACAGATACTAACTTATGTTCGTGATTTTCTAAAAGAGTAGGGGATACAAATCCTTTTTCATCCACTCTTAAAGCATGCAATACATTTGGATTGTTATATATAGAAGCGTGCTCAATATTTGAGCAAATTGCCTCGTAATCTTTATTTGCTTTTAAAAACCCATCTACAGCTAATGAATTCGCCTCTGAACCACTAGATGTAAAAATAATTTCTTCTGGTTCTGCATTGATCATATTTGCTATTTTTTCACGAGTCTTTTCAATTACATGTTTATTGTAGTGGCCTGAGCCATACAATGAGCTTGGATTCGACCAATCAATAGCTAAAATATCCAACCTTCCAAGAAAACTCTCAGAAAGAGGGGAAGTAGAAGCATAGTCTAAATACACTTTATTGTTCATCAGACAACGCCTCTTCAACCATGTTATATCTTTCACTATTTAATCTTTCCATTAAGCATTCATATGGATCAAGTTTAGTACTGAATGCCATGTCTACAATAGCCTGACTAAATCCACTCAACAAATGAACACCTAATTCATTCTCTTGTAATGGAACAGTATTTGTTCGTCCGCAAATATTCCAGAATGTTAAGGTTGGCATTTTATATCCATGTTCAGCATATTCATCTTTAATAACCTCAAAGTCTGCTTTGGAATATCTTGCGTTTGGCTCCCAAAAATATCCTTGAGCCTCATCAAATTCCATGTCACTACAAATAATAATGTTTTGAGGCAAATCTTCTTGTGAATAATGATTATTAACAGCAACTCTTAAAATCAAGTCAAAAACTGCTTTAATATTTGTATTAGACATTAAAGCCTTAGAATCATAATACTTTAATTTCTCATGCAAACTTTTAAAATTTGACATATTCAACAACTGTGGCTTACTACTAAATGTAATAAAACAATCCTTAAATTCACCAGTTAATCTTTCACTCATATAAATAGCTAACGCTTCAGAAACTTCATAAGCAGTTAAATTTGTATTTCCAACTTTAGTTAGCATACTTCCAGATGAGTCAGAAACAACAATAGCAGATGCACCATCTGGCATATAATTAGGAAGATTCTTCCATAGTTGCTCTAAAGATTCATCATAAGACTGAACTTGAATGTGCCATCCTGATGGGTCACAATAACTATGAACAATATCAGAAGCAGATAAGACTTTTGCATTGATTTTAGCTTTATCTTTCTTCAAGGATTCTAAATATTCAACACGTCTGGCTTCATCATTTCTCAAAAATGCATTTCTATACAATAAATTAGCACGAGAAGGAACTGATTCATAATTAATTTTTGACCATTCTTTGTCAGACATTTTGACCTCAACAACATCTAAATACTTACGTAGTGAAGTACAAATATTTCTATATTCTTCTTTACTTAAGAACAAAGCTTTACGAATTTTAGCAGCCCAATATCTATTTTCTTGTTTTTTACTAGATAAAGAAGGCAACCATTTGCCTAAAAGACTAATAGGTTTGTTTGATTTCATGTTTTGAATGTCAGCCGAAAGTTGATCACCGACAACAGCAATTAACTCCTGAAATACATACGTATATCTAGTGTCCAATAAACACCACAAATCATCCCATCTACCATAATATGGAACTAATGGAATTAACTTCATAACAAGATTGGGACTATCTTCACATAAATCCTTTAACATAATTCTAAAAGATTTACGTTCGCCCATACCTTGTTCTCGATCCCTTAAAAAGAACAACCATTTAATTGTCATTTTTGGATCTTCTGCCATTGCTACATTAAATAATGCAAGAATATCACTGTTAGTCATATTTCGCATAGAACTTGTTTTAAAGTTCATATCTAATAAAGCTTTTCCAGACGTTGCATAGCCCAACGCACCATTTTCTGTGCATTGAAGTTCAGAATTCAATTCATTTTTAATGTCTTCAATTTTCATCTTTTTCTCTCCTTTAACGCCCAATATACGAGCACCTTTTCTAAACAAAAGGATTGGCGTTTTTAACAAAAACTTGCAAGAAATCCCCCACCTCTATAGGTGGTGGGATGAATTGCAAATTATACAGCTCTTTTTGCCATATACTGCCAATTGTTGTTATGGTATTTCAATCTCATTTTATTAATGCTAACCTGTTTATAACTCTTGGTTGGCAGAGTAATATAGTTACCATTATCATCTTTTACATATGCACCGTTGGTTGTAAATCCTGTAACGTGCCCGCTTTTCCCAAAAATTGAAACTTTATCGTTAAGATAAAATCCTTTATAATAAGGCACATTTTTACAATTGCGAACTTGATTTCTATTTAGTATTTTTCTTCCTTTACGGGCGGTAGCCTCGTGTAGAGAACGCTTCTTTTTGCGGAACTGTTTTATTAACAACCATTCTTCATGGTTTTCGCTAATTTCATTGATACCGCTGATAACTATTGCATCATTGTAGTGTGTTTTATCTAGTTTCATCGCCTTACGCTTTGAGGTTGTTTCAACGCCATATGTGATTTCAGCATTTGGATATGCCACAAATATTCTTTTACGCAAAGTATTCATAAATGGTGGCTCTTTGTATTGTTTTACCTTTTTATGCTGCTCTTGCCATTTATAGAAGATTCCACCTTTCTTGTGGTTCTGCGATGTATGACAATCAGTACAAACTGTGATAAGATTGTCAACTCTATCTGTTCCACCGTTGCTGCGATAAATTATATGGTGCGTGTTTAAAATCTTATTTTTTGATTTTCCACAACATTGACAAGTATAATTATCTCTTGCAAAAACATAATATCTTTCATCGAAGAAACCATACGTCTGACCATATTGATAATCCACTCCATGAATTTCAGGATTTATCATTTTTGCTGTATCAAACTTGCCAACTTCTATATGAAGAATAGGCTTTGGAACTAAACTGTTTAATGTATCAATCCAGTGAAACGTATGGTTTATTCTATTTTGTAAGCTAGGCGGAAGCCATTCATCGTTTCTCTTGCGATTTAGAAACCTTGGCTTTCTGTATCTTGTCTTACGGTTGCGTCTGCTTCTACGATAAATGCGTTTCGCATCAATATTTGACTTCACATCCTGTCGAAGCTCGATTTCGCTTTTCCATAAAACTTTATCTTCTGATGTGATAGCAGCTCCTATATGTTTAGAGCCTGTGTCTATACCAATATGACAATCCTGTTTTGTTTCTCCAGTTGCATAAGTCAACTGGATTGTAAATGGATTGTATTTGTAAATAACAGCTTTATTACTTTTTAAAAGTAATCTGGCTTTTCTTTGTGAGCATGGCATTAATGGTTCGCCACGCATATTGAGTACAAATACTCTCATAATTTCTACCTCTGACAGCTACTCTCAAGTGCTGCTCCTTTCTTTTTGAAAGTTTGTTACCCTTCGCCAATGTTGTAAATGCTTGTCGTAATCGAACACGCTAGGTTGACTGCTCCTACCTCACAGAGCTTTTACAGAGCCTACACAGTGCCACGAACTAGGGTATTATTCATGGGTGTGATAACATAAACAACGTAGTTCTCAAAGAACTTAGGCTAGTCAACATGAGCTTTTACAAGCTCCGACCTCTAAGACGTTAGTTGTAGGTCGGGGTTATTGACTTTATAATTTGCTGCAAGTGCTTGCTTAATATAAAGCAAAGTTTAACGACTCTGAAAATGAAATGCGTCTAAATGACACACAATTAAACTTTCTTGAAATTAACGTTTGATATAGTTTGGTCTTTAATTTGCTGTCTGAGTCGTTTTAGTGATATTCAAAACTCATTTCAAAGATTAACAGTCTTCTGCAAAATAAATTGCTGTATGAGTTTTGTTTTGGTAATCAAGAGTAGGATTCGAACCTACGGTCTTTAGAGTTCCATCTAACGAGTTGCCACTACTCTATCTTGATATGCGCAGACTTATTAACACAAAGATATCCTCCAACCGAATTATTGATATATATGTAAAAGGAGTAATGAAAACATGCTTGGAAATTCACCGTAAAATGAGAAAACAGTTTAATTTATTACAGTTGGAAAACATCTTTGTGCCAATAAGCCATTTGTGGGAAAATATTTTACCCATTTTACTGGATAACCATTAACCAGAACGGTTGTCATGCACATGATAGCTATTCATGCCACAACAATCTTTTCAACAATTCCACACTATACGTATTGTTGAAGGTTTTAATAGTAAGAACGCTTTAAAGTGATAATTTTATAAACCATTGTTGTTTACTGTTATTTGTTCTTGATACTTTTTTAGATTGCTGTATGCGTTCTTTTTGTTTTGATTGGTGCAAATCATTGGCTTTAGTCCAACAATTTACATGTGTAAATACATATTAACCTTCAACCTATTTGTGATAAGTACGTTGGAAAGAAGGGGTTAATCACCTACCTTCTATAAAGACAAATAAATATCAAGTTAATATGTATGCTGAAACAGGTTCAGCTCCTGTGTTGTAACGGAAGAGGTTTTCGAACCTCCTCTCTGAATTTTTTTATGGTCGAGTATAGTTGGATTTTCACCAACATTCATAAACTCTACGATGGTCTGCAAGCCTTGGTTGGAGTGGTCTATGAATGTATTACTCGATATGGAGGGAAGTGCAAGACCTCCCAAAGTTGTTGTTTATTTTTCTGCAATCAAATCTTTAAAAGACTGACGAGGTTTGAACTTAACTACTCTATGAGCAGGACATTCAACCTTTTCTCCAGTAGTAGGATTAACTCTAGTACGTTCTTTTGCAATTTGAGTTACAAATTTACCAAAGTTTGGATAATTGATATCTTCTCCCTTGATTAATAATTCTTTGATTGTTTCTACAGATACTTCAACAATTTCAGTTGTATCCTTAATTGTGAAGTCTAAGTTTTGAGCTAATGCTCTGATTAATTCGTTTTTAGTCATTTTAAATCCTCCGTATCTAGGCAACATACACTGCCTCTCATGTGCTAGATTAAGTCACCCTTAAAAAGTTGCGTACTGTAGGGAGAAAACTCGCCCTGATTTTTATTCGGTATATCAAATAATTCCTTTACTGAAGCACTTTAATAGCGCTTCGGGGTTTATTGTGTATAAAACCTTTAATAATATGGGACGATTGCGCCACATATTAGAATTGCAATTTTCTTTGTTTGACTGCATCTGCGGAGTAATTTTAAACGCACGATCAATCAGCCATGACATTAAACCAACATATTTATTAGAAATATGAATGGATTTTATTCTTTCTATTAATTCTTCAAAGTCTTCCTCTAGAAGAAAAGTGTTATTGTTCTCATCAGTGTCCATAAAATACTGCGATAGCTCTATTGAGTACTTTTGTATTAACGATTCAATCTGTTTAGATTTTCTATGACTTGTATCTAATGGATGCTTAACAAAGAACTCTGACATTGGAATTTCTTCGTAGTTTGGTTTGACTCTTTCGAATTTATAGTCAAATAAATAATTCATTGGACATTGTAAATCTGGATTTGTTTTCTGCTCGATTTTTAATTTCTTTTTCTGTCTTGATTCTTCATTGAACATCACAGATTTTGCAAATTTATTTTTGCGTTGAAGAATAAACCAAAAAGCAGGAAACTTATTTGTATCAATATCCATATCTTGTTTAATACGTGCTATTTCTGCGTTCAGATCGACAGAATACGTTCTCTTGGCATTGTCGATAGCTGCCTGCAAACTCTTATATTCAAGGCTCTTTATCCTTGACTTCTCATATTACTATGAGTGTGAGACTATATCTTCGTCATATCTAATAAGACTTAGACGTTCGATTTCGTGGGAGAAATTATTGATTGCCTACTCATTCTCCTAGTCGTTGAGCCTTCTTGTTACTTCTATGGCTTTCACAAGAGTGGCTGCTGATTGTCGTTATTTTTTTATTCTAATTTATTTTATATTTTTTTAACTCTACTTTTTCTCTTTGGTTGAGTTATAGCTCGTTCAACGCTCCAACCGTGCTTGTTGATTCTATTAGTTATATCAAAAACGGTTAAATTTTCAACAGTACTCATCTGAGCTAACTCATAAGAATTATACATAACACCATTGTATTCATATTTTCTATCACCAATGCCGTGTGGTTGCATTTTAACACCCAACGGTTGAGAAATTGCTCTTTCGACTTGCCATTTATGGTCAACAATTCTGCTACGAACCTGATCGCACGTTAATTCCTTGCAAAGTCTTTGTTCGTATAACTCATTAATTGAATACCATTCTCCTTTATACATAAACTTCATACGTTTTTCTATTTTTGGCTGATTCATAGCTTTTTCCAAACTCCAACCGTGGTGATTGACACGGGTAGTAATATCGTGTCCTGTAATACCTTTATTTGACATCATGGCAATATCATCTGAGGTCAGCAATTTCCCATTGTATCGAAATGAACGTTGTGCTTCTGATCCTGTTCCTCCACCATCAGCTGAATTATATCCGTTTTCAATACTGTTAAATCTCCAAATATAATCCTTCTCCGTTTGCCGTCCTTCTTCCATTGACAATCCAGACGCTAAGATATTATGCTCAATGTTATCCCATCCATATTGTTTGATATATTTATAAACAGGTTGGCTTTTGTATCCAGATCCATTACGACCCCATCTCGCAGCTGGTTTTTGTTTGGTTAACCCAATATAATGTTTTCCATTTGGAAATTTTAAATCATACACCGTATAATTTGTATCGGTCATTTTACTCACCTCCTTTTGCTATATTTTATTTAACGATTTCCAGCAATTAACCGAATGCTTTTTGAACTAGGTTTCCCTAGAACCGACCCAATAATTAAGCCAATACGCTCAATATACACGTATAATTTAGATATTTTTCGTTATCCTCTAAAGAATAACTATAAGACAAACACAACTGGGCAAGATTACTAGACTCTCCAATAGCCATATTTCCTGCGGCTATTTTGTTATCTACTAATGCTTTATCTTCTGGAGTGTTTGAATAATGATTCTTTTCTTTTGGAATGTTATTTACAATTGTCGGATAGTTTTGCATACAATATCTTGCATGTTCGACTATTTGTTTTTGATTGGTAACAAACAGAGAATCCGAATCTTGATCTGCAAATTCTTTTTATCTCAGGCTCTTTATCCTGAGCTTTCTTTAACTTTCGTTAAAGATGGGACTATCTCTTTTCCCTCGACTTTACGTTAGGGAAATCGGCACTCGTGGGCGAATTATTGATTAGCCTTCTCATCGCCTAGTCTCTAGAGGTTACTGTCTACTATTTTGGCATTCGACAGTCTTCCTAATGGATTGGCATATATTTATAACAAATACTTAGCTTTCCCATTTTCACCGATTAGTTTTTGAACTACATTTCTGTAGAACCGAACCAATAAATTAATCCGTTGTTACGATCTTGTAAAAATGTACCAATCATATTAACTGCAATAATTTGTTTCCCAAAAGGGAAGTATCTTTTAAATTTGTCATGATAATGGTTGTGTAATAATCCTAGTGAATTCCTAGAATTAAACGGACTACGAAACTCCGCCAAATACTCACCATCATCAAAACGTTCTGTGTAACATTGCATAGCACAATCTTCTTGCTCAAAAGTGTCGTCCTTATTAACGTCCTCACCAACAGAATGCAATAACATTGCATAAGGAGAACCAACTATAACTAAGTTGTCACCATTCTGTATGACTTTTCCGTTTCTAAACTTCATGACATAATTTGAAATAATTGCGCCACGCCTTTCTTTAAAGTAAGTGCTATGTACAAAATCAGGATTTTGATCTACAAGAGCCAACAACACTTCAAAATCATTAGAGAAATTTTGATTATCTCTCAAATAATCTAAGAATGTGTTATCATTTCTCTTCAATTTTTTTATATAGTCAACGCTTGTTTGTACTACATCAGGCATTGTATCCATATCCAACGCATTAATCATCTGATATGACATACGTTGAACTTTTCCTAATTTGCTAGGATGTGCAGTTTTTACAATACCGAACATGCTGCCATTTTTGCGAACCCAGTCAGACCAGTATTCGTAAGTTACGTTAAATTTGAGGCATTTCATAGCATTGTCCGTTGTAATCAACTTAATATCCTTAGCTAAATGCTTGTTTCCAAACATATCCACGACTTCTGCTGTTTCATATTGATCACCAAAATAATCCTTAAAAAACGTCTGAATATTTGACACAAATGCAGCAGCTTTGAAAAAGTGCTGTCTCAACAAGATGTAACCGTCTGCCCATAAGGGGAATAGGCTAGAATCGATTAAAGCTTGACCGTCAAATAACGTATTCTTCAATTTATAATCAGATATATGTTTTGCAAGACAGTGATTTTGTTCGTCAATTTCAACACTAACAACATCTGTGTTGAAATAAGAATCAACATCTTTAAGAATCAATATGTTCTCTGGTTCAATTTTGACTTTGCCTACAATGGTACTTGTAACCAAAGAAGAATAAGCTCCAATCTCAACAATAGGGGAATTGTTAGTTGGCAATTGAATACCCATTTTCAAGAAATGATCCGCATCATCAAACAGCTCATCTCTGATAAACATACATGATCCCAACTTTGCCTTGCCTGGCGTTCTATACAACATTTTGTAGTGAATAGTTTCGCTATCTCGTATGTCTCCGTTTTTATACCTAGAAACATAGGTGACCGACACGCCATCCCTGTAGAACATAGTACGAAGTTCTTGAGCACTCCTCTTGTCATACTTGTCTTTATTAAGTTTGGCCTTGTCCAATGCTTGCTTAAGTTTTTCTATCTTACTATCATACACAAAAATAGTTGAAGGATTCATACGTTTGATTGTTCGCTCAAGTTTTTTTACCTGCTCTTTATAAGATGACGATCCAAACCCAAATTGCACACAGATAATATCTCTAGTAGATTTATCATTATAGGTTTGCATTCCATTTTCTAAGAGAAAGTCGTAAAACAGAGACTTAGTAAGCATTGCATCTGTTGTTTCCATGTAGTCACGAACACCAAGATTGCATTCATAGAGAATACCTGCCTCTATGTTTTTTATCTTTAATCCGTATTTTCCCACATTACACCAACTTTCTTGGCAAGTATATTACACTACATACTAGCCACAAAATTTATCAGGTCTTGTATGACCTACTTGTATTATACCATAAATACGGAGAAAAACAATATTATACTACATACTAATCACAATTTTTTAACGCCTTTTGCTGCGCCTCGTATACTATATTAATGTCATAACCAACAGCCGTTTCTGAATCATTGATATACATGATTAACTCGTCATATACACTTTCAGAATAATCAATTTTACCTTTACAAATTTGATTATATATTTGTTTCATCTTACGTCTGAAGTTTGTATCATATGTAAACTCGTTACTAGACATGAAATTGATTTGTTTTGCATATTTGCCACATAGCTCACTATCAGTAGCTCGACAATATATATTTGTAACTCTCATTCTTTTATATACATTATACATGCCATTCGAATGCATTACATATAAAATACCAAGTTTCTCCAATTCTTGAACATAGCTTGTAAATGTTCTAGATGACATATCAATCTGATTAGCCAAGAAGCATATTGGTGTTGTACAAAATTTATATCGAATTGTTTTCTCAATTTTTTTAGAATAATCCATACGTACTATAATAGTTGTTAATACGTTATAAAGTTTAAATTTATCCACCGTTGTATCTGCTCGAAAAATATTAATTAGATCCTCTGTGTATAGAACAACAACAGGTCTACCCGTATCCTCACATTTTTGATTTAAACCACATAAAATAATTTTGAAAAGGGAAGAACTAAGCTCTGTCATTTGAATCAGTTGTAAATCTCGTAATTGATGTAATCCGTTTAAAATCCTTTTCTTTTGTTGTCTGTCAGGAGCAACGCCATATAAAGTTGCTCCAATTTGATCAACGTGAACAATTAAACTGCCTAAATAATCACTTTCATATTGCATGGATGATAAAAGGGCAGCAACAGCAGTCATTTCACAATGGTCTTTAGATTCATCAATAATCGACCGCCACAATAAAAAACTTTTTTTCATATTTAATTATCACCTCAAAAACATCATATCAGAAAAAAAAATTAAAGCAAGAAAAATATTATACTACATACAGTATAGTGCAAAAAATGAAGAAATTTTTACAGTGATGTCTCTATGATAAAACGCTCAAATGTGAAAAATATTGCAGACATTTAAATTCTTTTAAAAAAAGATATTAGCCCTTTATGGAGAAACATTCGCTCCCATTCACTCGCTCATGTTTCTCTTTCGCTCGCAAGCTTGCTCGCATAGGGGGCACATCCCCCTTTACCCCCTTTCTCGGGGGATTCTCCCCCGCAAACACCCCCTTAACCAAACAAACAGCAAACAAAAAAATCAAAACAAAATGTAAACTAAAAATTAACCATCAAATAGAAAACAAAATGTAATCATCAAATGTAAATCAATTGTCTGTTAAAACCAAATTTAAGATCAGGTGTCTTCTAATTGTTAACTGTACGTACACAACCCCTTTCGACAACGCCCCAGTCTTGGGGCTGTCGAGAGAAACAACAGCAAAAAAAAAGAAACATCAGAAATTGAATGTAATGTTCATTATGAGCTTCTAGAGAGTGTATTGGTGAGCTGTTGTTTGAATCAGAATGTAAATAGAAGGTAAATAAAAAGAAGCACTGTATGTGCTCCCTAGAAGGTTAGAATTCAATCTTATTAATTATTGTCAAAATTATAAATCCTGTAAGATAAGCAATTATATCTAATGGATCTGAAACTGATCTGCTATTAAATAGAGGTGCTATGTATTCCCAGAATATTCCTGCTACTATGGTTAAATATAGCCCCCACCTAGCGTTGTATTTTGTTGTTGAGGACATCATTGCATTTAATGTAATGCCTGCAAGTATGTCATTGAAATAACATTGCATAAACCAATTAGTTGGTTGGAGTATTCTATTTAATAGATATAGTGTGATGCTTATAAGAATGCAGAAATTATCATTATTAGGCCGAATACTCCTATGGCTAGAAAAAAATTTCCAACAATACTTTCTCCTTTAGTTGGCGGATTTTCCTTTTTGTGTTGTTCTTCTTTGTATTTGTAAATACTAAAACCACAGTGTGGGCAGCAAGCTGTTGTTTTAGCTACTGGTTCTCCACATGCTGGACATGTTGACATAAGATCAGGATCTCCTTTAGGTTCTTGCTGGGGGTTGCCACTGATATCTGCTCCGCAGTTATTGCAGAAGGATGCGTTGATGTCATTCTCGTGTCCACATTTTGAACATATTTTCATTATATATACCTCTTTCCTTATAAATATAGTATAGCATGTTTCGTTATATTTTTGGCGTATTTTTTATTAATAGTAGGGAGTGGTGAGAGGTAGTTTTGATAGGTTAAAAAGTTTGATTTTAGTTAATTAGGCAATTGTCAAAATTGCTTTTTTAGTATGTGGTTAAATATGTTTGCGATGACTATAACGATTCGTGGTGTGTGTGTTGAGTAGCCCACTAAAACGCTTTATATAAAGGCGTTAACAGTGGTTTTTAGCACCCCCATAGTGTATAAAATGCTTATTTTACCTACTTTTTTGGGTATGATGTATAATATAGGTGTAATAAGGATATAGGTTTATACAGGCAATGACCTGTTATAGGTGTATTTTAACTATGGGCTTTTTATCGCTATGACTTTAAAAGGCTTGTGATAATTCTATCGTTATTCACAACAACATACAAAATGATATATCAGCTATGAGCATATATACGTATATGTTGATAGGTGATATATCACCTAATAATCTAACAAAACTATTATAAGAAAAGGACGGTGTTATTTATGTTAGAAACTAAAAAAACTATTAAAAACGAAATGAATTGTTTACAAAATGTAACTATGGCAAAATGTGAAAGCACGATTGACGAGTTAAGAACTGCTTTCAACGCAAGTCAACTTAAAAAAATCAAAATTGACTTGTCAAGTAGCAAACAAGCTTTACATCTTGTAACGGCTTGGAACGTAAAAAAAGCGTTTGTTGATAGTGTTAATGATGATATTAAAAACGTGTTGTCATATGGTGAAAGTATGGGCTTTTCTACAGTAAGCGAAACTTATATCGAAAATATGCATTACTTAAGCGACGTTAAAAAAGTCGCAAACAACAACTTGAAAAACGAACTTAAACCACTAACAAGCGTTTTAGGTTCAAAAGGTGTTTACTCTTTTAAAACTTGTATGTTAGATAATAACTACACTCAATTTAAAGCTTTATTTTTGCAAGTGTTTGAACTTGAAATATCCAAAAATGACTTTTCAACCATGCAAGATATTCTTACAACTTTAAACACTAATAACGAGTTTGTCTTAAATAATTTCAACACTTTATTCATGCGTTTAGTTTCTGCTTTACTCGTAAAAAGTAATGGGTTAAGTACTAAAAAAATGAATGGTTGTTTGAATAAGGCTATGCGTGATATCCCTTATATTAGCGATAAAGAGTTCTATAGTGGAATAGGAACCCTAACACGTGAACGCTTAACACCTTATATTACTCTTAAGGATGATGAAAAGGAAAACGCTAGTATTATTAACGATAAAATCAAAAAACAAGTTGGTAAAAAAATCGTCAAGTTGCTGCCAGACAATATTAAAAACTTTACTCAAGAAAAAAGCTTAAATGAAAACAAATAAAATCAGGCAAAAAAGCCTGATTTTATTTTACATTTTATATTAATAAAAAGGTTGTCTATATGTGGTTGATCAATCATATATATATAACTTTTTTAGTGGTATAAAATCTTACACCACTATATTTTTAGACGTTTGAAAACGTCTTTGCTTTTATGAGCCTTATATTTTTTGAGCTTATAAAGGTATTTTTTATAGTCCAAAAATGAACGCTATGAGGGCGTTTTTCTTTTACAAGCAAGACTTGTAAAGGGACTGGGCTTAACGTGCATGAAACACGAAAAAAATCAACAGAGCTATCACTGTATAAAAAATAGGGCAGAGCCTTACTGCCTAAAAAAGTTTGGAACTTTGGTCTTTGAAAACTGAATCCCGACAACTTGCGTTTAAAATCCACGTTATGTACTTATGGATTTTAAAAAATGCTGCAACAAATGAAAGGCAATGAAGCAGCTTTTAAAATACATAGCCACAACTCGGCTTGGATGGCGAGGGCGTGCGAGGACTTGGCAGTTAAAACAGTCGGACTTTATAAAGCGACATTTGCTTGTCGCTATGAGGATGCTCATGAAGTGTCTTCATAGGTGCAAGTAAACACCACAGGAGGAACTATTATGAAAAAATTATTAGTAGCAGCACTTATAATAGGTGCATTTTTACTAGGTTGTGTAGTTGGTGCTCATGACGTTCTAACAACGCAAATTATTTCGCAAGATGAGAATGCTCATGAATTCTTATCTGAATACAGAGGGCATTTATATGCTCAGTATTATGAATAGAAAGGAGATGAAATGATATGAATAATGAATTGAAGAAATGTCTTGAGATCGTCAAGCGTTTCCAAAAAGGAGAAAGTATAAGTTTTAAAGATGTTTGCACTCTGGCTTATACAGATATCCATGAATTAGATACAGAAGAGTGGAGCGCTGTTAACGACACACTTACTTATGTACTTGAAGAGTATGGTGAGGAATGGTCTGAATATGACGATCGTTTTCCTAATAACACATATAAATATGGTTATACATTGGAAGACCATGTATTTGTAACTGGTTATACGGGTGTAGCAGGATGCTATTGGATGGAAGACACCGGAATGTTATGTATGTAGAAAGGTGGTGAAAGTCATGACTATTGAAAAGTGGGCAAACAATGCAAATGCAGCTTATGAGCAAAAGCGCATTGCAAAAGAAAAAGCAGAAAGTGAACGTTCATACACGCAATACTACTTTATTAAATTGATTGAATGGGGTTGTGTTGCGTTCACACTATTGTATGCAGCAGGCAAAATTTGTGAATGGATTGACACGACAACTATGTTTGAAACAATTGACAATTTCTTTATTAGTCTATTGTAAAAAAGGAGTAAACTATTATGAAATTGGCAAGAAAGTTATTTTTAAGTTTAGAGAAAAGCAGCTTCTATGAAGGTGTGTATATTGTATTGAATGATGAAAATTTTGTCAGAAATATATATGCAGATTCTGATGAAGAGGTTATTGAAAAGTTTATGAATGAAATTAATTAGAAAGGAGTAAGTCATGGAACTATTAACAGAATTAGCAACACAATTTGACATGAGCGTAGATGAAATTGATACGTTATTGAATTGTGCAGAGTATTTTGATTTAAGCGAAGATTATTAGGAGGTTTATTACATGCTATTTAAGAATCAGAAATTGAATAAAAACTTTTATACTGAAATAAGTGAAGGTCAAGCAAAACGCCTATACCGTAATGGTGAAAGCGTGTGGGTTTCAAATGGCGAAATTTCAAGCAGAATCAACATTAAATATGATGCGTGTTTCCCAAACTTATATGGAATGAGATTTTATATGAATAAATATGAAAGCTCATGTAACGACATTATTGTGACTCGTCATCCTAATGTTGAGCGTTACTTTAGAGAGCATGGCTTAGAAAATGCCCCATGTGTTACTGATTTAAGAAACTATGAGTATAAAAATAAAAATATTTATTGTGCATCAGCTCCGTTAAAGATGGCGAGTTATGCGAATAATGTTGTCTGTTTGAATCTAGACAATAAATTACATATTGATCTGGATTCATTGTCTTATGAAGAATTTTTGGATTATGTGAAGAATTGTACGCAATATTCTATTAGCAGCTCAGAATGGAGAGGAGACTAATTATGTTAGTAAATAAAAATGAAGAAATGAATGGTATTGAAATTACGTTCGGTGGTATACCAAGTGAAGAAACTAGAAACGCATTGAAAGAAAAAGGCTTTCGTTGGAGTCGCCGACAAAAACTATGGTGGTCTAAATTTGCAGAAGATAAATACCAATGGGCGCAAGCTTTAACAGATGATTCTCAACCTATTGAGAAATTTACGAAAGAAGTAACAAACGATTATGGCGTTAAAGTTGGTGATATCTTTCATTCATGTTGGGGATATAGCATGACGTTGAATAGCTTTTATAGAGTTGTCAAAGTCACAAAGAAAAGCGTCTATGTTGTCGAAGTAAATCCTGTTAGAGTTGGTTTTAATGGATGGGAAGGACATTGGACATTAAGACCAGACGAAGATTGGTCGTGTGTTCGAAACGAAGAACCAAGTAGATTTGTGGTGAAGTTGAATACATGGAATAAAACAAATGTTCCATATATTTGTCCAAGCAGCTCAGAAACAGCAACCTTAATGCGTGGCGATGATTTCAAACGTGAGTTCTATGAAAACCATTTAGATTAGAAAGGAGCAAATAAATATGTTTAAAGTTGTATGTGAATATACATCAGTTATGGATGGTCATGACAAAAAGGCCATTGTAAGTGATAACTGGGACACTGTTTATGAATGGGATTATGAAACAAACCAAGTTAAAGAAATGAATTCCAATTATATGCCTGAAATATTCTATGATGATATTCAATGGGAAACGGCAAGAATGACACGAGAATTATATGGACTTATTAAGTCATATTGTGAAGAATATGAAGATGAAGGAAGTGTACAAGAATATTTAAAAGGCTTGGAATTAGTTACTATTGAAGATTAGGAGAAACGTATGATATTTGTAGCGTTATATATTAATACAGAAAACGAGCTATGCACTGTTTTAAAAGATTCTATCTATATTATATATGGAAAGAAAAAAGAAATAATGCATAGCTTTTATGATGTCATGAAGTTTATAGCAGATGATTTTGTGAAATTTATTGAGGTTAATAAAAAACAAATGCAATTGGATCAACATGAAGTTGATTCAATAGATGACTATTGCAACTGTAGCCATGCTTTTATTAACGAATTGAAACGATTAGGTTTTAACGTAAACTATGAAAAAGGAGAATAAATATGAAACTAGTAGATAGATGTATTAAAAAAGATAATGTTGAATTGATATTTGATATGGAGAACAAGCATGAATTTGGATATGCTCAATTAGTATATAGGTATGCGAATCACAAAATAGCAGTATCATTGTATGAGTGTAAATATGAACGCCATGAAGGTTATTTTACAACAATTGTCGAGTGTGATGGTAGAACACACACATATTTATTGACAAATGGAATTGCAAGATATAGTAAAAAAGCCATGAAAGAAAATGTCATTGAAGTCGATGCGGGATTGATTATGGCATTGGCTGGACATACTAATCTATTGATAAATGTCAATGAAGCTATTGCAATGGTCGAAGAATTACGAAAAGCATATGGATTAATAGTAAAAAAATTTGAAATTTAACTGTGTAGTATAATATAATGGTATGTAGTATAATATATAAAGGAGAATAAAAATGAATTTAACAACAAGCGAATTTGCAGACGAACTATATAACGAATTAAGCACTAGAGAATTAGTGAGTGCTTGGAATGTATATTGCGAACATAACAATTATTATGATGATTATATCTATTCTAATGATCAATTAGATGAATGTCTTGAAACAAAAACACCAACTGAAATTATTAGAATGTGTCAAGGTAACGATATTGACTATGATTCAGATTATTTCAAATATGATGAATCTAATATTACAATGACAAATTATCCGCACGATTATGGTTGGATTGATTTAGAAGCACTTGCAGCAGATATTATGGATAATGAATCACATTACAAATATGAAGGCGCAATTGTGCGCTTGATTGAAGATATTGAAGAAGATGAGGAAGAATAATATGAAAGTAATGGTATCTAAAGTAATGTGTCGTGAGCTAAATAAATACGCTCAAACACAACCTGTATTCAATAAATATGAGTTTCAATTCGATGAATTGTCAAGAAGATTATACGAGTGGAATGTGCGTATGGATTCATATAAGTACGAAAACGATTATCAAATTGATAAAGGGTTATTCAAATTTATTAGAGTTGTATACCCAGAACATTACTATGCAATGCCAAGGTATTTAACAACGAACGATTTAGAAAGATGTTTTCAACATTCTGATGGAACGTATGCAAGTTTTATGAACGAAGTAATGAAGGAGGTAGAGATCTAATGGGTGCAGTATTTAGCGTAAACTTACAAGCAGAGATTAAGCAAGGTCATAAATTGGCTTTGCTTGATTCGTTGGTTAGTCCAATGAGTGAATCACAGATTGAATATCTTAATTCAAAAGAGTTAGACATGAACAAACTCGAAGATGTTTTAGCGTATTATTTTGCAGCAAATTGCAAAATATCAGTGGATATCATAAATGACAAAATCGATATTAGTACTGGGTTTGATGCTAGTTATTCATGGGAATGTGTGATGATTGAAGCATTTGAAAAAATGGCAGAACATTTAGAAGATAAATCTGAATTATATATTTATCCTGATTCTGATTATGATTGGTTAGTTATTAGAAACGGAAAAATGATACAAAAACATTAAAAGGAGAATGGACATGAACGCACAAGAAAGAGTGAATAACATTGATAGTTTTGTAGAAAAAAAAGGAAGAGAAAAAATGACAAAAGCAGAGAACGAAAGATTAGAAATAAAAAGACTAGTTGACGAAATTAAAGAATTGCAACCAAGAATAAATGATTTATTGATTGTTGGAAACGCATGCTTGTTTAATAAAATTCCTTTAAAAGGGACTGGATTTGGTTGCAAAGAAGGTTATGACACTCATCAATTCATTACAAACGTATGGTCTCATTTGTTAGGGTTTGTGGATAAAAGTATTGCACCTCAAAAATTGCCGTTTATGTATTTAGGTATTCAAGGAGGTGGATTTTATACTTATAATTTAAAAACAGATGGACGTACTGTATACGTATCTGGAAGTGACGGAAGAGACAAAATACATGTTTTAAATAGATTCGTTAAAGAATTTGATAGGTTTGAAAAAGAATTTTATGCATATGTAGATAGCGTAACGAAATAATATTAAAGGAGAATGAAAATGATGAATATTAAAATTAAGAAAACTATGGTTGTAAATGGTAGAGAATATCAATGTGGTGATTCTATCAATATTAAAATTCAAGGAGAATGGTATCATGGTGAAATCGTAGCATTGTGTAATCCAGTTGCAAACATGTTTAAAATTCTAATAGATGGAGCACAAACCCCTTGGGCTTTGTATTTTGAAGATGTAGAAGATGTTCGAAAAGGAGAAATAAATGCGTTAAATCTAGATAATTTTAACAAAGAATGGTTGAGAAAAATTGCAACAAACCTTGCATGGGGTTTGATTGAAGATGACAGAGAAAGTGCATTAGAGTATTTCAAAGACACATGTGATATGTCTATTGGAGCATTGGAATATTTTGGAGTTGATTTAACAGAAAGCGAAAGAGAAGAATATGAAAGATAAGAAGGAGTAAAGATGTATAGTAAATTATTGCAGGAAGCATTTAAAGAAGAGCGCATTATGTACGCTTTGAAACATGCTAAAGAAAAGAAATTGAATCCAAAGTTGATACGAAGATTTTGTGATCCATCTTATAGAGGACACATTGTAAATCTGATTGTGACAGATTCGTATAACATTGCATATCCAACTGAAGCAGATATACCAAAAGATAAACCGGGAGAATTTAGAACGGTGTTTATGAATGAACCAGTTGATAGAATTATTATGAGTTTGTTAGCAGATGCAGTTAGTGATGTGTTTAAAGATATGGTACATCCATCATGTCGTTCATATCAAAAAGGTATGGGAACACAACAAACAGTATGTGAAATCTCAAATCATATTGTAAATTTGGGCGTAACTGGTCATAAAGTTATAATGGTTAAAAGTGATTTTTCTAAATTTTTTGATTCTGTGTTATTAGAAAAGATTGAAAAAATGTTTGACAAATGGGAACGTTTGTTAGGTTTCGAAAAAGATACTGAGCCAGTAATCAATATGTTTCGTAGATATTATAGGCAAAATGAATATTGGGATAAGAATGGAAATCTAAGAAGTAAATATCAATCTTTAAAGCAAGGTTGTGCGTTGGCAGCTCCGTTAGCAAATATGTTACTTTATGAGCTAGATGAGTTTATGTCAAACAAGTACAAAGTTTATTACAGATATAGTGATGACATTATGTGTTTTGGTAATGATTTGAATGAAATCGTAAATGATATTAACAATATTACTTCTAAATATGGAGTCACATTGAATCCCAGTAAAGTTGAAGCAGTATATGCAGATGAATGGGTAAAGTTCTTAGGCTTTAATATTAAACAAGGATATAGAACATTATCCACTCAAAGAGTTGTAAAATTTAAAAACAAGATTAAGGAATTAACAATTAAACAAAAGAATATCACAATGAAGAAAGCAACACGAAATGTCATGAATTATCTTTATGGTGGCGAACATTGTTGGGCAGATTCATGTTTGGCAACCATCAATGTTGAAGAAGATATTAGGCAACTTAACTTTTTTGTCATGGATTGTATAAAAGCATGTGGAACAAATAAAAAGAGAATAGGAGGTATTGGTTCAACGCTTGATAGAAAAGATTACACTATTGTGAGACATGGTGGAAGAAATGTATCAAGCAACAAAGAAAAAGAAGAACATATAGAAAATTATGAAAGTATGGTTTGTTTGTGGAAGGCTTTAAGACAAAGCAAGTCCCTATACAAATCATTACTTTTACAAGTTGGTATGTAGTGTAATAATGTGGGGCGTTCCACAGTTGTGTTATAGATGATAAGTATTACGGTACTCCATACCGTAATAGATCCAGCCTGTACCGGGTACAGCTGCATCTGGGAAATTTGAATTCATCCTTAATTCAAATTTAATAAATTAAAGTAAAAACGCTAAGTCATTCGTAATACAGAACAACATGAGAGCACATGTTTAAGTTAGTGATACTGAGTTAATCGCAGGAGTAAACTCACTGCAATTAATGTGAAAGTGAGAGAGAGAACTTTCACATTTAATCAATTAAAGAAATGCTCATTCAGTATCTGTAACAGAAAGGAGCAACGTATGCAAAGTGTATACGGCAAGTTGATTCAACAAGCACAAAGTGGTGGCAAGTATCACATTGACTTGAAGAATCACAATTTAAAGATAGGTAATAAGACCTATATTGAAGAAGGCAAGAACGTTTCAAGCCTTCTTATTTATTCAAGAAAGGATTTAGAACAATATGGAATAGATGACTTTATTGAATCTGATTTATGGAATGTAGTGATTCCATGTATTTATTATCAATTTCAACATTCACATCCAACCATAAAAGACAGATGTAAATATAAATTCAAATGTCTTAAAAGAGATGAACTAAGCATGAAAGATTTAATCTTTGGTGCGAGTCGATATGAGATGAGGGCAGTCCTTGAAGGACTCATCTTGTGTTTGTCTGTTGGTGGAATATTGAAATGGCAAAATGAAGAGCATTGGTTTTGGCAATGTGAAGAATGCAAAGATTTGATCGTTTATAAAAATTGGGTAGTTGACCCATTTAAAAAAGGAGAATAAATATGGCAACAAAATTAACATTAAGTGAAAAGGTTAGAAAATTAGAAGAAGCAGGAATTGATACGTCAAAATGGGCGTTTCAATTCGAAGTGAACGGAGTTACGTTGAATCTAGATGAGCATGAAGAAATTAAAGAATTGGTTGGTGATAAGTTCTTGTTTAGTCCAGTTGATTTTGATAAAGAAATCTTGACCGAAACATTAAGAATGATTAATTCAAAGGATGGATTTGATAAATTTATTCGAAATCATTTTTCTTATGAATATCAGTTTGAATGGGTATTAGCTCAATTGAAGAAAATGAAACATATGTCTGATAAAGATAAAGCAACGTATGAACGCTTTATTACAAAAGATGTGGTATTTGAATTGTTAGAACATAGATTGCTAAACATTGATAAAAGTGAAATTGATTACCCTCAGTATTTCTTTGATGTGCAAACATATTTAAGAAATTGTAAACACAATGAGGATTTGATTGGTGTTATTGAGAATTATAAAGAAATTCTAGCGAAAACGAAAGATGGTAAATATGTATATCCAACAATTGATTTCTGTGCAAAGAAATGTAATGCATTGTTAGATGCTTATAAAGGATTGCGTGGATTTGCTTGCTTGAATATCTTGGCAAAAAATTATGGTATTGGAAATCTTGAAGACTTGTATAAACAGTTGGATGAATTTACAGAACAAAAATGTTTATGGAAATTTATTCGAATCTTGTTAAATATGGATTTGACAGAAGTTTATAACGGATAGTGCGACAAAGTATGGTGCGATACTTACAACGTTAGAGCTAATATAATGTTCCAGACTACCGTCTGGAACATGCAGGAGATGCTCCCGGCTGGACGCCTCCCTGATCATGATTAATGACTCACGTAATTAATCATGAGTAATAAATTACAGAAACGCACTAAATTAGTCATAACGTTATATTTTGAAAAAATAAATTAAATAAAAGGAGAAAATAAAATGAAAAAAGAATATGTATGTGTTGAAGCAGATGATAAAGAAATGGTTGGTTTTGTATGTCAATTCGACGAAACTGCGATGAATAAAATATGGCCACAATGTTGGGAGACTAAAACATATCATCGTGTGGATGGAAATGCAATTTATGCCGAAAAGAAAGATGTTACTTATATGGTAACGAATGGTCAAGAATGTGCGATTTTAGATTCAAATGGTTATCCATATTATAAAGGAGGTTTTCAATATTATTGGCATTCTCCAAAATGGATTCAAGAAAAAGATTATTTGGTGTGTGTAGAATATCATCAGGATTTTGAATCTGGAGACATTGTGAAATTAAAGAGTGATAAAGAAACTCGTTTAGAAGTGATTGAAAATGTGTTGTGCAGAAAAATATATACTGATGGCATTAATTATAAAGCTCATTATACGTATAAATTAAAAGGAAAAGATGGGCAATATTCAGTTAATGATATTCAATTAGCATTTAAGAAAGATGAATTCACATTCAAGAGATGTGTTAAAGTGCCAAGAGGAAAGTTGGTGTTAAGCCGAATCTATAGATGTTGTGATTATAGTAGTTATTATTACAACTATAGAAGAGTTTATTACGAAAGTGGTTTTAGTAAAACCTTGAGCAAAGAAGAACTAGCATATAATTATAGATTTGTTGATGTAACGTTAGAAGAATATTTGGAACAATACAATGCCCAGTTCGAACCGAAACAAAAAAGAGTTCGTACATATAGTTATTCAAAAAGAAAGGAAGATGGAAAAGTGTGTAGAGATAATTTTGCAGATTTTATCAATGGTAAAGCTTGCGTTCATATTAATTCAGAATCAGATATGAACTGGTTTAGATTGTGTTTACAACAATATGGTTTGGAGCACAAATTGACATTTACCTACAATGGTGTATATCCAAAGCCTGAATATTTGCTTTATGTAGATGATATTGTAAGGTACTCATTCATGCCAATGAAAAGTATGAAATTTTTAGAAGTAACAGATTTGTTATAACAGTTAAGGACGATTAAAATATATCGTCCTTTCTATTTAAGAACAATTGAATATTGAAATCAGAGAGTTGAATGAATAGACTCTCTTTTATTTTAAAAAGGAGACATTAAAAAATGAAAACAGAAATTATTAGTTATGCAGAATTTACAAAAAGAACAGGTATTAAGATTACGCAAAAGCATACTGGGAAAATGACTGGTATGCAATCATTGAGTACGTCATGTCTATTAAATAAATATTGCCAAGAAAGAGCAAAGGTTGCAGGTTCTATTTGTTCTCATTGTTATGCTCAAAGAATGATGAGTCAGTATGGAGAAAAATTTCAAGGATGTTTTGAAAATAATACGATTGGCTTAAAGGAGTTGATTGACATAAAGGATTTGCCAAACTTAAATGTTAGGTATTTTAGATTTGAAGCTTTTGGTGATTTAGATAATACAAATCAATTAATTAATTATTTCAATATTTGTAAGAAGAATCCAAAAACAAAGTTTGCATTATGGACAAAGAATCCTTGGATTGTAGATGAGGTATTGAAGAAAGGAGAAACAAAACCTAAGAATTTGAATATTGTATTGAGTAGTTTGGAATTAAACAAACCAACGGATTTTAGTCAATATACATGGGCAGATCGTGTGTTTACGGTTTATGACAAAAATTATATTAAAGACCATGACGTTGAAATTAATTGCGGTGGTCGTAGTTGTATGTCTTGTTTGAAATGTTATAGAAAATCAAACAAGACTTTTTGTATTAACGAGAAATTGAAATAAGAAGGAGTGAATAAATATGGCAAATTATATTTTTAAAACAACAACAACGATGAAAGAATACAACAATAAAAAATGGCGGATTGATCCTGATTCGATTCGTGAAATAAGAATTCAAGCAGAAAACTTACGAGATGCGTTAATGGAATATAAGGAATACGTTTCTGAAGCAGCAGGTGTTGAAATCTCTAACAATGCATTAAAAAATAAAGAACCAATGTATGTTGCTACACAAGACGAAGCAAAACAAGTTGGATATGTAATTACTGGCAAAACTGAATTTGAAGATAGAGATAACTATAAATGTAGCAAACAATATATTGATTTGTGGGTAACGATTTTAACAGTGGTAGATACAGATTTTGATTAAGAAGGAGTAAATGGATTATGTCAAAACAAGAATTGAGAAAACGACTAGAGGCAGCTAAAGAAAAGAAGTTTATGAACGAAATGGTTGATGGTTGGACATCTGAAAACTATCGACTAGATAAAGAATTGAAAGAAGAAATCAAAGCGTTGAAAGAACAGTTAGGAGAATAAGCATGAATAAACCATTAAAGATTTTAGAACTATTTGGTGGTATTGGAGCACCAAGAAAAGCATTAGAAAATATGGGATATGATATTAAGTCCATCGATTATGTAGAGATTTTACCGTATGCAGTTCAGGCTTATAATTCAATATTTGATATCAATTATAAACCACAAGATGTAGTCGGTTGGAATATTGATCCAGACATTTTGATTCATGGTTCTCCATGTGTTGATTTTAGCAAGAATGGCAAAAATAACATAAACACAGGGCGCTCAATCTTGTTTGAAGAAACATTAAATATTATTGATCATAAATTACCTTCTAGACCGAAGATTGTGTTGTGGGAAAATGTGCCGAATCTTTTAGCAGAAGGAAAGAAAGTAAATCATCGGGTTCATCATAATCATTACTTAGAAGAAATGGAACGAATGGGATATAAAAGTTATTACGCAGTATTAAATGCTGTTGATTATGGTATCCCTCAAGCAAGAGAAAGATTATATACAGTAAGCTTATTGAAATCTGAATTTGAAAATAAAGAATTTGAATTTCCAAAACCAGAACCTTTAAAGAAAGACATTCGTTATTACTTAGATAAAAAGGTTGATTGGTCGAAATACGAATTAAGCGAAGCAGAGAAAAGTATTTTCTTTAAAAGAGAAGATGGTCAAATGTGTGTTAAAGAAGCAACAAAGCTTGGTTATAAAGAGGTTAATGAATATGACGTTATTAATGTTGAGTTTCCAACAAGCAAGACAAGAAGAGGACGTGTTGGACAAGGTGTTTGTAAAACATTAACAACATCACCAAGACAAGCCATTTATTATGATGGCAAGTTAAGAATGTTAACTGCTAAAGAGCATTTAAGATTGATGGGGTTTAAAGATGTTGACTACAACCATATGCATAGATGTGGTATTACAGACAGACAGATTAGTTATTTAGCAGGGAATAGCATTTGTATTTCAGTGTTAGAAAAAATATTTAAACAGATCGATATGTTAGGAGAGTAAGTATGACAGATAAACCATTACAGATTTTAGAATTGTTTGGGGGAGTTGGTTCTCCAAGATGTGCACTAAGAAATATTGGAGTTCCAGTTAAAACTATAGATTATGTAGAAATTGACGAAAAAGCAGTGCGATCATACAACGCCATGTTTGAAAAAGAGTTGAAATATAAAAAACAAGATGTCAGAGGATATAACTTAAGACCAGATATTTTAATACATGGCTCACCTTGTCAAAGTTTCTCAATTGCCGGCAAACAACAAGGAGCTGATAAAGGTTCTGGTACTGAATCAAGCTTAATGTGGGAGGTAGTTGAAATCATTAGACAGATGGGTGTTTGGAAACCAAAAATTGTAATTTGGGAAAATGTAAAAAATGTTTTGTCAAAACACATGATTCACAATTTTAATCAATATTTATTAGAAATGCATAAGTTAGGATATACAAATTCATTTGAATTATTAGATGCTCGTGATTTTGGATTACCTCAATCAAGAAAGAGAGTGTTTACGATATCTATGTTGGGCAATGAAGAGTTTAATTTTGATGATTTAATGCATAGTCCTATGAAAAGTATTGATGAATATTTAGAAGATAACAAAGAAGTCTCAGATAGATATGTTGTTACACAACCAAGCATTTTAAGTCATATTGGTGAAAAAGGTGTTAAGAGAGCAACGGTGATTGGCGATTATGCTTATACAATTACAACTCGTCAGGATAGATCGCCTTGTCAGATTGTTGATATGAAAGACGGAAGATATAGATTTTTAACAGAACGTGAATGTTGGAGGCTTCAAGGATATACAGATGAGGATTATGAAAATGCTTTGAAGGTTAATCCTACAAAAAAAGGATGTATGAATTTTACATTGTACAAGCAAGCAGGGAATTCAATTGCAGTTCCAATTTTTGAATCAATCTTTAGGAAAATAATTTTTGGAGAAACGGAAAAGGGAGAATAAATATGAAGTTAATTCATGACAATAAAGAGTATTCATTGTTATTAGTAACCAATAAATATAGATATTACATATATCAAGATGAGTTGATTTTAGTGGATGTTAAGAATGGTTATGTAAACGACAATGCATATATTGCAGAGTACTTCTTGGCAGATTCATTTGAAAACATATCAAAAGGAATTGAACATGAATTTTATATGGATGCATATGAAAAACAAGCTCGAAAAGAGTTGGGTGAGCCGTATGGAAAATAAAGCATATAAATTATTAAGAGTATCCAAAAATCACCAAGGAAAGATTTATCCATTATTTGTTAATGCAAATCATGAGATTGAAACGAATGAATGGATTGAAGCTGAATATGGTGAAATGAATGATAAAGGCAAAGTTAAATCAAAACTTGGTGCTTTATGTTTTAGACCAGGTTGGCATTTGAGTGATATTCCGTATGCACCACACATTGGTCAAAAAGAAGAAATAATATGGTAAATAGAAATCAATTAGATTTAGAGTACTACTTAGAATTAGATGAAATTAATTATTACAACTTTAGAGATTATTTAGGTGCTTTCGTTGAGTTGTATGCTTTGAATAATCCTGATGGAATGGTAATTATGTGCAATCATGATTTAGATGAATTGTTGATTGATTCTGGCATTGAAGAAACGATGTTACATTATTTTAGAACTGTTGAATATGGAGATGATTATGAAATCCTAGATAGAAATGAAGGAGATATATTAGGACAAGCATATCTGGAGCAAGACGGTCGAAAATATATTGTAGATGTTGTGGTTTGTTATGGTGGTTGTAAATTATATGAAGGTTATGATTTTAAGACTTTAAGAAGAAATGAGGAATAGAAAATGACAACAAAGAAAACATTAGAGAACATATCTTCAGAGGATGTTGTTTACGTTAATGATAAAGGAAATTTTGATGTTTATATTAATAAAATATCAAGTTGCTCATGTTGTTCATTAGATTATTGTAAGAAACATTGTAGATATAATCATTGTGATACATTTGCTCTTGCAAATGATTTAATTTTCGAAGAAGAAATTAAAATAGACAAAAGATGGAAAGAGTTAACTTATGGCAAATCTATGTATGGCGGGTGGTATGCACATACTGGTAATTTTCGAAAAAATTTTCACGCAGACACTTTAAAAGCGATTAAAGAGTGGGCAAAAGAAAATGATCTTGTATTGTGGTATAGATTTGATTACTAAAAAAGGAGAATAGAAAATGACAATTGAAGAAATGAGAAAAACAGAAGAATATACAAAGATTGTTCAAAAGGTTAAGAAATACAGAAAAGGTTTCGAATTTACATTAGATGCAGAAAGAATTCCTAAACCACAATGGAATGCTTTGATGGTTGTATTAGATGATTGTATAAAAGATGGGCTATTAGAAAGCGTATCATTTGGTTTTGATTTAGCTATGAATATTACAGAGAAAACATACAAAAGAATTTAAAGGAGAAATAAGATGATTAAACAAGAAAATAGAACAGAGTTTTTAGGACAATTGATTGATGTTGTAGAAGATTGGTTAGAAGAAAAGGGAATTGATATTCCGAACGAAGACAAAGAGTTAAATGCAGCGATTATTTATGGTGCGGATTATGATAAATTACAAAGCGGATTTAATTCAATTATGGAAAGTTATCATGTATTTGATTAGTGTATAAGTGGTAAAATACAAGAAGATGTGAACTTAAATAAAATAAAAGGAGAAAAAAATGAAAAAACAAACAATTAATAATGAAGTAACAAAATGGAACAGTAAACAAATTATGAGTTATTTAGAAGAAAATGATGATATTGCTGAAACTTTTTATCCAATTATATATGACGAAGGAGCAGATCAAGAAGCTGTTGTAGGTTTCTCCAATCGAGAACATCAGGCAAAATATTATTTTAATAACAAGCATAACAATCTAGGAACTTATGATTATCCTAAAGAAGTTAATTTAGTTTATGATTTATTTGGCTTGATGGAGAAAAATACCTCTGCTAAAAATGAATTAGAAGAGTTTGTATCTACGCTTAAGAAACACGGATATGAAAGTGGATGTTCTCTTGTATGGGTTAATGATGATAATGGAGATGAATATTATTTTTATTCACATAAAGAAGAAGCAGAAATTCAGTTTGATTATCTAAAAGGCAGTGAGGAACCTTTTATCGAAGATGAAATTGAAAAGTTTAAAACATCTATTAAGGAAACTTTGAACTTTGAAATCCAAGTAGAAGTAAAAGAAGAATTCAGAGATCCTTTCTATACATATAACATTTATGATAATGATGTTCTTATTGTGGATGGAACTTATGATCTAGATGAGGGTACTAAAGTTGATGTTATCAATTATATTGAATTCAAAAATTATCTTGAGTCTCAAAATCTATATTTAGATTCTATTGAAAAGCAGATTGATGGATTCACACGTTATTACATTGTATCTATTGGTATGTGTGGTAAATATGACACCGTAGACGTTGAAGTTCCAATGGATGGAAAAGCATTTGCAAAAGGTTATTATCAGGGTGTGAAAAGAAGTCTGGTAGATGTATTTAAGGATTTTGTGGATATGGATGATTTAATGAAGCAATTCAAAGATATGGAATAAATAAGTAGGAGGAGAATCGAGATGAATAAACAACGCAGAGCAGAAATTAAAGATATTATTGAAACTTTAGAGAGTGCAAAAGAAGACTTAGAAATGGTAGCCGAAGATGAAAGATATTCATTTGAGAATTTGCCAGAAGGCTTGCAGTGTTCTGAAAGAGGAGAAGCAATGGAAGAAAATGCAGATAATTTAGAAGAGGCTTCTAGTAATATTGATGATATAATTGAGTTGTTAGAAGGCGTAATTGGGTAGGTGATTAGATGAAAGATGAAGATGTAATCTTTGAACGTATATTGAAATGGGCAATGTTTGCATTAGTGGCATTCATTACAAGAGGTGGAATCTTCATACTGTATTGTGCTTACCATATTATGACAGGGCATCAGGAGTTGGAAGACAATCATAGAAATAGACCGTTAACTCAAGATGAGTTGGCTGAATTAAATAAACCAGAAAATCTTACTGAAGAAGATAAGCAATATTTCTATGAACACCCATTTGCGTACAAAGATAAGAACGGCAAATATGTTGAATGTGAAGAAGTTAAATGGTCGGAACGTTTGATTTTATTTCATAATTTATTTGATTTGCCAAGAACAGGTAATTATAGTCGTGGTATTTATTGGAATGGATTTGGAAAGGATGTAAACAATCCTAGATTTAAATTTTCATATGGATATTATGATTGGTGGAATAAGCCTTATTGGGAATGGGTTGAAAATGATGAAATAAATTATTTGCTCAAAAAGAAACAGTATCTTGAAGAAAAAATATGTGAATGTCTTTTAGGATATAAAAGTGGAAGTTATATTGTAAAGTCAGAATGCGACATGAAAGATGTCGAGGAGAATATTAAGCTAAACCCTGTATCTCTCACAAAATTAGGTGAACATTACGCTCAATACAAACAACAATTGGAATGGTTTGAAAAAATAACATTAGAAAGGAAACAAGACAATGGACGGAAGAACTGAATTAGATTTAAAATTTCAACATCATATAGATGAAAAGCTGGCTATAATGCCAGCTTTTGTTGACGATTACTATCATTCAATCAAAGATAAATCGATTAAAACAATTAATTCGTATTTGGCCAAAGATATCAAGTTTTTTGAATTTGTTCAATCTAACTATGGTATTGATGTAAATGATCCATATGAATTTGCCAAGATTAAGGCTAGTGCGATTGAGCGTTTTATGAATGAAGCAGAAGGTGAAACTAGCAATAAACTTACGTATTTATATGCCATTAAGGATTTATTTAGGTTCTTATTGAAAGATGAATACATTGAAAAGAATCCTTGTGATAGGATTACTGCTCCAAAGAATAAAAAAGAAGTACAAAGAACAGAGTTGAATGAATTTGACATTCATCAGATTAGACAGAATATTAAAGATTGTAAGGTGTCAACAAATGTAATGGAACAACACAAGATGTATACACGAAATATACTGTTATTTGATATGTTTATTACGACTGGATTACGTAAAAGTTCAATTATTGCATTAAATTATAATGATATTGACTTTGTTAATTCTCAGATTCGTATTGTTGAAAAAGGTAATAAAGTTCGCTATTTGCCAGTGAATGAACAAATTATTGAAGAGATTTATGATTACGAGGAATTAAGAAACGAGATCTTAATTGATACAAATTCAAACACAGACGCTTTATTTGTTAGCAGGTTAGGTAAAAGAATGGCTGTGGGTACGATTGATAAGTTTGTATATGGTGTAACTGGGTCAATTCATAAAAAGATGTCTCCTCATAAATTACGAGCAACATGTGCAACGTTATTGATTAAAAAGACTGGCAATATATATCTTGTAGCTGATAGACTTGGGCATGCAAACGTTGAGACTACAAAACGATATGCACATCTTGATGATGAAATGAGAGAGGAAGCCATTAAAGCAATGGATGATATTATCTTTTAGTTAAAAAGTATCCTTGAAGGATACTTTTTATTGTGGACGATTTGAAATTTGCATTTTATAATATAAATAACAACCAAAGGAAAAGGAGTGAGAGTATGCAAAATATAAACAGTGTGACAGAACAGTATATAAATTTCTGTCATAAGACATTAAATAGCAATAAAATTGTAAGCCGTGCTATAAATTGTTGTAAATGTTTTGATATATATGATTTAACAGACATGAATAGTGTCGAGTTTAGTTGTATAGTTTAAGAAAATATAAAAAACAAAATTTAGGAGGGTTTAAATATTGCAAAAAAGCTTTAAAACAGAAATTGCTCCAACTTCTGCACAGATGAGAAAAATTAACCAGACGATTGGGGTATGCCGTTTTGTTTACAACCTGTATATTGCTGAAAACAAAAAAGAGTATAAAGAAACTAATCGTTTTATAAATGGCATGACATTCTCAGTATGGTTGAACAATGAGTATATTCCGTCGCATTCAGAGCTTGAGTGGATTAAAAAGGTAAGTTCTAAATCTGTAAAGAAAAGCATTATGAATGGAGAAGGTGCTTTTAAAAAGTTTTTCAGAAAAGAGGCCGGCTTTCCCAATTTTAAAAAGAAGAATAAAAGTGACGTTAAAATGTACTTTGTTAAAAATAACAAAACGGATTGCATATGTCAGCGTCACCGAATTAAGGTTCCAACACTTGGATGGGTCAAATTGAAAGAAAAAGGGTTTATCCCCACCACAAAGGATGGGTATGTCATTAGTGGTGGAACGATTTCAAAGAAAGCGGGTCGATATTATATCTCCGTACTTATTGAGGTTCCAGATATTCCTAAAACCAATATACAAAGCGAAGGAATTGGAATTGATTTAGGAGTCAAAGATTTTGCTGTTTTAAGTGATGGAACAGTTGTAAAGAACATCAACAAGACAGGAAAAGTGAGAAAAATAGAAAGGCGTCTTAAAAGGGCGCAGAAAAGGCTTTCGAGGAAATACGAAAGTCTAAAGAAGCGAAAAAAAGAAGAGAAAGGAGAGACTACTCAACAAAATATTCAAAAGCAGATATTGAAAGTACAAAAGCTTCATCATCAGCTGGATAACATTCGAACAGATTACGTTAACAAATGTATATGGGATGTGGTGAAAACCAAGCCTGCCTATATTGTCATCGAAGATTTGAATGTATCTGGAATGATGAAAAATCGTCATCTCTCAAAAGTTGTTGCGGTACAGAAATTCTACGAATTTAGAGTGAAACTGACAGCAAAATGCAAGGAGTATGGAATTGAACTACGCATTGTAGATCGTTTTTATCCATCTTCAAAGATATGTCATCAGTGTGGGACTATTAAAAAAGATTTAAAACTTTCAGATAGGACTTACAGATGTACGTGTGGATATGAAGCAGACAGAGATTATAATGCAAGTTTAAATCTAAGAGATGCTAAAACCTATAAATTAGCCTAAGCATACACTTTTAGGCGTGTACCGATGGCTAGTCGGGAATTTACGACTGTGGACTGCACAATAAATTGCAAGTAGTATATGAGTTTATTCATTACAAAAGCATACAGGATGAAACAGTAAGAAAGTACCGTAAGGTGTTCAATATCTCAATATGAATATATTGTTCATATTTTGAGTAGCAAGTGGATTTATGTACAATACAGAATGGAAAGAAGCTTATATGGAAGATGCTCACTTAGAAAAAGCAGATCAGATAACTGCGCAATTGCATTTTAATTTAGTCGAGCCAAAAGAGATAGAATACGATAAAGATTTGTCGTTGTTTGATAGGGATGAAATTTTAGATGTATATAAATTCATTAACCCAACAAGCACAGCATATTTAAGCCGATTAAAAGCTACATTGTTCAAATATACAGATTATTGTAAATCCGCAGGTTATATTTCTGCAGATACAGTCAATCCATATGACAATTTTACAGTCGATGATTTGGTTTCTTGTTTAAATACAGAATTGATGCAAAATAAAATACTTTCACGTCAAAGTATTTTGAATATGTGTATTAGTATTGCTCCAAGAGAAGCATTTGCAATTTTATGTTTGTTTGAAGGAATTGAAGGAAAGGGTTGTAGAGAAATTGCTAACATCAAAGAGTCTGATATTGATTTTAAGAAAAAAGTTATTCATCTAGAAACAAGAGATATATCAGTAAGTGATGAATTGTTGCATTTTGCAAGACTTGCAAACGAATTAGATTATACATATATGTATCCATCCAAACAGTCTATAGATTTAAGCCCATCGCCTTATATTGTGAAGAATACAATCTTAGCAAAGGGCAATAAAGCAACTCCAGTAAGTTGGCGCAACATTGCTAATTCGGTAAAAAAAGTTTTAGCTATGTATAATCTAGATGATTATATTACTTCTAAGAACATAAGAGAATCCGGAAAGTTGTATTATGTTCAATTAAGAGCGCAAGAACTGGGATTAAGCTTTGACGAGACATTAAAACAAGAAAAAGAATTGGTAAAGATTGAAAGGAGATTTGATTGTAAAATAAATGGTTATTTAATGCGAAAGACATATAAAGATCACTTGTAATAGGTGATCTTTTCTTAACCGAAAGGAGGTGTTAAACGACTGTGTTAGGAGGCTTGAAGGGGTTATTGAGTTATAGTTATAAAAAATAAGGAGGAGGAAATTGTATGAAAAAATTAGAAGATATATTGTTAAATTATGAGGATGTGAATTTAGAAATTACTGTTGGTGGTTTGATGGCTATGTTTGATTTAAAATCTGTTAATTTTGAATTATGCAATAAATATATTAGTGTTTGTACGGCAGATATTAATATGTATATTGATATTCCTGAAACGATTCACGAAGATGAAGAAGGCGTTGTATGGGTAACACAAGGTGTTACTTATAGGGTGACTGTATCATAGTCACAAGGCTCGAACGATTTTAAAATTAGGTATGTACTATAATATTGTTTTGTGGTATTATATCTGTAGAGTTGAGGAAATGCGAGGTAACGAGGATATGTAAATGAAAGAAATCGAAGAAGAAGAGAAATGTTATAAATGTGACCGACTATTCTTATATGAAGATAAAGATACAGTTTGGGATGAGAGCGGATATGGATATTCTACTAAACTAGTTAAATGTCCTTATTGTGGAGAGTATCATGTCATTAAATATGAAGAGGATAGTTGGTTAAAAAATATTTAATAGTATGTAGTGTAATATGGAGGATAAAAATGGATAGAATTAATTTTGAGATGTGTGGGCTATTATCAATGGCTCACGAAACAGAAAACTTTAAGCCTTATGAAGAAAAAGCGACAGCCAAAGGCAATGGAAAGATGTTTAATTTGAACTTTAATGTTCAAATGTTGGGCAAAGATAACAATACAAATGGTAATCAACAGATGATGCGTTTGAGTACGTATATGCCTAACGATATGTCTGGTAAGACAGTTTATGTCTATATCAATGATGGATATGACGCTAAAACTAAAAAGTTTAAAGGTCATTCAGAACAGATTGCTTGGGAAAGACGTAATGACGCTTCTATTAAAAAGAAAGCTTCTGAGATTTCTAAATATATTGTAGATTTAGAAGTTGCTAGTAAGCGTAAGCATTATAGATATATCGAAAAAGCATTAGAGGAAGGTAAGACACCTATGTTAAACGACCTAAAAGAAGTTGGGTTGGAAGGTGCTGAGACTGATGCTATTAAAGAAGCTTTAGAAAAAAGTAACAAGAAACGATTTGAATTCTTAAGCGAATATGACTTCTTGTTGTTTGTACATAAATTATTGACTGAAGAAAAATATGTTAATGCTTTTGGTGATAAGAAATTCAACATTCGTGGTGAACACACATTTAGTTACTCTACTGCTAAAGGTAAATGGTATGGAAACTTTGTTCCACAAAAGATTTACCTTCAAGATGATGATGCCGAATCATTTGCTCGTGAAAATGTAGTGTTGTACTACGGAGAAGATAGTTTAGATGATGCTGAAGGCATGTTAGAAGAAACTGGAAAGTATTCAGTTAATGGCTGGGTGCATGTAACAGATGATTATAGTCGTGAAGTTATGTTTGCTCCTTATACTGCAATGATTGCTAAAACTGCTACTGGTGATACAGAGAAAGATGCCAAAGCAGATAAAATTCGTATTGCTCGTTTCACTGTTGACAACGAAGATGAAATCAAATGCATGGGTATGACAGTTAATTTATGGTCTGGAGCAGAGCGTAAAGAAATTACGGAAGATGATTTGTCTAAGGATCAATTAGATTCGATCTTACTTGGTGACTGTACATTAGAAGATATTCAACGTGAATTAGGCGGTGTATGGGGTGATCGAGTGAATGAAAATCGATTCTGCAAGTTAATGCGAGGATTTACAGGCGGTGTTCAAGATACTACGTTTACTCGTGAAGACATGAATAATATTGCTTCAGATGATGACAATGCATTTGAAGAAGCGGTAGAAGATACTTCTTCTAGTGAAGACGAAGAAGATTTGTTTGATGGTTTGTTGTAGGTATTAAATGACCAAGAAACAATGGACAGATGAAGAGATTGACACTCTCAAAAAGATGTTCTTTGAAGATAAATCTGATAAAGAGATTGCTGAAGCAATGCATTTAGACATAGGACAAATAAAAAACAAAATTAAAAACTTACAGCTCACAAAACAACATAAAAGACCTAGTAGAGTAAAAGATCTGTTAGGACAACGTTTTGGGAGGTTGGTGGTGACTGGTAGAGCACCAAATATTATTTATGACTCACACCGTCAGATTGCATGTTGGTACTGTGATTGTGATTGTGGGACTAAGAATGTTGTTGTAACAGGATATCAATTACGTTCTGGTCATACTCAATCATGTGGTTGTTTGTTTAAAGAAATGATGGTTAAAAGAAATACATCTAATAGAACGCAGAACGATTATATTATAGACGAAGAAAATAATTTGGCTATTGGTATAACTTCGACAAAAGATAAGTTTGCTATTGATTTAGATGATTTTGAAAAAATTAGACCATACAAATGGCATTGTACACAGGACGGCTATTTGCAAGCTCATGATTTTGATGAGAGGCGAACCACAATAAGATTGAGTAGAATCGTAATGGATGTTCAGGGTAAAGATTGGACTCAGAGTCAAGTTGATCATATTAATCATGATTTGCGTGACAATCGCAAATGTAATTTACGTGTGACATCTGCCATCGAAAACGGAAAAAACAAAAATTATAAATTTGTGAGTTATTCGAAAAGTAATAAGAAGTGGATTGCCAGATATACAATAGATGGTAAAAGAATAAGTTTAGGCTCTTATAATTCAGAAGAAGAAGCTTTAAATGTAATACGTAATTATATGAGTAACATAAATGATGATTTTAGCTATCAAAAATCTATGGAGTTAGCCAAACAAAATGGGTTTGTAGATTTTGATAAATATATTTTTAATTAAACAGGAGGAAAAAGGAAATGGCAAAAAGACCAATAATTAATAAAATTAAACCAGACATTAAGAATTTAACAATTTACTTAAGAAGTCAGAAAAAGTTCGGAAAGAGCACTCTTTTCCGTGACACCATTATCTCTAAATATGGAGATCCTACTTATGGATTGTTAATCAAGTGTGGTTCTGAAAGTGGAGATACAATGTTGGATGAGGTTAACTCAGTGCAAGTCGAAACATATCAAGATATGCTAGATATTAAACATTGGTTGCTACATAAAGAGTGGATTGAACGTGATGCGAAAGGAAAAGTTATTGGAAAAGAGCCTTTAGACCATCATATTCAAATTGTAGCATTTGACACAGTAGACGAAATGTGTCTGTTGACGGATGCCGAAACAATTCGCCAGTCAAATGTAGAAAATCCAACAAAACGTGTAAAGTCAATTAAAGCAGCTATGGGAGGGTACACAGCTGGTGAAAAGTATTCTGCAAACAATGTTATTAAACCGTATATCAATGAAATTAAGAAAGCAGGATTTGGCGTATGGGGTATTGCACATACAAAGTTTAAACAAATTCGTGAAAAAGGTGGATTAGAAGAAGATGGATATATGCAATTAACTTCTAATTTAGCTTCAGACTATGAAAGTGCATTTGGAGATATTTTTGACGTAGTTTTAACTGGTGTCATTGATAAACAAGTAGAAGAAAAAGAAGATTCAAAAGGGAAGTCTAAAAAATATGCGACTGGAGAAGTTCGTAAATTATATTTCCGTGGCACTACATTAATCGATGCGGGTGGACGATTTGCAATGGATTCAGTTCCTGAATATATGATTTTTGATAAACCTGATATGTCTGCCGATTTTATTAAGGTTGTCGAAGAAGGTATGGAAAAATCTAAAAAATCATTTACGTCAAAATCAACAACAAAAGCAAAACCTCAACCTAACCCAGAAATTGAAGAACCTATCAAAGTAGAATCTGATCCATTGCCTGAAGGATTCGAAGATAAAACTGATGATATGTTTGATGATGTTTTAGAAGAAACTACAACTAATGAATATCCTGAAGATTTGTTTGAAGTAATTAAAGACAGCATTAAAACATTGCCAAAAGACAAAAAGGTTGCCGTTGCTAAAAAGGTAAAAGAATTTGGCAAATTAACAGATGTTCCTGAAGAAGGACTTAAAGAGATCTTTGACATGATTAATAACTAGGAGGTTGGCTACCGCAGCCTGCCTCTTTTTTCTCAAGTGGAGGTAGAAAAATGGCAAAAGTAAAATGTGCGTATTGTCATACAGAAATAGATAAAAAAAATGCAATTGCTAAACAAAATGGTGGACGTAACAAGTATTATTGTTGCCCTGAGCATGTTGGTTTAGCAAACGAACGAGATATATTTTATCAACAAGCACAAGATATTATGGGTAAAACAACAAGCAGTATTTTCTATAAAGAAATGAACGAAATTGCTCAAGTTCATGGCTTTAACAAGATGTGTCAGTATGTAAAAGTAAACGAATTATATCTAAAGAATGCTATGCATAAATCATTTCAAACTGAATTTGGAAAGATTCGTTATTTTGCAGCAATTCTAAAAAATAATCTTGGCAATTTTAAATATATTAAACCTGTAGAATCGAAAGAGGTTAAACCTCCAGAAATCTATAAGGCAAATTACAAACGTAAGAACGAAAGAAGGGGTATGAATGATTTATTGGACAATCTCATTGGTGATGATGCATGAGTGACTTTGTCGTTGGTGTTGAAGATAAATATCCAAAAGCATTGTTGGAGAATAGGCTATCTATAGAAGGCAATGTTTGCGGAGCGTTGTTTAAAGATATTCTTTTATTAGATGATGCATCATTAACTAAAGATTCATTCTTAACAAAGGATGGAAGATTCTTCTTTTGTTTAGCAAGCTTAATGCAAAAAAAAGGCATTAAGAATGTTGATGAGGTTTCTGTGTTATCTAATGCATCTGAAGATGTAATTGCTCGTTTAGATGAAATGGGCGGTTATGACGTGATTAGTAACATTGCAAATATTATTAATTTAAATAACTGGGATAGTTATTTGAATACACTGCATAAAGAAAATACCATTATCAAGTTATACGATGATGGTTTTAACTTAACAAAGAAGATTGAGATTAATGGCAAGATGGTCGAACCTTTAAAACTGTTTCGTAAATTCCATGATTCACAAGAGATTACAGAGTTCTATGAAAGTAGAATGGCAAGTTATTCGAGCGGATATTCTTCTACAATCTTAGAAGAAGAGGATTTGGATATTGATGATGAATTTATTGACAGTTGTGAAGAAGGTGTCGAGAACGGTGTTCCATTTGATCAGTGTGGACTGATGGTTGACGGTAAGGAATGTAAGTTATTTCCACGTTTGTCGAGTGATATGAATGGGTTGATGCCAGGTACTACAACGATATTAGGTGCTTATAGCTCTACTGGTAAATCAACGCTATGGGCAAATATATTAATGGGGTTGATGCATAACGGTTGCAAGGTACTGGTTATTTCAAATGAGCAGAAGGCAAAACCATTTAAGACACAGTTCTTAGTTTCTATTCTTGCTAGACATTTTAATTATTATTCACTTACTAAAAAGAAACTCACATCAGGTACTTTTAGTGAAGAAGATAAACGCATGATTAAGAAAGCACAAGATTATTGGCGTTCGCATTATTATGGAAAAATCAAATTTATTTCTATTCCAGATTCAAACATGGCGTTAGTCAAGAAAAAGATGCGAGAATCTATATTACGTCATGGGTATGATGTGATGTTATATGATACGTTAAAGATTGACTTTAATGAGCGTGCGGATAGAAAAGAGTATTTGCAATTAATTCAGGACAGTCGTGATTTGGATTACATTGCAAAGAAATATAACGTAATTATGCTCGCTAGTTTGCAGTTAGCAATGAATACAAAAGGAAAATTGTTCTTGGATTCATCTTGCTTGTCTATGTCAAAACAAATTGTAGAAGTTTTGGAAGGGTTACTGTTAATGAGAGTTTTATACGCTGAAGAAATGGATCCTCATTCATCAGAATATATTGATCCTTTCAATTTAGTAAGAGATCCAAAGACTGGTAAATGGACAAAAGAAACAGTCAAATTAAGTAAGGATGATGTATATCGTGTGTTGTTCATCGAAAAAAATCGTAATGGACAAAACTCCAGTGACTCTGGTGAAGCTTATATTCTTAAATTTTATGGAGAGCATGGTGTGTTCAAAGAGTTCTGCAAATGCAGACCAAAGCACGGATACATTACATAAGAGGGGCTAATAGGTGATTGAGTACATTAAGAAGAAGTTTATAGAAAATCCAGATAAGATAGTTGAGTTTCTAGAAATGTACGACTATTGCCATTTTTCTATAGGTTCTAAATATATTACTTTTGGGCGAGATGAAATATCAAGTCCAAAGAGCATTGTTATTAGACTGGAAGATAATGATGCTTGTTTAATTAAGGATTACGCTCGAAATCTTTGTTATGACATAATCAATTTTGTTATCAAGTGTCGTAACGAAGATTTTAGAGATGTAGTTCAAAATGCCAAAACTGTTTTGAATATCGAGGATGGTTATTTTGAACCACAACATAAATCAGCTTTTGGTGGATTCTATAATCAGATTAAAGCACGCACAGTACAGAAGATAAAAACATATCCGATTGAAGTGTTAGATAAATATGATAAGGCAGGAAATGTACGATTCTTAAGAGACGGCATTCCATTGGATATTCAGCACGAATTCAATATTGGATATGACAAAGAAAATCAAGCCATTACCATTCCTATTTGGAATGAATTAGGAGAGCTTATTGGAGTTAAAGCAAGACGAAATGTAGACGTACAAGATGGTGAGCAGAAATACTTTTATCTTATGCCTTGTCAGATGAGTTCTACGCTATATGGTTATTGGCAAAACTACTCGCATTTACAAGATGGTATTGTTTGGGTGTTTGAATCTGAAAAGTCTGTGTTACAGACTACTGCATTTGGAATGCATAACGCAGTTGCTATTGGAAGTTCGTCAATATCTAAGAGACAAGCACAGTTGATACTGAGCTGTAATCCACGCAAGATTATTCTTGCTCATGATAAGTCATTGGGTGTTGATATTATAGAACGTAATGCAGCTACGTTAAAAGCTTATGGTAGAATGCAGAATTTTGAAACGTATTATTTAGATATGGAAGATGATGATTCCATTCCAGATAAATCAAGTCCTTCTGATCTTGGTAAAGAAAAGTTTATCGAGATTGGAAGGCAACATCTAAAAAAAATATAAGGAGATAGATATGGGCAAGATTGTTAAGAATATTATTTTGTTAGGTATTGCAGTAGCTATCCTTTTATTTTATGTGTATGTGTTCATGGAAGCGTGGAATGCAAATAAAATATTTGGAATTATTGCAGGCATTTTATTGTCTGGTATGTATATTGTAATAGTTAAATATTTGGACGAATTAAGGAGATGGAAGCTGTGAGTGCTTATGAAAAAATGCTAGTTGTTTTAAACGGCATATTAATTGTTCTTATTGGTGCATTAATAACGGTAAATACCTTTTTAGCATATAACATAAGCATAAAGTTTGGTGTATTTGTTATGATAGTAGAAAGTGCTGTATTACGGATGGTGTTACGCATTTTATCTAAAAAGGAGTGATTGAATGGAAGTAAATTTAGATGTAAAGTTTGACGGAAGAGGAATGTTTGGACAAGAAATTATTGAACGCATTCTAGAAGATAGAGGCGTTACCGATACAGAGCATTTCTTGAATCCTACAGAAGATGATTTATTGCCGTGTGACAGTTTATCGAATATCGATAAGGCAGCACAAATTGTGCTTGACGGATTAAAGAATCATAAGAAATTCTTTGTTCATGTTGATAGTGATAACGATGGCGTTTCGGCAGGGTCTATTATGTATAGATATTTGTTAGCACAAGGTATTAATTCAGATTGGTATGTATCACAAGGCAAGCAACATGGGACTTCGCAAGAAATGTTTGAAAAGTTGCTAGAGAGTCAACCTGATATTCTAATTATTGTTGACTCGTTGGATGCAAATATAGAAAGATATTCGGCTATCAAAGATTTAGGTATTCAGATTATTATTTTGGATCACCACGATATTAATGATAGCGTTCCTTATGATGATTATGTAACTTTAGTAAGCTCTAACAGAGATTATGAAAATAAAGAACTTTGCGGAGCAGGTGTTACTTGGAAATTTTGTTGTTATTTAGATGACCAGTTAGGTTCATTTGATGCATATGATTTAGTAGATTTGGCTTGTAGTGGTACATTGTCTGATATGATGGATATGAGCGAGATGCATATGGAGAATCGTGCCATTGTTAAAATGGGCTTAGACAATTTGCAAAATGCAGGTCTCAAGAAAATTGTAGGTGCATACAACTTTGATTCACGTTCTGTCATTTTTAGCGTTGCTCCTTTAGTTAATGCGAGTTGTCGTTACAATAAGAATGACGATGCATTTTTAACATTTATTTCTGATCAGAACAAGGATGTATTGGCACATCTAAAGGTGTTAAAGAATTGTAAGGCACAACAGGAGAAAGACATTGCTAAGTGTATGCCTGATTTAATTGAGCAAGCCGAACAACAGTTAGACAAGAAAACCATTTTTGTTATCTTAGAAGGTAATTCAGGATTAAGCGGTTTGTATGGTAATAAGCTTTTAGAGGTGTATGGCAGACCTATCTTTGTGCTAACAGAGCGCACTGGTGGTTATAGTGGGAGTTGTCGTTCAGTAGGTATTCCAAACTTTAGACAGGTTTGTGAAGAGACTGGGCTAATTGAGAGCGCAGGCCATCCTGAAGCATTTGGAATTATTAATATTGGATATGATGTATTTGAAGAGTTTCGGGATGAGTTAGAAAGTAAGTTGGCGCACATTGAACCTAAGATGGATATTGAAGCAGATGCTGAAATTTCCGTTGGTGATTTGAACGAGAGTTTTATTGGCATGGTAAAAGATATTGATCGAATTACTGGAACTGGTTTTAAAGGATTAACTTTCTTGATTCATACAGATGATTATAGTGTAACAACTATGTCAAAAGGAAAGCATCTTGTATTTGATTTGGGCTACAACACAAAACTGATTCAATGGAATAAAGGTTCATCTGTAGAAGATTTTGAACTCCATGAGACGTTGTGTGAAGAATTAACATTCATTGGTACATTGGATAAAGGTTTTTTAGGAAAAGACTATTCATGTCGTATGATATGTGATAAAATATTGACGTAAGTATGTAGTATAATATACTAAAAGGAGGAATAATTTATGTATTATAATTTTACAATTACTACCAAAGTGCAGTATAGAGGGTACGTAGAAGCTGCTTCAGAAGAAGAAGCAAAAGAATTAATTATGTCAGTTGATTGGGATGAAGCCGAACAGGCTGGGGCTATTAATGTTCAATCTATTGATGATATTGAACAAATTGAGGGAACTAAATAATGGATGAAGATAAGAAAACAATAGTTGATATGATTGTTCAAAAGTATCAATTAATTGAAGATAAACCTTTTGAAATTAATCGAGGCAATCGTAGGGCGATATTCAGTGAAAGATTTATGTTGCATAACAATCAAATCTATACGGTACGGACTTATTGGGGATGTATAGAACGTAAGAAATCTAACAATATGGATCAAGTTGTCGGCATGTTGTTGTTTAGAGACGATTTAGAAATTGAATATATACAGTTAAGACCAATATCTTTACTTCCTGAAGATATTAAGGGTGCAATTCGTTATGTAGCAAATCGCATTGATGGATCATTTGAATTCTGGCCGTACTATAATGATGAAAATGACTATTATGAACTCGTTTTTAGTTTACCATACGGCTATGCTATACCGGTAGATAGAAAGGTAGCACTAGATATGCAAATGTTTGCTTGCAAATATAAATCTTTGCCAGACTGCTCAAACTATTGTTTTAAAGACACTGACATAGATGCTTTGTTGAATGCTACAACAGATAAATATGAAATTAAAATAGAGGAGTAAAAAAATGAGAATTTTAGTATTATTGAGAGCTGCACCTGGTGCAGGCAAATCTACATTTATTAGAGAACAAGGCTTATCACAGTATGCATTAAGTGCTGATGACATTCGCTTGATGGCTTCAAGCCCTGAATTAAAACCCGATGGTACTTATCAGATTTCACAAAAGAATGATAAGACGGTTTGGAAAATTTTATTTGAGCTTTTAGAAAAACGTATGCAGAGAGGTGAATTTACAATAATCGATGCTACGAATTCTAAAACAAGTGAAATGAATCAATATAAGAAACTTGTTGATCAATATAGATATAGAATTTATCTTGTTGATATGACGGATATTCCAATTGAGACATGCAAAGAACGAAATGCGAATCGTTTGCCTGAATATAAGCGTGTACCTGATTATGTCATTGATAAAATGTACGCACGTTTTGAGACTCAAGGTGTTCCTAGCGGAATTAAAGTAATCAAGCCTGATGAGTTACAAGACATTTTAGATTATAGACCTATTGTACTAGATGATTATGAAAAGGTTCATGTGATTGGCGATGTGCATGGATGCGCAACAGCACTTAAAGAATACTTAAAAGACGGCATCAAATATGATGAGTATTATATCTTTACAGGTGATTACACTGACAGAGGTGTCGAGAATGATAAGGTACTTGAACTATTGTGCGAGCTTTATAAGAAACAGAATGTTGTGTTGTTGGAAGGTAATCATGAGAAATATGTGCGTGAGTTCTTGAATGGACAAACATGTTCTTCTAGAGAATTTAATAAAAATACAAAGCCTCAAATAGAAAGAGCAATCAGTGAAGGTCGTTTAAAGCCAAAAGATTTAAAGCAGTTATATCGAAAGTTAAATCAGATTTGTGTATTTAAATATGGTGATAAAAAAGTGATTGTATCTCATGCAGGTATTGGTAAAACAGATAAGAAAACAGCCTTTATTCCTACCGAACAATTCATTAAAGGAGTTGGATCGTATGAGGAATATGAAGACTGTGCAAATTTTTTCAACGAGGTATGCAGTGTAATAGAGTTTTATCAGATTAATGGACATAGAAACGTGAATGATTTGCCAGTCAGAGTTAATGACGTTTGCTTTAACCTTGAAGGTAAAGTTGAGTTTGGTGGTTGTTTAAGAGCTGTTACATTAGATAGAAATGGCTTTGAAACACATGAGATTAAGAATGATGTTTATAAAGTTATCGAAAAAGTAGAATCTACAGAAACATTTGGAAATGATGAAATGATTAATGCGCTACGACGCAACAAATACATCAAAGAACGAAAAATGGATTATGTGTCCTCATTTAATTTTACTCGTGAAGCGTTTTATAAATCACATTGGGATGGACTGACAACAAAAGCACGTGGCTTATTTATTGACACTAGAGACAATTCAATTTGTGCTCGTGGATACAATAAATTCTTTGCTATTGGTGAACAACCTGAAACAGAAATGAATGCGTTGCATAGTACATTAAAGTTTCCAGTAACTGCATATGTTAAAGAAAATGGTTTCTTAGGTTTGATTTCGTATAACAAAGACAAGAATGATTTTATGTTCTGTTCTAAGTCTTGTTGTGATGTGGTTGAAGATCATGGACAATATGTTGATTATCTAAAGAATGTGTTTGATGCTCAGGTATCGGAATTAGGTAGACAGAACCTATTGGAGTTCTTACGATTGAACAATGTGACAGTTGTTTGTGAATGTGTTGATATTAAAAACGATCCACACATTGTTGAGTATAAATATAATACTTTGTATTTGTTGGATGTTATTGATAACTCATATGAGTTTAAAAAGATGCCATATGATGAACTTGTTTCATTTGCGTCACATGTTGATTTGGTTGTTAAAAAGAAAGAATGTGTGTTAGAAGATTGGAATGAATTCAATGCATGGTTTACAGAAGTTTCTAAAGAGACTGGTGAATATGCAGAAAGAAAGTTCGAAGGATTTGTGATTGAGGATACTGAAGGATTTATGGCAAAAATCAAATGTCATTACTACAAGTTCTGGAAACGTATGAGAGGTGTTGTTGCCGAAGTTTCTAAAAAGGGATATGTGAAGAATACGGCGAATTTATATGATGCAGAATCAAATTATTTCTATGGCTGGTTAAGAAATCATAAAGATGAATTTGATAAGAACGCAGACATCATTACGTTGAGAAAGAGGTATTTAAATGAGTGATAAAGAAAAACATGAAAAGAAAAGATGGACAGAAGAAGAAAAAGAACGACTAGAGAATTTATACGCCACTGGAAAATTATTGAAAGATATATCGAAATCAATGAATCGAAGTATTGGTTCAATACAACACCAAATCAATAAATTACATCTTGGGGATAAATATATGAGATCTAATAATGCACATTTTACTGCTGTGTATCAAGATTATAATTGGTGCTATGAAAGGTATATAAACAGAGGAATGACTCTTCAAGAAATGGCAGATGAATGTGGCGCTAGTTTAAGAGTTATTCAAAAATGGTGTGTTGAAAAATTTCATTTACATTCGCATTCTTTTCGTAAGCTTAAAAAATTAAATCCTTTACAAAAGCAAGTCGTTATGTTCGGTTGTTTGGGCGATGGTCATATTAGTAATTGTGATAATGCACCTATATATATTGAAAGTCATGCTGAAGATGAAAAGGATTATTTATTCTGGAAATATTCAATGCTTAAGGATATTTGCAATAACGAACCATCATATCACGCAGCATCATATTTTTCTTTTGGCACTGACAAACAATATTTATGTAAACCAGTATATCGATTTAATACAAGAATTGTAGATGATTTAAAGAAAATTAGATCTATGGAAAGAATCGATATTATAAGGGAATTAAATGAATTTGGGTTTTGCTTGCATATTTTAGATGATGGATCTAGGTGTAATTTGTGGCAGATTTGTCTAGCAGAATGGTCTGATGAAGAAATTTCCTTGTATAAAAAAATATGTTATGACCGATTTGGCTTGATTGGCAACTCTATCATGGACAAGCGTTACTTTGAGTTCAATGCTTTTTCGAGTTACAAGATTGATGAGATGATTTTAAGAAATTTACCAAATGATTTAGATATAGTTCATAAAAAAATTTTGGATAATCCAAACATTAAAGAAAATAAAAAATATCGTTTTGTGATTTTGGATGATGATACAAAAATTGGGCTTTCTACATATTGTAAAAAACATAGTAATTGTGATTATGAAGCAACGAGACAAGCAATGGCTGATTTAGATGTGGATAGATTAAATGAACGTGATTTAGTTTTCAAGGAGGCAGCATAAAATGAATAAGAGGTACAACAATTATCATAAGCATACTCATTACTCAAATATATCAACGCTTGATGTAGTGGTTAAGCCTTCTGATTATATAGATCGAGCTAAAGAATTGGGGCATACAACATATTTTACAACAGAGCATGGTTTTCAAGGCAATATTTTTGAAGCCTATAAATTATGCCATGAAGCAGGATTGAAGCCGATTTATGGTGTAGAAGCATATTATGTTGATGATTCCACAGTCAAAGAAACCAGAGAAAATTATCACATCGTGTTAATTGCTATGACTAATAATGCTCGTAAACAAATTAATAAAATTATCTCTAATGCTCAGACTACGGGGTTTTATTATAAACCTCGTATTGATCTGAAGTCATTGCTGTCATTAAATCCTAACGAAGTTGTAATTACTAGTGCATGTATTGCAACTCGAATGTTTAAAAAGGATGATTGGGAAGAGAGATTTTTTGAACCAGTATATAAGCATTTTGGTAAAAATTTCTTTTTGGAAGTTCAAGACCATAATCATCCATCTCAAATTGAGTTAAATAAAAAAATTCTTCGATTACATAAAGAAACTGGTGTGCAAATTATTCATGGATGTGATTCACACTATATTAAACCAGAAGATTCAAAGGTTAGAAGACAATTTTTAAAAGCAAAGGGAATGGTGTATGGAGATGAGGATTCATTTATCTTAGATTATCCATCTTATGATGATATCTTATCAAGATATGCAGAACAAGGTGTATTAACACAAAAAGAAGTAGAAGAAGCTTTGAATAACACATTAGTTTTCGATCAAGCTGAAGAAATTCAACTGGATTATGAATTTAAATTGCCACATATTTTCGATGAAAATTCAAATAAACACTTAAAACGATTGATTCTTCAGGAATTTAAAAAGAAAATTCCTATTCAATCAATGTCGAAAGAAGAAATTAAGAGATATAAAGATGCTTTGAATTATGAGTATAACATCATAAAAAAATGTAATATGGCAGATTATTTTATTCTTGATTATTACATTGTTAAGCAAGCAGTTGAGAAATATGGAGCTGTATTAACACGTTCAGGACGTGGAAGTGCCGTATCATTCTTGACAAATTACATTCTTGGATTTACACAAATTGATAGATTAAAAAGTCCGATTAAGTTATATCCAACAAGATTTATGAGTGCGGAGCGTATTCTACAAACTAGAAGTCTTCCTGATATTGATTTGAACTGGCGTGATGTAAAGCCAGTAATTCAAGCATCTAAAGATTATCTTGGCGAGGACGGAGTGTATTATATGGTGTCATACAAACCAATGCAGGAATCAAGCGCATTTAGATTATGGTGTAAGTCATTAGATATGAACGTCAAAGAATACAACGATGTTGCCATGAACCTAGATGATTATCGAGAAGACGAAAAATGGAAAGATTTAATTAATGATAGCAAAAGGTTCGTTGGAGTAATTGAAAGTGTAGCACCGTCACCATGTTCTGTATTGTTATTAGATAAACCAATTTCTGAGGAGATCGGATTGATTAAGGTTGGAGATGTAACGTGTTGTGTTTTAGATGGTTATTATTGTGATTTTTATAAATATCTGAAGAACGATTATTTACAGGTAACTGTTTATGCATTAATTGATGAAACATATAAATTAATTGGCAGACCAATTGATGACATTGAAACATTAATAGCAAATTGTGATGATAAGGTATGGGACTTATTAGCACGTGGTATTACTACAACGATTAATCAATGCGATAGTGATTATGATAAGCAGATTCTTAGTGTATACCGACCTCGCAATTTAGCGGAGGCTAGTGCATACGTGGCTTCCATTCGCCCAGGTTTTGCTTCTTTATTACAGAACTTTATTCATCGTAAACCGTACACTACTGGAGTGCAACAACTTGATGATTTATTGAAAGATTCCTTTTCTTATATGATGTACCAAGAAAGCATCATGACTTATTTAACTTGGCTAGGAATAGAAGAAAAAGAAACTTATGACATCATTAAAAAGATTTCGAAGAAAAAATTTAAACATGAAGAGCTTGAAGAATTAAAAAAGAAACTTCATGAAGGATGGCTTAAACAAGTAGGTAAAGAAGATGGATTTTTAGAAACTTGGGAAGTTGTGGAGCGAGCCAGTAAATATAGCTTTAATGCTTCACATTCGTTAAGTGTTGCATTAGATGCTTTATATGGAGCATATCTTAAATCACACTATCCATTGGAATATTTTACAGTTGCTTTAACGGAATATTCAGGCGATGAAGTTCGAACGAATAATTTAATAGAAGAGCTTGGGTATTTTAATATCACTTTAAGTCCAATCAAGTTTAGATATTCAACTAATGATTATAGATGCGATGCAAAAACTCACACTATATTCAAAGGCATTGAATCAATTAAATTCTGCAATAGCAAGATAGCTGATGAACTCTATGCACTTCGTGATAATCAATATAAATCATTTATTGATTTGTTAATTGATATTACAGAACATACTTCAGTTGACTCTAGACAACTAGACATCTTAATTAAACTTGATTTCTTTTCTGAATTTGGCGAACCTAACGAGTTACTTACTCAGGTTCAAATCTTTAATGCAATCTACGGTAAGAAAACTGCTAAGAAGAATGAAGGCATGGTCTTTATTGGTGACTATAGTATGTCACAAGAAAGATTTAACGAAACTGTAATTCAATTAGATGAATATAAAGAAACTGCAAAACAAATCAAAGGCTTTGATTCTGTATCATTCATCAAGTCAATTTGTGACCTCACTACAATGCCTGCAACGAGCGTCAAAGAACGAATTCAATACAGTGATGAATTGCTCGGATATGTTAATGTTGTTGATCCACACGCTTCTAAGAGGCTGTACTACGTACTAGATGTCAAAGGCAAGAAGTTAAAAAAAATTGAATTATATGAAGTCTATAGTGGGAAAAAACGCACTGTAAAAATGTGGGAATCACAATTCAATAGAATACCATTCGAGCAAAAAAATTTCTTGATGGTTCGAAAAATAGAAAAGAAAAATAAACGTCAACCAAGCGATCAAATTCATCCACAGACTGGAAAACAAATATGGGTTGATGTGCCAAATGAATTTGAATTTTGGCTAGAAGGATATGAGGTAGATAGATGAGTACTAATTATTACTTACGAACATATAGTGGTGAAATAGCGGACAAATATTTTCCAGATGAATATGAAGTTACTAGAGGCGAACTAGTTGTTATGCCAGATGGTCGGAAATTTTATCCTTGCGTGTTTGAAATTCATATTGGTAAACGTAGTTGGGGTTGGTTGCCGACATTTGAGCAACATAAAAATGCATATCAAAGTGTTGAAGGAATGATTGAATTTATTCAAAACCATTCAGAAACAACAATCATTGATGAATATGATGAAGTTATGACTTTAGATGATTTAAAACGTGAATTGATTGATTGGAATAAAGATAATCCAGATGCTAGAGATCATTGTGAGTATGAGAAAAAAGAAGGATATAGTATCAAGTCTTTTAAAGATAAAGATGGATATATTTTTATTCAAGGAAATTATAGTTAAAAGGAGGAAATAAAAAATGATTAAGATTAGACAAAATGTATTTGAGACAAACTCAAGTAGTACTCATGCTATCTGTATTTGCACAAACAACCCAAATGTGCCTGATGAAGTACATGTCAAAGTTGGTGAATTTGGATGGGACAGAGAGGATTTAACAGATCCTGAAGAGAAGTTGAGTTATTTATATACATATTTAACTTATCAAGTCTATTGTGAAACATATGACGCACGTAATCCAGAAAAAATTAAGAAGGCAAAGAAAGAAATTGGTGTAATTCAAAATGACTTATATGATAGACTTTCAAAACTAGGATGTAATGCAGTTTTTGAAAGTGTAGAAGAAACGTTAAATTGTTATGAGAATGTTGATGCATATATCGATCATGATGACAGTATGGACGAAGGATTTGTTAAGTTTGTGCTGAATCATTTAGATGATTATCTAAGTAATGACTCTGTCATTATGTTAGGCAATGATAATAATTCACATTATATTTTTGAAAAGGCAGATAAATTAAAAGAAAAAGTACATAACATGAAAGTGTTTGAAAAAGGTAATTAGGAGGAAATAGAAATGATTTATAGATTAGTACTTGGAGATTGGTCAAAAGATGGGCACGGCTACTCAAAAGATGTCCTTATAGAATGCAATTGTAATGATGTGGTTGACATTCAAAATGCTTATAAAGCAAGTTGCAAAAAGCTTGGCGTCCAGTTTAATGACGACAAGGATTATACTGGTAAAAATCTGCCATATGGTGACCCACACTTTATCTGGACAGAATATGGCGATAGTAACATGAATGTCGTTGCTTACGATATTCTTAATAAGGCCGGTTGCTTTGATGGAATTGATATCGAAGAAAATGATGATGGACGATATTATATTGACTCCATAGAGAGTGGATTAGAAGAGCACGCTAAAGTTATAATGAACTTCATAGCGTTATCCATGCCTGATGATTTTACATATCAAATCATCAAGAAAAATTATCCATGCATCAATGGATATTGGAATGAGGATTTAAATGTTCAATTTGGTTATGGTCTTTTTTAATGGCGTTTAAAAAAGATAATATAGGAGGAAATAAAAATGTTAAAAATTAGACAAAATGTTTTTGAAACAAATAGTAGCAGTACGCACTCATTAATTTTGTGTAGTGATGAGGATTATAAAAAGCTTAGGAACGAGGAGTTATTTATCGGTGAGGATGATGAATTAACAACAAAAGAACAGCGAAATAAAAGGATAAACTCAATCTTAGCAGAACATCCTGAATATGATGTTGACGATTTAGATGTATACAGTTGGGAGTTGCCTAAAACTTTAAATCAATGGATTGGTAACGAATATTTAGAATATGGAGAGGATAAGTTTACAACAAAGAATGGCGAAATTGTTCATGCTGTTTACAAATATGGATATGATGGATAGGAGATAAGAGATGAAAAAGATGTTAACTCATTATAAAAATGGAAATGCAGAGGTTGTGCTATTTGAAGATGGCACAAGAATTATTCAAAGCGATGACGATAAACTAAATTTAGAACATCCTTTGAATATAGATTGCAAACTTAGTAACAAGTGTAGTATTGGGTGCGCCCAATGCCACGAGAATAGCGTACCTAACGGTGATTATGCAGAGTTATCTGATTTGCAATTCTTCAGAACGATGCAAGAAGGAGCGGAAATAGCATTAGGTGGTGGGTGTTTAACAGAATATCCCTATCTTCGTGAAGCACTAGAATTAGCACATGAATGTAAGTTGTTTGCAAACTGTACGTTTCATTCTTCTGAAATTATGAATAAGTTTAATAAAATCAAAACATTACAAGATGAAGGTTTAATTTACGGCATGGGAATTTCAATTTCTGTGTCTGCTTCATTCATTAATAAGAAGCTATGTGACAAAATCAATCAATTAAACAATGTTGTGTTACATGTAATAAATGGTCTATTCACTCAGGAACATTTGGATCGTATTGTTAAATACGTCAAGAACCCAAAGATTTTGATTCTAGGATACAAGGATGTTAGACGTGGCAAAACATATCACAGAGCAAAGAATACAGTCATCACACAAAATCAGAACTGGTTGTTTAAAAATTTAGAATCAATGCAGAAAAACAAGCGTATTAAATGTATTAGTTTTGACAATTTGGCTATTGAGCAGCTTCAACCACAACGCTTAGTTTCTAAAGATAAATGGGGTGAATTATTTCAAGGTGAAGACGGCACATCTACAATGTATGTAGATGCAGTTAAAAAAGAATTTGCCGTATCTAGTACATGCATGAATAGACATCCTATGATGGATGATATTGAAGATATGTTCGAAGTAGTAAAGAGGGAAGCGAATGCTGGATTGTTATAAATATACGGATAAAGAAAAACAAGAAATTATCAATTCTATGGTTGTTCTAGTTGATACAAGAGAAAAGAATAATCAAACATTGTTAGATATTTGGAATAAAAAAGGATTGAAATACAAAAAGAAAAAATTGGACTATGGAGATTATTCTGTGATGATACCTAAGAATGACAAGCTAAACATTCCTAGAGACATCTATTTCGATCAGAAGATTGTAGTTGAAAGAAAAGGTTCATTATCAGAAATCTCTGGCAATCTGACAAATGGGCGTGACCGCTTAGAAAAAGAGCTTGCATTATCTCCAGTGCATAAAGTTATGTTGATTGAAAATGGCTCATTTGAAGATATTGCAAATGGCAATTACGATACGCAATACAACAAAAAGAGCTTCTTAGCTAGTTTGTTTACGTTCCAGTTTAGATACGATATGCCAATTGTGTATGTATCTGAGCAAAAATATACCGCATTATATATAAGAATGTATTTTGAATATTATTTAAAAACATTGATATTAAGATAGAGTCGGCTTCGGTCGACTTTTTGTGTGTAGTGTAATATTTTTTGTTGACTATCCTTCAAGGATAGTGTAGTATATGGGTGTGAGGCAAAAGCCTCTTAAAAAATTCACTTAAGTATGTAGTGTAATATAGGAGGAATGAAAATGTTAAGTAAAAAGAAAAAAGAAATTGCAAAATCATTGGAAGTGCTCAACGGAGCTGTTTGGGATAACAGTGGATCAGAACAATTTCCTGATTATGTAAAAGCTATTTGCTCAATCTGTGTAGCTTGCAAACTAGATGTTAATTCAGTAATGGTGAATTCTGCTAAGGCGAAAACAGTAGAAACAAAACAGCAAGTAGCTAAACGTCAAACGAAAGCGAGTGTGAAATAATGAAAATTTTAGTTAATAAAAAATTTCAAGGACAAATTAGAAGATACGGAGATTATTTGTATGGGTACTTTATTGAAGCAGATTGTTCTGAAGAAGATGTGTTGAACTTTGTTAAGTTTGTATTGAATAAAAAACATCTCCCAGAAGAAAAGGAATGGCGTGCAAACATTTACACTGATGGGTATGGAATTGGTTATTACGCACGAGGTTATTATACGCTAGACAAATGTGAGAACGGATGGAATTATACCATTCATGAGCCATATATGGACTAGATATATGAAAAAAGTTATTGTGATTTTATTGTGGATCCTAGGTGTTTTGTTTCTCTTAAATGGAATGCAAAGCTGTTTAAATATCAGTGATGCTGAAATGTATGAAAGAACGCACTTAGGAAGTTAATTTAGTTTTATCTATGTAGTGTAATATATTAAAAGGAGATAAAAAATGAGTTTAGAAGAAAAAGATTTAATTAAAGGATTAGGCCAAGTCATGAATCAGGATACATTTAGGGCTGTAAGAGAAAAGAAATCTGGATTGATTCAATTTAACCCAGTCAAGATGGTTAATGTGTGTTTTGCAAAACATGATAAAGGTGGAAGAACATATATGTTTATCAATCCATCAGATCAGCGCTTAAGTCCAGACACAAAGATTGCAGTCAATACTAAATATGGACTACGAATTGCTTATGTCGTGTCTAGTTTAAAGGTTCAAAGAAAATATCTTAAAGCGTTAGCTAGAGTTATTAACAATTCTTCAAATAAATACTCTAAGGTTGTTGGAGTATTTATGGATGAAGATGCAGAAACATTTGTTAGATTAGGAGGCACACATGAGCAGCAAAGTGAAAATCGAGTTGATGTTCAGTCCAAAGGAAATCAATTATCTGAACAGATTGTTGGCTAGGACACACTGTGATGAGTGTCTTATGGGCGAAACAAAAAGCTGTGGAAAATGTACTGTGTATAGAACACACTGTACAGTAAAGCAAAAGATTCAAGAAGGATATGAGCAGGAAGAAAGATTGGTGCATAATGCCTAGGAAATATGTTGTTAAAGACCAGACAATTTATGGGTTATACGGCAAGAATACTTTGCCAGTATTTATTGGCACAAGTCAGGAATGTGCGGATTTTCTGGGCATGAGCAGAGATAATTTTATTCGTACAGCAGGTAAGATCCGAAAAGGCATTATGCATTATGTGAGACGTACATATTCTATTGCATTAATCGGCAAAGAATCTGAGTTGGAAAATGTAAAGTAAAACAATGAAGGGAAATTTAGAAAGGGTGAAATAAATATGTGGATAAGAAGTCAAGATAGGACAAGGTTATTTATGTCATACGGTATATGCATAGATGAGTTTGATGGTGAATTTGTAATTTCAGATAATGGTGGATTTGGAAGGTGTGCAAGTTATTCAACTAAAGAAAAAGCATTAAAAGTTTTAGATGAAATTCACAGTATATTGGATGCAAATAAATGGGATATATCGGATTTGCGAGTTGTCTTTGAAATGCCTGCAGATGAGGATGTTGAAGTATGAATAATAAAGTAGAAGCTTTACTACATATAAGTAATAAAGCAAATGAATATTTCAAATGGCTTTTGTATTACGAACCTCAAGAAGAGAAATTGATGTTTGCAAGACTTAGAGATGTATTGCAAATGACATCAGAACTTACTGAGCGTATTGAAAGAATATCGGATGATTTTATAAACAAAGAAACATTGCTTAAATGTCTATCGAACGAATTACAATCATATATTTATGACATGGACGCAAATGATTTAGACAGAATGATATTCATTACTAGATATGCAGAAAAATTGAGTTTTGCCATAGAACATTTAGAACTAGAAGGCGAGAATGTGGAAGTATGAAATTAATAGAATTGTTGCCGTTAATTGATACACCATATGTTGTTATTTATGAAAAGACAACAATCTTTAGTCGTTTCATTGTCACTATGAATCCAAGAAAAGACAAAGGGTATATTTCAGATGAATTATTAGAACGTGTAATTGATTCGATTTCTTACGATTCTAATCATGGATTTAAAATATTTCTTTGTAAAGAAAAAGATGATGGGGTAGAAGTATGACAAAAGAAGGATTAGAAGAGATTGAAGATGATTTTCAGGAGAACAGAAAATGAACTTACCATTAATTATTTGTTATTTATGTGGATATTTTTTGGTGGGGTGCGTTATGCTTCCTTTTATATGGTTTGGATGGGACGATGACGATGACATATTTAATTATATGCTTGGAATTTTATTAGTTTATCCATTAGTGTTTGTGTATTTGACTGTCAAACAATTAATTGGATTATATAGAAATCTAACAGGTAAAAAGGGAAAAAAATACATCGAATACATTAGTGTAATGGTAGAAGAGCAAGATCCTGAAAATACAAAGGAAGATAGGATGTTAGAAGCTAAGAAATTAAATAATTTCATGGAAGAAAGAGAGAAATAAAGATGAATGAAAAACCAGTCATGCATTTAATGATCACAGATCAATGCGATAGAAATTGTAAATATTGCTGTAACAAACAATATGATGTAAAGAGTATTCCGTTTGCTACACGAGAAGAGTTTGAGTCAGTAGACACAGTGTGTTTGACGGGCGGAGAGCCATTTAAATATGAAGAGCCGTGTTGGATTGCGGGCGGATTAAAAAGTAATTATCCAAATATTAAGAATATATATGTATATACAAATGCAGTTGAACTTCTTGAATATCTTCATGAAGAAGATAAGTTTCCGTTGGAATGTTCAGAATTCTCAAATTTAGATGGACTTAGTGTCTCGATTAAACATTTAATGGATTTACAAGCTTTTGAAAAGCTTGTTTACCATCCGTTAATTAGGCGTTTAAAAAGCAATTTATTATATGTGTTCGATAATTTGCTTCCAGAATATGTTGGTAATTTCAAGGTGATCCATAGAGAGTGGCAAGAAGATTTTAAACCCGCTCAGAACACTATTTTTAGAAGATTGGGAGGTATTTAGAAAATGAATAAATATCAAATAGCGCTCAATGAAATTTCAAGTGCAGTGTTGGATGTATACGCAGATGGATATAATCAACCAAGAACAGCACAAGAATGTTACTGCAGTTCGTTTGAAACATTACAGGAGTTAGTTAATAAAGCAGATTCATTTGAGTGGATTCCCGTTTCTGAAAGGATGCCAGAGGAACACGATAGCATTTTTGCTAGATTGTATGGAACAGATAAATGGAACGATGCGTTTTGGAGAACGAAATCAAAAGAGGTGCTTGTGACTATTGAATACGAAGATGGTACAAGAATTGTTGCATCATCACATACAACTGATGGCAAATGGTCGATAGAAAAGGAAACTACATTAATTAAATTTAAAGTTGTTGCTTGGATGCCATACCCTGAACCTTATAAGGAGAAAGAAAATGACTAGCAAAGTTATCGTTGATAGATTAACAAAAGCAAAAAGAAAATTTGATACATGCGAACATCACAGACATGCAATTCTATATTGTAAAAAATGTGGTGTAAAGCTTGGCGAATATGATTTAATTTATGATTCGCATGAGTCTCGTGCGTTGTGTGGTAATTGTGCAAATGAATACAAAAAAGAAGTTCCAATTGTATTAAATGACAATGTAACGGTTACAAGTGATTGCGGTAGTTTTGTTGAAGTGTTTTATGAAGATACTCAACAATATGAAATTAAGCAATGCTATTTCACTAGAAAAGGACGTTACTTCAATTATCACGGTAAAAGACTGTATGTCTAAAGGAGAAAGATAATGAATAAATATCAAGAAGCTATAAAAGTCGTAGATACTGTATTGCATCATATGTGTGGAGAAGAAAGAGAAGATGGATATTTAGCAACAATGGAAGAAATGTCTAAATCTATGGATTTGTTAAAAGATTTAGCTAATAAAGCAGACGCATTTAATGAACTTAAATACTCAAATCATAGATTTACGTTAGAAGAATATCGAGAAAGCAGAATAGGCAAAGAGTGTGCCAATCGCCCACTAGAAGATATATTGTATGCCGTAACATCGATATATGAAGATGAATTCATGTATGCTAGTAAGGATTTAGAAAGAGTTAAAAATAATTTGAAAGAGTGGTTAGATGCTGACGTGCCAGAAGAACGTTGGAATGAAGAGTATCGAAAAATGGCCATGAGCATATACGAATTTAAACGTAGACAAGATTTATTTGAGTATTTTTTAGGTAGCATTGAATGGATTAAAAATCAGTACGAGGTGGTGAAAAGAAGATGAACACTAAAGAAATGTTTAAACAATTCGGATTACCTATAGGATACAAGCGATGGTGCTTTAATGAAGAAGATGGCACACAAGATTTATTGATTGTAACATCTCAAGGAATGCAGCGCTTTGCATCTATCAAAGATGATGTAGGGTCATGGTATGATTGTAAAATATACAAATCATATGGAACACAAAAATTCTATAATTTGTCAGGTACACAAGAAGAAGTTATGAAAATCATTGAAGATGAACTTATTGATCGTCTTGAAGATAAGCTTGACCATCTAAATGATCAATTAACGGAATGTGAAGATATTATTAATGGTTTACAAGGAATACAAATGGAAGAACTTGGATGGATAGAAAAGGAGACAAAATGAAAGCAAAAGAATTATTTGGAAAACTAGGATATAAAAAACAAGTTAGTTTTGACAGCATCTGTTTTGTATATGAAAATGAAGATACGGCAGATTTTGAAATCATATTTGATTTGAAATCTAAAAAGATACATACACATGGAGCTTGTTCAGATAAAAGTATTTCTATTGATGAATTAGAGGCAATCTACAAGCAATGTGAAGAATTAGGCTGGATTGAAGAAGAAAAGCGAGAAACAAATTTTGAATATTACAAGGATGAAATTTTAGAGTGTTGCATAGATCATTTAGCAGTAGTCAAAGGGAGACTAAAGCCATGTTATAAAACTAATTGCAATGACTGTGACTTTAAAACCATTCCAAAAAGATGTCATGAAATGGCAAAAGATTGGCTAAAGCAGCCACACGAAAAGCCAGTATACAAGTTAACTCAGCTTGAATATGATTTGATCAGCGCATATATTACCTATCATAGTAATCGAAATTTTTGTGATTGCAGACAATTAATAGAATTAAAGGATAAAGGACATTTCAAAAATGTTGATAAGGATGTGCTAATCAAAGATATTCTTTTAAATTATGAGGTGGTTAAAGATGAAAAGTGCTAAGGAGATGTTTGAAGAATTAGGGTATAAACTTTATTCAGATAATGAGCACAAAATTCGATATATTAGAGATTTTCAATCTAGATATAAGCCTGATTTTATTGAAGTCGAATTTTTCAAATACAATAAATCATTTATTGTAAGCCATACTTGGGATGACAATGAAAATGCAAATTTCGTTAAAATGAATTTGAATAAAGCAATTCAACAACAATTAAAGGAATTAGGGTGGATTTAATGACAGCAGAAGACATGTTTTTAGAGTTAGGTTACAACTGGGGACACTTTAAGCACTCTATTTATTACAAAAAAGTTAGTCATTTAACAGGGCAGACGATTGAAATTGTCACATTTGATTTAAAGAAAAAAACTTGTTACTGCTCGTGTGGAATGGCAATAAAAATCCCTGATGAAAATGTAAAAAAAGCCATTCAAAAACAAAAAGAAGAATTGGGGTGGATTTAAATGGAAAACAAAGAAAAATATATAGATGCATTAAAGCGTATCTCAATTGCATATTATCATTTAGATGATTCGACAAATACGAAGGATAGATTCAGAGAGGACTTAAAATTACTTGCAACATTCGTAAAAGAATATTTTAAGCAAAATGAATGTCAAAAACAAGTTCAAAACAGAGAGACTAATCTTGGACATTATGAGCAGAAAATTATAGATACATGTTTTAATTTTGCAGTAGTAAACGGTGAGTTTAAATCATGTTTAGAATGTTCTTGTGGTGAATGTTCCTTTTATAACAACGGTCGTTCATGTCTTGAAAATAAATTACATTGGTCACTTGCAAAATATCAACCAAAATATAAATTAACTAGATTTGAATATGATTTAGTCCACACATATAGTGATTGTCATGAAAGTTGTAAATTTTTAGAGTTTAAGCAATTAATAGAGCTAAAAGATAAAGGATATTTCCAATGTGTTGATGATAATACAAACATTCAGGATGTTTTAAAAAACTGTGAGATTAAATAATGAGAGTATATTTATTACACAATAATACTTGTGAAAACTATGGGTATAATGCACATGTATATGGAATATATAACACAAGAGAAAAAGCAGAGCAAGCAATGGATAGATGCTTAGATAATTGTGTGAGTACTACATTCGATGATATGGATATTGTAGAGTTTGAATTAAATAAAGATACAGACGTATTTCTAGGAGAATACGAAGAATGATTGGTTTCTTACCAGAATGGAAAAGAAAGGGTGATAAAAAATGTCAACAGCTAAAGAATTGTTTAAAGAACTAGGCTATGAAAAAGCAGAAAAAAGTGAAAGTGTTGTGCTTTATACTAATGGATATGGAGATACCATATCGTTTAAAGAGACTAAACATGTGGTATTAATACCTAGAGATGGATGTGGAGCATTGTTCATGACTTGTTTATTGGAAAATGCAATTCATAAACAATGTAAAGAATTGGGATGGCTTGAGAAAGAAGAAATAGCAGAAACCAATTACGAACATTTCAAGGATGAAATCATAAAAAATTGTGCTTGGGCTTTAGCACTAGTAGATGGAAAGCCTAAGCGTTGTAATCACACTAGGTGTAGTGAATGTGGATTTAGTACAGGACATGGATGTAACGAAAAGCTTAAAGAATGGTTAAGAAAACCATATGAAAAGCCAACATATAAATTAACTCAGTTTGAGTTTGATTTATTGAATGCACACAAAGATAGTGGAATGCAGAAGTGTATTTCAAATTATAGGCCTTTGCTTGAATTGCACGAAAAGGGATATTTTAAAGATGTCGATACAAGCGTTCCAATTCATAAAATTTTAGAAAATTGTGAAATTAAAGGAGATGAAAAAAAATGATTAAATTAATTATTAGTGTTTTATTATTGGTGGCAACAATTGCAACGTTAGTTATTACGTTAAAGAAAGAGAATGAGTTTGGTTGCGTAACTTTAAAATGGAATAAAAAAGGCCTTTTATCTGTTGTTCCGCTTGGTTTGTTGGTATTTGTACAGTCAATTTGTGTGATTCCATCCAATACAGTAGGTGTTAAATACTCTGCGTTGCATGGAACTTCAAAGAACACTTTAAAAGAAGGAGTCCATTTTGTAACTCCATTCGTAGATAAAATTTACAAGATTGATACAACGGTACAAGAAAGAACAGATGATAACGTATCCGTTCAAACTAAGGATGCGCAATGGGCAAAGATGCGAGTAAACGTTAAGTATGAAGTATCAAAATCAAATGCATTCAAAGTATATAAACAATACAAAACAATGGATGCATTGAAGGATAATATCATTGGTAACTATGCACAAAATGCAATGAATGAAGTGTGCAGCAACTATAATATTATTGATTTGTTGGGAGACAAACGAAATGAAATCATCAATAAAGCAACTGATATCTTAAAACAAGACCTTGAAAAAGAAGGAGTTACATTAAAGATGTTAACAATCAAAGATTTGGATGCAGGAAAGAAAATTGAAAAAGCAATTTCTGATGAAGCTGTCGCTAAGAAACAAGTTGAAACAGCTAAACAGAAACAAGAGAAAGCTAGAACAGAAGCTGAAACAAAATTGATTGAAGCAGAAGGTGAAGCGAACGCAAACGCAGTGAAAACAAAAGCTTTAACTCCAGAAGTACTACAAGAGCAATGGATCAACAAATGGGATGGAAAATTGCCGAAGGTTACAGATGGAAATACCATGATTGGCTTAGATAATCTTAAGTAGTATAGAAGTATATATTTATTAACGTATAACTTTACAATTTAACGTTGGTAAAGTTAAAAGTAAAGAAAGGAAGTTAAAATGAAAAAGGTAGATAAACGCATTAAGAAACTTCACTGGTATGCATTAACGTTTAATATGAATACAGATAAGCTAGAGAACTTCGATATCTTTAGAAATATTGTATTCTGTGAATGGATTTCAGATGCGATCAAGAAGGATGGTAAAACTAGAGATGAGCTGAAGAGTGATATTCGCAGTGCTTGTATTCACGAATTCTGGTCTAGATGTGAATATGAATCAGTAATCAGCCCATTGATCAACAGAGGCGAACATGAAGCCGTATTAGACGGTACAAAGTTTACAGTAATAAAGAATTGGTATTCAGATACAGAGCATACAGTATTCAAATGTGCGAATCCTGACACACTGAAATCAAACCGTGTCGAAGAAGGAAATTATACTTTAAAATGTGAGAAATACAATCATTCGCAGAAGATTGACGTATGGAGACAGATTCAACCTAATCTAGATATCTTGGTCGATTATATTATTGCGAATGTAAATTATAAACTAGGTATGTAGTGTAATAGAAAGAGGCAATTATGGCAAATTTTGAAGAATATGAAGCAAGCGCAAAGCTTGTACGTGAATTAGGTAGTTATTGTGCAAAGTATGGATTGACTAGAGCTGATTTAGAACCAGTGGTTCATGCTAAGTTGATGAAAGAACAAAAAGAATGGGAAGAGAAAATGGCAAATCTAGATAGAACGCCTCGCATTTCAAGAGAAGGGTTGTCTCAAGATGTATAAATGGGCAGGGCTATTAGATAGACCAGAGTATCAAAATTTGTTACAGCATGAAAATCTAGGTGAAAACATTTGTTTGTTGACTGTAGGCGGATCACACGCCTATGGTCTAGCAAATGAAAACAGCGACATCGACATTCGAGGCGTTGCAGTACGCACTGCAGAAGATATTTTAGGTATGCATCACTTTGATGGTTTCAATCAGGTAACAGAGAATACTGATATTCAAATCTATACATTAGACAAGTTCGTCAATTTAGCTCTTAAAGGCAATGTGAATGTGCTTGAAATCTTATTTGGTGACCCAAGCAATGTATTGCTTTGTGATGGCTTTGGCAGATATTTATTAGATATTAAAGAACAATTCTTATCTAATGATATCTATAAATCATTGCGAGGTACTATCTATAGTCATTTAAAAACATACAGTAAGACAGGTAATGAAAATTTTTTGCGTCATGCTGCTAGATTGACTGCTATGGCATATGACTTGTTTTTACAAGGTAAGTTTATTGTAGATGTAGACAAGATGCCATTTTATAAACCAGAGTGGCAAACACTGCATAGTCAAGCCATGAGAGGTCATGATATTAAAAATATCAAACTGTATTGTGATGGAATTTTAGAATATTGCATAGAACATTCTGTTCTTGAAGATCATGTAGATAGCTTAATGGCAGATAGACTGGTTATTGACATTAATAGAAAGGCAGTGACCAGGTGGTCGGGATATGGTTACTAATATTAATTATGGTATGCCTAGTCAAAGCAATGTAAATCCAGAGAGCATTAAAAACGCTTCTGAATTTGAAGTCTATGCTGAACCTAGTATCACCAAAGAGGATGCAGTACGCATTCGTAAGAAATGCAATTTATCACAGCGCAAGTTTGCAAAAGCAATTGGAGCTAGTTTGGCTAGTGTGCGTAAATGGGAGCAAGGCGTCAGTCCTATCTGTAATACAACAGTTACATTGTATTATCTATTAGACAGAAAGCCAGAGCTTATCTACTGGCTGTATTATCCGAGTTGGTATATAAATAATAAGGAAGGAAATTTGTGATGGATTTATTCAGTTTTTTAGCAGGATGCTTCTTTGGTTCTATTGTTGGCTTCTTATTAACAATCCTTGCAGTAAGTGCGTCTAGTTATGATGAGGATTAAACAACACACCATTGAAGCGTCTTATTTAAATATAAGGAACGTTTTAATGCAGAATCATTTATACGTTCTTCTTAATGATTTACAGGTGCTTAATCAAGCACTGTTAGAGAAGGATTTAGAAATCAAAAGATTGAAAGAGGTGATTGTCCAGCATGAAATTAATGATAAATAGATTGACTGGTGTTGAGTATGATGTGCTTGAGACTGGTGATAACGACTATGTGTACGTAGAAAATAATTCTAATGGAACATGTCAGATTGGATGCTGCGATTATGTACATCATATGATTTATATTCATAAAGAGCTGTCATTGGTTCAGAAGATTAAGACACTCAAACATGAGCTTACACATGCAATCATTGAAGAATATGCATTAAGTAATGATGAAGGTAAACTCTCAGAAGAGAAGGTATGTGACTTTATGAGCATATATGGATCAGAGATTGAATCGCTGACCGAGCATTACTTTAAATATAGGGAACAAACCGAAGGGAAATAAAGCAATTTATTCCCTATATTTTTTTATTGTTTTTCATCTCCTTCTGTGCTATTAATTAGGTAAGGACACAGAAAGGACAAGGTGATAGAAGGAGAAAATAGAAGATGAAAGCAAACGTTAGAGAACGTAAAAGAAAAAACGAAACAGTGTATGAGTATTACTTTACATATAAAGGCCAAAGATATTCTAAGAGTGGATATAAAACCGCCAAGAAGGCTGAAAAGGCAGGAAGTTTAGTCTTAGCTGAATTAATGGTAAAAAGCCCTCAAAACATGGCAGGAGAAAACAAACCTCTGCAACAATTGATTGATGAATTTTTAGAAGTTGTCAAACTGAAGTATTCTGAAGCGACAATTTATCTTTGGACGGTTTCGTTCAGACATGTTGATGAAGCGATTTTAAGAATGCCAATTAAGGACATTGGATACAATACAATTCAGACATTCTTTAATAATCGTTCGAAAGATGCGTATCGTTTCAATGATCATATTCGTTGGGCGTTAACTCGTGTATTTGATTACGCTGTTCGTATGAAATATATCAACGATAATCCAACAAGAGACGTAATGATTTTTGGCAATATCACGAAACGAAAAAGAACATACATAACGCATGAGCAATTTAACATCATCATTGATGAAATATCAAATAACCGTAGACTTAGCGACATAAAAAAAGGAAGTCTCATAATGGCTATAAAACTGGGGTATTATTTAGGTTTGCGTTTTGGTGAAATGGCAACTCTTGAGAAAAAAGATTTTAACCTGAATAACAAAACAGTAGTAATTAACAAAACTTTGGTTTATGCTGGATTAAAACAAAAAGACCTCTATGCAAAAAATGGAGGTAAGACAGAAGCGTCAAATGCAACTCTGTTTGTTCCAGATAATTTAGTAGAAGAGTTGAAGGAGTGGTTTAAGGTAAACCCATTTGATATAGTATGTCCAGAATATAATGGTGGTTATTTAAGTCCATCCCCATTTGGTGTTTATTTTGAAAAAAGATCACAAAGCATATATGGATTTAATTTTAATTATCATATGCTTCGTCATAGCTTTGCACAACGCCTAGTAAATAATCAAATCGATACAAAAACAGCTCAAGAATTAATGAGACACACATCGTTCAATACAACGATGCAGTACTATGTTCATTCGTCAAATGAACAGAAAATCGAGGCTGTAAACATGATTTCTAGGTAA